CGAATACGTATCATCGTAGTCGTTGTATCCAAAACACAATTCACGACCCTTTATAATTGCTACCTTACGCACGGCAGTCTCCTTATTGTTATTGGCTGAATTACCACCCAGCTGAAGCTAGCAAGCTAGCAAGCTGTTTGTACATTAGTGGTAATTCGATTGGTGCTCCGTGACGGACTCGAACCGCCTTAAACCTGACTACAAAACAGGACATCACCATCAATGCTTACGGAGCATGAATAAATATATGACCAAAGGATTTGATCATGAAATTGCTAGAACTATTTGATACCGACGTTGCTTGGAAAGAGGTTGTACACAACCCAAAGTTAATCGAGTATCTGGTGACCATTGGTTATGGTCACTTTACCATTACCTTCGAGCAAGTCTCCCAACGAGCAGTAGAGAAGCACGGGCTTGATCCAAATACATGGTTAGTTGAATTCTCTCGTGCCACTGGCCCTGGCGGAAAAGATCCGTACGGAATTACCAACACGGGAAATGCACCCCAAGTACTTGCAGTTGTGACAAAAGCCATGCAAGACTTTGCTGCAAAACACCGTGTGCAATACATGATGTTTAGCGCTCACGAAGAGTCTCGTAAGTCACTATACCGACGCATGATTTCTCGGCTAGGAACATTGGTAAAGGTGTACAACGTCCCAGAAGGGGAGAAGTACATCATCAAAGTGGGAAACTGAGATAAAGTCGCAACGAGGGTGGATTTCATTAACAGTGAAGTACCTCTGTTAGCTACGCAACAGTTCGGGGAAGCGTGGAGGACTCAAACCTCCGAGCGGCCATGCGCGCTTAGCCTTTTCTACAACCATTACACGATCAACCATTCGTGCGGCAGGAATCGAACCTGCGTAGTACCATACCGAGTGGGACTCGAACCCAATACTCTCCTTTACGCTTCCAGTTGGTTGCCAGTGGGAATTCCGAGATCCCGACCTTCGCCTTATCAAGACGCTGCTCTGCCTCTGAGCTAACCGGCAATAAATTGGTCCCTTCGTCGGGAATCGGACCCGCGTCTATCGGTTATCAGCCGATTGCTCTCCCACTGAGCTACGAAGGGAAGTAAACTGAGATAAAGTCGCCGTGACGGATTTGGTTTCATTAAAAGTGAAGTAGCCGTCGTGCTACGCAGCAGTTTAGTACCCACAGTAGGACTCGAACCTACAACCGGTCGCTAATCGGGCAACAGCTCTACCAATTGAGCTATGCGGGTATAATTTGGTGGACCTAGAGGGAATCGAACCCTACTTACAACGTACTTGCAAGGCACGTCAGTAACCCCATTACTTAAGCCCATGAGATTTTTGGTAGACCGCCGGAGGATCGAACTCCGATAAAGCCTGGGTAAGAGCCAGGTGCATAACCATTCTGCCAACGGTCCATTTAATTTGGTAGGGCGCCCCAGATTCGAACTGGGTTCTCTCTGCTTAAGAGGCAGGACTTCACCATCAAAGTTTGCACCCCAAATTTTGCTAAATTTCTATTAGCCCAGCGTGGTGTTTTCTGTGACAATTTGCACACAATACAACACACTTGGCAATCTCCGCTCGAACTCTATCATCGTTCATTGCTAACATAGAAGAAACGGTTTGGTCTTTTCCTCCTAAATGGTGGAAATCTAGGCACACCACATTCATTTCTGAACACTTAACACATCCGTTACGTTTAGCTTCAGCAATGATCGAACGCGTTCGATCACGTCTCGCTTTTTGGTTAGCTTGGTACGTTTCTTTGTTGTTTGCGTAATGTTCTTGCGCTTTGGTTCGATGGTATTCTTTGGTCTGATATTCTTTCATAATTTCTCCTGGTTCGAATATATTTAGTAATCGAACCAGGAGAGGCTTTTTTGCTCCGCATCTGGGTAACGATCCCAGCTAATCATTGATTAACAGTCAAGTCCGTGCACCAAGCTCGAATTCTGCGGAATAGAAATGTATTTTGCTCCGCGACCAGGAGTTGAACCCGGCTAATCTGCATTAACAGTGCAGCGGTTGTCACCACGACGCCTCTCGCGGAGCAAAATACACATTCTTTGGTCCTCCGGGTGGGACTCGAACCCACTGTGTCATTACGACGGCTGATTAAAAGTCAGCTACCCGACCAGTTAGGTGTCCGGAAGAAAAGAAACACATCAAATTGTAAAAGAGCAAGCGTTTTACCACAACTCTCGCCGGTGCTCACATTTTGGCGACGCGGAATCGGAGAATGTTTGTGATAACTTAGCTAACAAAAAAGCCCTTGAGCTTCTTTTGAAAAGGGTTAACCCTTTTCAAAAGATCACTTGAATACCAGCGTGATGCTCACGGTGGCAATTACTGCACAACACCACACACTTTTTAATCTCTTGTTCTATCATTTCTATAGTTATATGTTGGTCTAATACGGCTTGTGAAATGCTGAATGATTTGGTGTTACCATCAATGTGATGCAAGTCCATCGCCTGTTTGCACTTATCATATCCACAAGCAGCGCATCGTACTTTTACACCATCAATAATTTCACGTTTAGGTTGGACCAAACGTTCGTGCCTGCGTCTATGACTTCGCACAGCCCCAGGCAACTTCATCGCGTGCTTGTTATAGCAACCGCTGCACCTAGAATGATATGCCACATATCCCGACTTTGTGGTTCCGTGTGTGGGGAACTCACTGGGCGGTTTATCCGTGTTGCAGTCTCGACAGTGCAACGTGGGCCTGTGTTGTTTTGGTATCCATCCTTCTTTCGTTTTAGGCATCTTAATTTACTCCGGTTTGAGTATTTATAAGAGCCCTGGTTTTCGTTTTACTTTTTCTGGGCTTTTGTTGAGCCCAACAAAAAACCCACCGTGACTTCTCAGGGTGGGCTCTTGTGTTAACTTGCGTTATGCTTCGTTAAGCGCGGAGAGCCCCCTGCGATGTTTTAATCGCATTATTTGTCACTGCCTTGGCGGTAATAACGGTGTTGAAGTTCATCATTTGCTTTCGAAGTCATTGCCTCTCAGTGAGGCGTACAAGTATTTATGTCAGTTGCCTGAAAAGTTTTCAATTGCGTTTATTATAACTGAGGGTCAAGTAAACGTCAACAGGTGAATTTTACTTGCCGTCAAACACAAACGCGTTCGTCTAGTTGTTACTATCTGCTATTGATAAATAGAAGTCAACAGGAGATTTTGGGTATGTTGTTCATTCATCTTACAGAAATGGCTGCAGCTAAGCTGTGTCCCACTTGCGGCAAGACCATGGCTGCAAATCACTACTGGTATAAGGGCGCTTGGAAATGTAAAGGTGCAAGTAAACAACAAGCACAAAACCCAACCATCGCAGCCGCTAAGGCGGAGCCCGAAGACGCCACCGAACAACCAACCGATGCGTCGAACTTTACGCAACCAGAAGATCAAAGTCAACAGATTACCCCCGTACCCGCAGAACCAGACACAGCAACCGGACCAATTCACGTCTTTGCGTTATCGTTTGTTGTTGACGTTATCGAAGACGCAATGCCAGTGCTTGAGAAGGAGCTCACGAAGATCAACAAGATTGCTGCACGAGTTGGCGCTGACCCTGTGGAGCTCAAACAACTGGGCGTCGTCTTCAAGGACGCTGAATCTCCGGGGAAGACGACAAAGTTCAAACAAAAGTTCATTACTGTTGAGCTTATCGGAGCAGCGCCACGTATTCAATCGGCTGACGGTAAGTTTTGGGAGTTCATTGGTGTAATCTCTCCGTCAGCCTCAGGCAAAGCTGTGCTCAATCTAGTCCCCGGCACTGAAGACACCGACGGTGTCCGCAAGCTCGCTTCGTCCAATCCTTATTACTGCGATTACTGCCGGAAGGTTCGTCAGCGCAATGAGACCTTCATTGTTACTGACGGTACTGCATATCGACAGGTTGGTCGTAATTGTCTGAAGGACTTCATTGGTAGTGCTGACCCTGCTGCTCTGCTTAGTTTCTTCGGGTTCTTTCAAAATGCGGCTGACTTCAAGAGCCACATGTTGAATATGGCGATGCGTGGCGCAAACAAGGGTGCTGGTTATGAAAAGATGTACCTGAAGCCGCGTGACATTTTAGCAACAACTATGGCCGCCATTGATGTTGTTGGCCATTATGTGCCGGCCAAAACAGAGACTGGCGTTAGTACTGCTCAGCGAGTTCGGGAAGCGATGTGGGGGTCGGTATACCACGACGGCATTGCTGAAAAGATTTCCGACAAGATGGACGATCAGCAGTACAAGACAGAAGCTGATGACATCATCAACTGGTTCAATAGCCTACCACAAGCGGAAATTGACGCCAATACATATTACCAAAACGTCAAGACTATGATTGACGACGATGCTGTTGAGACAAGATTCTTAGCGTACGTTGTTGGTCTGTATGCCGCGTGGAAGCGCGCTCAGCCCAAGCCAGCCGCTACTGCAACACCCCAGTTAACAAAGGATTGGCCACAAGCGTGGGGCAACGGACCTCAACCTGTAACCAAGGAGCATGCTGTTGTCAAGTTTGTGAAAGACGTTAATGGTCAGTACGGCACTTCGCAGCTGATTTTGCTGATGCTCGACAATGGTCAGGGAGTGTCGTGGTTCTACAGCGGGCGCAATACTGTGGAAAAGGACGATGAGTTTGAGCTGACCGGTGAGTTCCACAAAGACTCGTACCACAATCCACCAACGGTCAAGTTTGTGCCAGATCGCAAATGGCTACGAAGCGCGTTCCAATAAAAAAAGCCCCTTCTGGGGCTTTTTTTATAGTGGCTGAAGATATGTTATCTACGCACTAACTAGCGTAGATTTGATTCTTCACGGCTTGAACGCGGTGGTTGATGATCGTCTGACGAATCTGTGATTTATCAGCCACAGACGCAGCCACAGCAGCGGCATCTACTGACTTTGCTCGAGTCAGCACACCGTCCAAGCTCGTAGCAACCTTGGGGCCAAACACGAATCGCAAGTATTCGACAGTTTGGTGAACCAATGTGGGGTCGGAGAAAGCACGCATCTGATCCAACACCGTCACCTGTTCTTCAGCACACGACCGGTCGAACAGGCGCAATTGAACGCTGTGCTTGCTCGCAGCCAACGGAACACGTTGCATGTCAGACGGGATTTTACAATCCGCCATTTCTTGCTTGGACATGCCGGCTGCGACCAATGCTACTCGCACATACATCGGCGTACCTGATTCGACAACGGCCAAAAGCGGAAGAACTTGGCTGTGTGCGAACGGACGCATGCAATCAACGTCCAATGCACCACATTGTTCGAGTACCCTGAACATTCGATACGGGAGTGCTTCCGTCAGTCCCTTTTCAATCTCAGCCCAAATCCGTTCACGAGGAACGTACGCCAGCTCAGGTGCAACCTGTCGCATCAACTCCAGTGTGTCATTCGCGACGGTGAAACCATATCGAGCAGCGAACCGAGCAGTGCGCAGCACTCGAACAGGGTCTTCTGCAAACGCCACGCTTGTGTGGCGCAGCACACGCTGCGCAATGTCGTGCTGGCCGCCGTGCGGATCGATCAGTTTGTACGTATCGTCAGTGATGTCAACAGCCATCGCATTGATCGTCAAGTCACGCCGGTACAGGTCATCTTCCAGTGTGATCGTAGGATCAAACCGAGTCTCAAACCCGTTGTATCCAACACCCGTCTTGCGTTCTTGCCGAGCCAACGCATATTCATCACCGGTTTCGGGATGCAGGAACACAGGGAATCCTGCACCAACTTGCTGAAAGCCTTGGGCCAGCATGTCTTCTGCAGTGGCACCGACAACCACATAGTCACGGTCCTTCGGCACGATGCCCATCACCATGTCGCGTACAGCACCGCCCGTGAGATAAATCTTCATAGTAGCTCCTTCTAATGCTCCTCCGACTATAAATAAGATCAGGAGGATTGACAACATGGGGCGGAAGCGCATCACACAACAAGAATATATCAATCGCGCAAACAGTATACACCAATCTAAGTATGATTACAGCATGACTAATTACACAACCATGGCTGACAAAATTACCGTCAGTTGCCCAACACATGGATTGTTTGAGGTGTTAGCTTCCAATCATGTTAAACAATTAAAAACACCGTCAACCCAACACTTAGCTGCAAACGGATGTCCCAAGTGTGGGGTTCTCAGTGTCATACAACGCAATAAGCAGGGGCGGCGCCCCTTTGCTGATTTTGTTAGAGAGGCTGAAGAGACTCACAACGGCCAATACCAATATAGTGAGGAGGGTTACCGTGGTGTGGATAACAAAGTAAACATTACGTGTCCACACCACGGGGTCTTTCAGCAGCAGGGGAGTAATCACTTGCGAGGTACCGGATGTCCTAAATGCAAGAACTCAAGGGGTGAGACTCAAATTGCTCGCAGCCTGACTACACACGGAATCCCGTACATGCAACAACATAGCTTTGAGGGATGTATTGGCGATGCTGGTAAACCATTAAAGTATGATTTTTGGTTACCATCTATTAACACAGCAATTGAATACGATGGCGAGCAGCATTTTCATCCTGTTCGGTTTCATCAAGGTATGACAAATGAGCAGGCCGTCCAAATGTTTGAACGCACTGTTCGCTATGACAAATACAAAGATGCCTTTGCAGAGACTGTTGGCATCAAACTAATTCGTATTCCATACTTTAACCGTTGCTGGATTGGGGACATTATTGCGGGATTGGTGTGATTGCGCCACCAACCAAATAAACTTTCATCATTGTCTCCCAATGTGCTTCAGAAATCCATCCATCAGGCCACTGATGTTACGAACACCAACGGAATTTTGAGAATGGATGCTATAGGCGAATGTGTCAGGAATCGGCAGCTTGCCGTCCAAGTGTTGATCGATGATCCAATGGATCACACGCATTGAGGTGTCATCGCCGCCGAGGTCGTGATCGAAAGTGATCTCAACAGGCATTCCGTGCTTAGTGATCAGGTTGATCGCTTCTTCGGAAGTGCGAGCAATCCACCACCGATTCGGATTCGTTGGATGCCGTTCGTCATCAATAAACAGATGCCAGTTGAACATAAAGAAAACTCCTGATAACTTTCGTTAAGCAGGAGTTTACTATGCGTAGGGTAAAACGTCAACGCTTACGGTTTCATACCAGCCTTCAGGGCATTTTTCATGATTACATTCATGATTTGCTGCGATTGCTGACCAGCATACTTTGCAACAGCTGCCTGCAGAGCCTTCGGACCGTTTTGGCCTAGGACACGGAAAGCTGCCAACACTTGCTGCAGAGCCTGTTGAGCCTGTTGTTTTGACGCAGTTAGTTGAGCCGTGGTCTTTTCACTGGCGCGACGGGCGTCGGCTTGCTGTGATGCTTGAGCACCCGCTTGTTTGATATCTGACACGGCACGACCAACGCCTGATTGAGAAATCTTTTGGCCGGTTGCTTGCGCAGCGCCCTTCAAGAAGTCCCACGGTCCTTCGTTCAGCAGCCCAGCTTCGGCCTGATCGCGCATGAACTGTTCAAACTTGTATTCGTATCCGTACTTGCCGGGCGTCATGCGCGGCTTGTACTTCGGTTCCTGGGGAGTTGCAGGGGCAGCTTGTTGGGTTGGTTGTCGACCCATCGTTGGCTCAACTCGGTCCGTCAACGTAGGAGCGTTCTGTTGAACGGCTTTCAACACCTTAGCATACGTGCTGTATGCCTGGACAAATGCGCGGACTGCCTTGTCAAGGTTACCAGCTTGTGATGCAGCTTGGCCAGCCTGAACGATGTCTTGCATTGGTTGCGCGTATTGCTTGATCCGCTGGGCTGCGCTGTTAGCGATTTTGTTGCCAGCAGCACCGGCAGCACCCTTCAAGAAGTCCCACGGAGCTTCGTCGAGGCGGTTTACTTTCTTCAAACTCATGATTAGTCCTTGTGCTGGTATTCGTCCGGATCGTACTTGCGATACGGCTTGTTCTTAGTCTTCACGTAGTCACGGTGATACACAGCCTTAGCAGCTTTCTTTAGCGGCTTCTTTTTCTTGGCACCTTCATCAAGTTGCATCAATTCGCGCAGCAGTGACATTTCAGGTTGCTGTTCTGTTGACATGTTAGTTACCTTTCTTAGAGGCACGGAGGAACCACGCCCATTTATTGTGTTGTTCAATACGTCCAGCAAGGAAATTCATCAATCCTTGCAGGTTTTGTCCTTGGGCCGCTTTGAGTGCAGCTGTCAACGAAGTTATGACTGTTTGGTTATCAGTATACAGCGCATCCAACATTTCTTGCGCCGACAACGGTTTGTTGGCATCCTCGATTGAAGACAGCTCTTGGAAGCGTGAGAAACTTGCGGGGGTGTACGTTCCCAGCGTGCGAATCTGTTCAGCCATCGGATCGATCGAATCATACACGTCAGTGTAGATCGTCTCGAACAGCTTGTGCATTTGGTAGAAGTCGAAACCTTCAACGTTCCAGTGGAAGTTGGCAGTCTTCAGGTAGAGTGAAAAAACATCTGCGAATGCAGTTTTCATTTGTGTCCGGACTTCTTCCATAGTAACCTCACGTTGCATCGGCATTGTTGTAATGCCAGATGGTGTTAATTAGGCTGTTCTCAGCCTTGTCTGAAGTCGGAGCACCCTTCTTCTTTTTCTTCTTTTTAGAATCTGTGGGCAGCTGCACGTACGTCTCACCGCCATTGGTGATATCATCAACGCTCTCTTGAACAGGTGCTTTGGAAAGCAGCTCACGCAACAAATTCATGGTGATTCTCCGTAGTGAGTATTTATTACTCGTCTCCGGATAACACCTGTAGAAGCTCTTCGCGCAGTTGATGCGCAAGATCGATCGCAACGTAAAATTGATTCTCATCCTCATTAAGTGTGAGGATTAAAGAGTCGATTGCGTCGACTATTTCATCAGTAGTTAATAGGTCCATGTCGCCTTGGGGGTGGTTAATTGAACCTATTTACAACCAGGGGAAAGTTTAGCCAAATAATACCTGTTTACCGTCGTTAGTAACGGGCACAATCTCCGCCAACATGCGCTGTTCGGGCGGTAGTTGTAGCAGTGTTGCCTCTGCTAGTTGGCGCGATGGCAGGTTGATTGCCACAACACGTCCCTGGATGATCACATTGAAGAATGTTTGACTGATTTCTGTAAGCATAGGTGCTCCCTCAAAACAAGTATCTACTCAGGTATTTTGAGGGAGTTACCTATCTCTCAGTACACGTCCCCATTATCGGTGATCTTTTGGTTCTCATACGGAGCTGCGTACCGCCGGTACAGTTCCAACTTAGTACACTCCAGAACGCCAATCGCTTCATTGAGCTCAGCGTACTTTTGGATGTATGACCGTTGCAGTAGTTGAGTGAATACGTAGTTGAGGTTGCCACAGTGTGTGTTTGTTGGGTCATCACTTTCCAGACCACGCAGCTCATTGAGTAGCTGGTCAATCACCGGGTCGAGGACAGCACGCTTGTTTTGTGTAATGTATGGCATATCGTTTCCTTTATCGAGCGTCTCCGCTCCGTACAGTTATTTGTTGTTCCATTCCGGCTGTTTCCAGATAATCCAGGAAGAATTGATACCGGTCGGCATGAGATTCAAATGTGGTCTTCACCAGTTCAACGCACGTCTTGCAGTATAGAGGTGACACTCGAGACACAAAGTGTGCTTTGTGCTTTTCTTCTGCCTCACCGCATAGCGAGCACAAGTAGTGAGAGCCTGACCGGCGGTTGCCGTATGCGTCACGCTTCAGGATGCCTTTGGGAAGGTTCTGGAGGTAGTCGTACAACGCACCAAAGTCATTGAAGATTTTGGTTGTTTCTGCTTGCATCCACCCCGGCACCTGTTTCAGCTCTCCGTAGGTGTTAACCAGGAACACAGGGATGTCAAGCATGAACGCTTCGTGCACCTCACTCGTAGTACCTGCGCCGCGTCGAACCGATTCATCATACAGGATAATCACAGCATCAGTGTCGTTGCGAATAAGTGCAATGTCAGTATCGATGAAGTGCTTTCGGATGTTTGACTTGCGTTGAAGGATTTCCGAATCATCCATGAACCGATACAAGTGACCGTGGGTATCGGAATACGCTAGATCGAGTTCTGCGATGTCTAGAGGGAAGAATCCCATCTCTTTCAAGTGCTTGCTGCATTCGCGCCGCCAGTCTGCTCCCAGTCCATCCGGAGCAAATTGCATGCCTCCAGACAGGTAGATATTGCCCAGCGGAAATTGTGGATGTTTTAGCATTATCGTTCTCGCAAATGGAAAAGCCCCGGAGCCTAATACTCCGGGGCTCGAACCTAATTATCAATTAGGTATTACATGCCCTCAACGGCACCACCAACCAGGGCGCGTGCAGCACGGTTGAACACAGCGTCGAACAGGCGAGCCAGATGCTTGCCAATCTTCAGCAGCAGGTCTTCCAGTACGGTAGACAGCACTACGATCGGCCACTGCAGGACCCAGAACGAGATCCGTTCCACGTTGTTGCGAGCCTTCGGGGTCAGAATGTCAATCAGGCCTTCTTCGGAGCTCAGCACATTCTCCACAGTGGCGGAATCGCTAGGCACAGCCACTTGCGTACGGCGCAGCGCATCCGGACGATTGGAGGTCACAAAGCGAATAAATGCCTTTCGCTTGTGCATCCGCAGTTGAGCTTCCGTCAGTGGTACGGGTCGACCAACGTCAACGCCAGGGATACTCTGCTCGCTGGTGACGGCAGTTGCACTGGTGGGGGCCTTGTACGATTGTTCAAACTCGACGCGCAGATCGGAGATCGTATGACGAACGTGATACAGTTGTTGGAACCACTTCAGAGTGGCGACCGCAACACCACCACCCAGGTAGTAGAGACCGTACGTCGATACCAGGGTCCACCAACCAACATCAGTGACGTATTGTGAGACGCCGTCAATCAGGAAGAAGGCAGCGGCAAACGAGCCGATCAGAAGGAAGAAAGAAGTAATGTAGCGGTCCAGACTGAACAGCACAACTTCGCACACGAGCAGGGCGATGATTGCCAGGATTAGCAGCATATTGAGGCCTTTTCAAAAAGTTATCAGACTCTTGGCATCAGGAACAAGTCCGTCACCAAGCATGAACTCAACCGCATCCAAGTAACGATCGGTGTTGTTCAGGTTAAACACTGGGATCCCCCGCTTGGAAGCGAGGGCAATTGCAGAACCTGTACCACCGGTGTTACGAGAGTACGACTTGAAATCTTCACACCCGTCCGGTGTCCAGCATACCACACACCGGACGGGTTCGTTCAGATCAACGCCTAGTATCTGTTGCATGTTGCGAGCGATCAACAGCCTCGGAATAGGGGATAACTGACGCCACACAGGATGTATTTCTGCAGCTAGCTTCTGTGCATCATCTGTTGGGTGGCAGAGAGATGATGAGTGGTTGAAGAAGTTTGGTGACGGCAGGAAGATTTCCTTGCTGCCGACCGCGCTATCACACCCACGCTCAAACGCTGAATCCGCGCCAGGTGCAGCTCCCGACCGTAGTGTCCAACCACGGTGGGCTGCAACAGAGGCAAACAGTTCCATTTGTCCGATCACTTCATTTGGCGTTGACCGACTGCCGATTCCAGCGTACAGCTTCACAGCCATTCGTCTCGTAGTTCCATCAGGATCTTGCCGAGCATGTTCTTTCCGTTGCTGGAACCAGCCGGACAAACGCCCCAGAACTTGTCGTTCCACCAATTGCCTTCTTCGAGATGTTGACCAGCGGTTGCGATCAGTCGCTGTTTGAGGTCTGGGTTTTGTTCAAACTTTGCGCGAACAATCTCCTTCATCAAGTCAACCTTGACTGATTCCCAATCTGGACGCAGCAAAACGTGCTTACCAGCACGTTTTGCAACGCCTGGTGACTTCATCCGTGAGAACGTTAGCCGCACATCCCGATCGAGGGACTTGGCGGCTTGATACGCATGTTCGCTGGTCGGCCAGACGATATTATCCCACACCATTTCCGCATGTGCGAAATTGGACAGGAATGCATTTTCTCCGTCGAACGTCTTAATCATTTCTTGATCCACCCAAGTTTTTGTGACAGCACATCGAAGAAGTTCCAAGAAGCGAGGTGCAGAATCTTGGCTGTGGTGATGTGGGGTCGAATTTGAATTTCATACGGCTTCTCTTCCGTATACACCTGACGGCCTCGCGACACCGTCTGCCCATCATGGCGCACTGCAATCGTACCACCCCACACCGACAGACGAATCGTGTCACGTGCATCTGTGATGATCGGGCGAGACGTCATGGTCAGGGGGGCAACCGGCACGATCTGGATAACCGACAAGTTCGGCATGATCAGGGCACCGCCAGCAGACAACGAATACGCAGTACTGCCCGTAGCTGTTGAAATCAGGATGCTGTTTGCTTTGTGCACTCCGGCAAACGCATGGCCGACCAGCAGCTTGTAAGAAATCATCGAGTCGCTTTGAGCGCGTGAGACCGAGACTTCATTGCCTGCAAACATGTCAGAGGCGCTAGACCACAACACAATGCGGCGGTCAATCATTGTTGGTTCTGTGTCATTGATTACGCTAGCGATTTGTTTCTTGATCTGAGCCAGGTGATCTTGGTCATTGCCGTGCTCAAAGTCAGTCAGGAAACCAACCTTCCCCATGTTGATACCAATTGCTGTTGCATCGAACTGCGCTGCGAGTCGAAGTGCTTGCAACATAGTTCCGTCACCGCCAATCGCCACAATCAGCGTATCGGGCAAGACTTGATCGAGATCGACCATCCGCGCCCCCTCCTTGACAGCAACTTGACACACCGCCTCAACGACCCGACGAACCTTCGGATCTTGCTCACTGTTCAGTTTTGCAACAATGTGTACGGTACGAAACATTATTCTGGCCTTGTGTATGGAGATAACGCGACTATATCCAATCGAATTAGCTTTGACAACAGCCAAGCTTTCACATCACCGTACGATAAATATCGCGTACTGACGTGAAAGTAACATCCCATGAAACTCGACTTCATCCAGGGCATCGTATCGTATCCCTCTTCAAACAATCTGCAAGACTTCATGACGAAGTCAGGCCAGTATGTCTCTCTGTCCGTAGCGAACGGCCCCACCACCCTGGCTGTTGCTCACGGCGATGCAAACTATTTGTACACGGAGACGGCTAACATTGCTAATGCTTGGGGGCCTATTCCTGCAAACACGGAATGTTGGCTGTATTGGGATTTCAACCCAGTAACAGCCGTTCGCACGTTTGGTTTCACTATCGTAGCTCCTACATACGGACCCACCGCTCCAACATTCCCAGCGTCTGATCTGCACTGGTTCAACACAACCACGAACCGGATGTATGTGTACGATCACGGCGCTTTCCGTGAATGTATTCGTGTGTTCGCGGCCAAGTTAATTGATTCCACATTCTCGGGTCTTGGAACGGGGATGACCAACGCGCCGTACGCTGGGTCACAGGTACGTGTGTATAAAGATGCGGCTGCTGGCCGCATCGTATGGGACGACCAAGGCACTCCAATCCGCCGCAGCACTGGTGAATTCTTCACTACAGAAGACCAATGGTTTGTTGACGGTACAGCGATCACCGCTGTGCGTCTAGAATCTGCCGTCCTTGACGGTATCGCACAGGAAAACATTGCCAAGTTCCAAGTCGTCAAGTATTCTGATTTTGGTAAGATCAACATTGCTTCATATAACGACACGCAAACAACTGCGATCGCAGTTTTGATGGAGGACTTGCTTTGGAACGAAGCAGGTGCCATCACCGTTCAGGGCGTTATTACCAATCCTGCGTGGAACTGGAGTATTGTTGGGGCGCCGCTCTGGATCTCCAGCACACAACCGGGTGTGCTGACTGAGGTTGATGCACACGTTGCAGATCCACTAACGTACCCAGCCAGCAAGCCACCCGTCGCTCGTGTACTATCAAAGACGCAAGTATTTTTCGACCAGGGGTTGGGCGGTAAAGGTGACAAGGGCGAGCCTGGTGACGCAAGCAGCGGATATGCGTCTGCCACCGTAGCAGGCGTCACTCGTCTTTCCGTAAACCCGGTTGATGCTGCTATTCCGATTGCGGTTGGCAACAACGATCCACGTATCACTCAGGCGCTGCTGCGGTCAGGCGGCACAATGTACGGACCGCTGCAGCTGGTAGGCGACCCTGTGTCCAATTTGCAGCCAACAACCAAACAGTACGTTGATACAGCGATTGCTAACGCCGCGGATAGTGCAACACTAACCGCACACGTTAACAACACAAACATTCACGTGACGGGTGCGCTGAAGACTTGGCTAGACACTGCTGTACAGACACCAGTTGCTAAGATTGGATATCTAAACAACACCACCTCAGATATTCAGCACCAACTCGATGTGTTATCAGCTGCTATTGCTAACCCCGACCAGGGCGCCACGTCTATTACACTACAAGGCGATGCTACTGGATATTGGCAGACAACGCCGCTGAATCCAACATCAGCTGTGATTACTCTAAACTTGAGCGACAGTGGCATTAATGTTGGTTCTTACAACTCCGTCACCGTTAATTCAAAAGGTTTGGTAATAGCTGGGCAGAATTTGCCTTATTTGAATACCTCACAAGATAACACAATCACGTCACGGCTGTCGCTGAACTACACTCCGTCGTCGGCGTTGCACGCTGTTAACAAACAATATGTGGATACCGCAGTAACAGGAGCATTGCCCAATACTGGCATTCCGGGCACATATCTCGTTGTAACGACTGATGTATCAGGTCGGGTTACGTCTGGTCTAACTGAACTGACCGTGTCTGGCGACGTGTCAGGTGTGGTGAGTTCAACCGTTGCAACAAATCTGACGCTTGCGAACGTAGGCGTGTCGGGAACATATACGAAGGTTACTACAGATGCAAAGGGTCGTGTTACTTCCGGTAGCAACCCCACCACTTTGACTGGCTACGGTATTACGGATGCTTTGCGCCTCTCCGGTGGGACAATGACCGGCTTGTTGACTCTCAGCGGTGCTCCTACACAAGACCTACATGCAGCAACCAAGAAATACGTAGATGACTACGTTGCAAACGCAACGCAGGGCGGTAACGTACACAACGGATTACTTGGATTGCAGGGCGGCTTCGTTGACGGGACAGACCTTCAGTACTATCACTTGTCCACTACTGAGCATGCAACCACTCAAGCAATGGTTACCGCGTACACCAACAACAGTAACTCATTCCTACCAACAGTCCAAAGTAATATACTAACTACTTTAGCAACAGGATCGGGACTGCCGTTTGTTCGTAGTGGCGTAGTTACGATTGGGATGACGCAGAACGTCCCATCAACAAATACGTTGTCGCTCGGATTTGGCGATGTTACACGAGTTGACGGTTCTGGCACCAACCCCACATTGCATTTTCCAAAACTGAAGTTGGAATTAGTTGGAACAGCTGGATCTGAAGCGGTTGTCATTCGCGGGACTGCCGTGACAGACCCGTACGGCAGTGGCACTACGGTGGTAACAGACCCGAAACTGCTTTTGGCATCTTATGGTGGTGGAGCATTGGGTATCACCTATAACGGATCGGATGCAATCTTCTCTGGTGCTATTGCGTATACATTTAATTCATCCGTGAACGTACCGTCCAACACCGTGTATGCCAACAGCATCCAAGTTACAAGCGGTATCATCAGCAACACTCCATCCAATGATGGCCACATCGCCAACAAGAAATATGTAGATGATTCAATTCTCACCGCCCTTACCGGCAACGCCAACCACAATTCATTGACTGGCTTGCAAGGCGGTTCGTCGAGTGAATACTATCACATTACCTCAGCGCAGGCAATTGCGTTGGAAGCGATTCGTCCGTTCGTTGGGGTATTGGCGCGGCGTGACGTGAATAACGCGTTCTCCGCGTCACAGAGCTTTAGTAACTTTCGTATTCAGGCGGTTGGCACTCCGTCCGTAGGTACGGATGCAGCAACCAAGCAGTATGTTGATGATGCAAAGGTTGAGCTACGTACAGCCCGCGTGCTTAGAATACCAAATGCAGCGGGTACAGTTACCATTGATTGGGCTCAATACGATGAGGCACGGTTGGTTATCACAGCTAACGTAACTCTAGCGTTTACTGGAGCATTGGACGGGCAGCGTTGCATGATCAAAATTCAACAAGGTGGTGGAGGAGGAGGATTCACGGTAACACTACCAGGAACGGTTCGTTTCAGCACTGATGCTCCTAGTTATACAGCGTCCAGCACGTCGGGCGTATTTGATCGGCTGGGATTCATATACGATGGCGATGACGTTCGATATGACTTCATTGCTGTTGCGCGAGGGTATGTCTAACAATCAATAAATAGCTGACCCTACATAGGAATTTGTTTATGACTATTACAGTTTATCGCTCAACAGACGTAGGTGCACCTACGTTTGCACCCAACGTCCAAGGCTCCCTAATCTCTGTGCTTGATGCATGCCTCGTTAACGGATATGGATCAAAGCCCAGCGCTGGATGGACTAAGGCATTCTCCGGAACACGTCCTGGATCTGTGGATCCGTGGGAAGGTGGAGAGTTCGCTGCTGCAGTGTATAAAATGCCAGCTGGTACCTCGGAAATGTATATGTACATTTCCGAAGCGAGGCACTCTTGGTACATTTGTGGATACGAAAACATCAGCAGTCTTGACCATACAACCGCCACAGGTCAGTTCCCTCGCTATAGCATGTTGTGGGATACCACCGGAGGTCACTATGGATGGTACGGATACAAAACTGAACAACCGTGGCAGAGCGCTCCTCTAGTGTGGGAATTAGTGACTAATGGAAAGTTCTTCTTCTTTTTCTACCGTCCTCGTAGTCCAAACTACTGGGATAATGCACACGGAGGACGACAGCGGGCACAAATGTGGTTTGGTGATTACCTTTCATACAAACCCGGAGACGCTTACAACTGCCTGTGTGCTGGCATGGGGCGTTCGTATCCTACAGGTCAGCATTGCTTGGTTGAGTACTGGCTGAACGATGCATCCTACGGTGGCATTAATCAACCAATCTACCCGTCTGCAGGATTAGGACTGTACGGTGGCAATGGGATTTACCCACTTAGCGCTGCACGCGGCGCTGACATGGCGATCAATGGTGTTCGTATGTACCCTATGTATAATTACCACATGCTGAGCGGCGAAGCGCAGAGTTACGGCGTTGGTTGGTCGGGATCGCTTTCTCTCCCAAATCCTGTGGACGGTGGTGTGTTTATGGAACCAATTCAGTTACGCGAATACATCTCTTCAACCGGACAACACGGCGTTCGCGGTAAAATTCCGGGCATCTACATGCTTCAGCACGGGCACTCATTGTTTGAACCCGGTGTTCCGTTCCAAGGAACGGGATCATATGCCGGTAAGCAATTTGAAGTGTTTGGGTCGTCTGGTTACTACTCTATGGGCGTGCCAACTTCGCGTGGTGGCATGTTCCCTGGGTTTGTCATTGAAACAACACCAACAGGCGACTGGACATGACAACATATCTACTCCCCAAACGGGGTGTTGGTAACTCTGTGACGTTTACTAACAACTTCACAGTTACCAAAGACGCTCCGGTGGGTGACCAGTTTTCTCCACCACCAAACGCCTGGACAGACGGTGGGGGAGATACGTTTGACGAATCTGGGCCGATGGTTATGCGGTTCCCAAGCTACGGTACAGGCACGTCAAATCTGTACATTCGAGCAGCGTTTAACACCGCAGATACAGTTATGACATTTGGGATGCAAGGAATTCCCAGTGACCCCGACCGGGCATCCATGGCATATGTGTCAGGATGGGCGACGGATGGAATCTGGTGTCTCGAGAATCACTGGGGGGGAAGTCAACCCGGAACGTACTCATTCTATGCACCCACGGGCTACGACGGACCAGTGATAATGTCGGTACTCAAGACGCCGTACGTCATCGATGGTACGACGTATGAGTTAACGTCTGGTCTTTGGACTACATCCATCATAACGGGTCCGAGTACGGAATTTAATGTAACCCATACAGGAACTGGCTACGGTTGGTCGCTATCTAACAATAATACTACTCTTAGTTTGGCACCTAACAATACGCTATCCAATGGTATTCATTTGACCAATCGTCCGGTGTCTTCTGGAAAGTGGTATTGGGAAATTGCCGTTCCGCAATTAAGAGAAGATATTCTGTCTGTTAGTATTGGTCTCGTCAACGGTTTTGCTATATCGAACTACAACATGGCGACGTCTTCGTACGTTGGGGTGTTGACGGGGACACACAGCTATTCAAACGACGGAGTGCACCGAATGTACTACGGCGTTATTGCCTACCGAGCACCATTCGTTTCCGGGGACGTAATTTCGATTGCACTTGATGCAGATACGCAACAGATTTGGTATGGGAAAAACGGCGTGTGGCTGTACGGAGATCCAAGTACAGCCACCGGCGGTGTTTCTACTGGCCCAGATTTTGGCGGCGGGGCTAAAGCTTACCCCGCTGTCAGCCTATTGAGTTCTACCACACTACCAACGTCAGTGACATTCAACAGTACGACTGCCTCATTCGCGTACACAGCGCCAACTGGATTCTCACCAATCAGCGATGCGCCCGAACTATTGACGCCTCTAAACAATGAAACGTACCTATCGTATACGTTTGTCCCTTACCGAGCTTCGGATAATTTGGCTGGCCAAAACCCAGTTCAATACTCCATCTTTGGCAGTGACGGAGCGTACGTCACTGCTACGGTTAATGAGGGATTTACTGTGTATGTTAGCTGGGGTAAATCAAACCCACACGACTTACACACCTGGATTATCAATGATCTGGTAAAATCTGTGGATTTTGCTAATCCTCCAAATCCTGCGCTAGCGGCAACTAATTGGTTGACTCTCCCCGGCAACGTAAAGACGTATTCCAGCGCGGAGAATAGCATCCAAAAAGTAACCGATTATACGGTCAATCCTGTGATGCCACGCCCGACGTATCTTTGGTCCGTGCCATACACCGGCAGGTTAGTTCCAGTGCCCATCAATACCACCGTCACTCATCGCCCTCGCGACGTACAGTGGAATCGCGACCAGTTGACAGCTCCAACGCTATGGACGGGGCGAGTGTCGGGGACTGTGATGGAGAATTCGGTCGCAGTTGGTGGAGCGATCGTTCGCTTGTACCGGCGCGAGACGGGGACACTCATCGATGCGGTCAGAACTGACACTGACGGACATTTTACGTTCTACCTGCTTGATCCGTCAATTAGCAACTATTATGTTGTTGCTCTTGATCCCGATTCAGGTGTGCAGTACAACGCAAAAATCTTTGACCGTCTGACGCCGTACGTAGGAGCACCAATCTAATGTCATATACGCCACCACCCTCAACCAGTGTACCTGTCGAGTTGATTGAAAGTGTGTCAGCTCCTGCATACACACCTCCTGCATCAACCAGCGTAGTAATGGACTTTGTTGTAGATACATCATCGGGTGGTAGCGGAGGTGTATCAAACACATTCAGGAAGGTGAACTTCTTGTTCTTTGCATAAAAAAAGGGGCCTAGGCCCCTTTTTTATCCCTTCTTTGATTCAGGGCTGATCTTCACCTTCGCGCCCTTTAGTGCCCACACTTGGTGCTCACCTTGGCCGTATCCGCGCCACTCCGACGAAAGTTCGAACTCGACAGAGTCAACTGTGAGAGGAGCGAATTGCCGTTCTACCGCCTCCTTTACGAGCTTTTCCAGCTCCGCTGGCGAAACGTCAACTGTGGTGTTGTGCAGCAGATCCATGATTTACGCCCTTTCGCTGTTGGCACGAACCTCTTCGAACGTGTATTCCTTGAGGATCTTGCCGTTACGGAACACCTCAACAAGCACGTTTTCAGTCGGAGTCTTGATGAAATCATCCTCCGGCAGCGTGTAGTACTTGCCATCCGACAACGTGCGGACGAGCTTCAGGCGTCCTCGCTTGGAGCGCTTGCCGCTGTCAGTGATCGGATCCTTGTACACGTCGTACCAGCGAGTCGTCTTGTTGCCCCAAGACGCATCATCGTCTTGTTCGTGGAAGCCGTTAATGGCAATCGCAGAGCACTTCATCGCGAACTTTTGCGTGTCGCGGTTGATACCTTGCAGCAGAGCACCGCCCATACCGAACGCCACGTTGTCGGCACTGTAACCAGCATCGATCAGAGCCTTCAGGATTTCACGGATCGATTCCTCGTTGATGCCGTCGCCTTGGATCACACGGACGTGGTTCAGCACCTTGTAGCCCTTAGCATTCACCACCGAACCGAACTGCTTGTCGAGAATCTGGACGACCTTCAGCACCACGGTTGCGGGATGACCCGAGTCAGGACGCACGACCAGCATGCCACCACCTGCGATCACTTCTGCCTTCAGCTCCTTGCCCCAGATGTTTTCGCACGCGTTGTAGATGTCGTATGAGTCAGACACCACTGCGTAGATTGATCCAGGCTTGCTGAACTGCTTGATCATGTTGCGGTACGCTTCCGCTTCACCCTTACGGCCGAACGGAGTGATCGTGCTGTGCTCAGCAGCAGGAATCGAGAAGCCGACCATTGCCTTGGTGTTGTAGTACTTGCGCGCGAACAGGATGCCAGTGATCGTGTCCGAGCCCATGAAGTTGACCAAGTGAGCCGCACCGCCAAGACCAGCGGATTCATACGAGCTGACGCCGCGAGCACCGAAGTCGTGCAGCTTGAACGGCAGACCAGCAACATCGCCAGTCAGTTCGAGCGCTTCCTTGATCACTTGCTTGATCGACCAGCTTTGGGTGGCAACAGTGGTCATATACCACACAGCACGCAGGATCATCGTTTCGCAGTACGAAACCAGCCAAGCGCACTTGTCGTCAGTGGATTCCACCGTGACGAGGACGTTGTGGGTCGGGATGATGAGGCCTTCGGGAACAGCCTTGATCGACAGTGGCAGATAGCCGTCATACTTTTCCAGGATGTATTCCCAACCTTCGCGGTTGAAAGGCTCACCGTGTGCTGCGAGAAACTCAGCAGCTTCTTCGATATCTTCGCGAGTGATCGGCTTACACAGCGTTTCCTTCAACAGTGGCTGAAGACCGACAAACTCTGTCTTGTCATACACACCACCACGACTCTCGATGTACGAGAACTGGTTCACAGTGCCAGGAGGGGTTTGTAGGAAGTGACTCGGCTTGTACGAGTCAGTGTTGAGAATCAGATTGATTAGAGACATGGCAAAACTCCTTTGCATGATGGTGATGCATCACCAGTCTATCCGGTGAGCGATTTTTGTCGGTGTTTGAGGTTCCGACCTCCTATCTCTTCATGCTGAAGATGATATAGCACTCCGCCATCATCGTCAACTGCCCTTATATATGACTCGATTAAGGGGTAATCGAAAAGAAAAGTGATAAGCTATCTGTAGCCGGGGTTCTGTGCGCACGAATGCGTGTCTATCATTTATCTACGCGCTTGCTGATCCGTACAGCGTACTGGACGGTGGCTGCTTACGTCCTCCCTGGGTTTCAATCCAGATCAATGGTGCATCAACCCGTTCCCTCGGCGAGTAGCGTCAACGAGAACTGTTTGACTTGCTGCGGTGATCGTTGTGGTATGAGCGAAGATGTCGCAAGTATGGAGTTGCCTCCTGCCTTCTCTGCGCCTCACGGTTAGCAGCATCTTCTCCCACAGAGCGATCGCTCCTACTCTGTGCAGCCCCGAACTTCCTCAAGCATTTCTGCCTGCGATAGACCGATGCTTATCAGTACTTACGAGTCGGTGGAATCCACCGATACCAATCTTTGACCTCTTGAACGATCGGTTCAAAATTGTCGTGAACTGTGACAGTAGGATACTCCATCTCTAACTGCTTTTCAACGTCAAACTTACGGGGGTAAGCTGGGTGGCAGCCAACAAACATTGTTCGCCGAGCAACTGACGCCTGTCCAAGTTCAAACAGCGTGATTGGACACAGTGTGTTGTACGGGAACCAAAAGATCATGGCGTCGCACATACGAATGTGACGATACTCCCAATCAATCTGAAACTCAGACTGCGTGGGATCAGAAATGTCAAACGATGAGCGGCGTGGGTTGACCAGAACGAAGTCGTCAGGCATGTATTTGAACCGGTCAATCATTTCCTTTTGCCAATCTGGGCACCCCGAAATGCCGCCGCCGAGGAAGACGCGCACAGAGCCATCATTCTTCGTCAATTCAGTAGGACACTCAATTACTTTCATCATCGTTCTCCGCTTGTTTCAACACGGGGTATAACTGTTCAGCTAACGTTCCCATTTTGGAGTGATCACCAGGATCTCTTCCAGCCGTACGCATGATTTCACTGCATTTGTGCCAGTTGATCAATCCTGCTATTGTGTGTCCAGCTTCGCTCATACCAATCTCGAGATACATCCGGCACTCTAGGTAGTTGCGCCATGAGAATCCTTCATATGTGTCACACTTGACGGCGTTACGTACGAATTCAGGGGGGAGGTATTCATCTTCAATCGCAACGTAGTGCGACACTTCTGGGTGGTTATCCAACCACCACCGGATTTCATGACACCGGTAACTGGACAACTTACGGGGTGTGATCCAATCTTCGTGCAGAAACGTCTCATCAATTCCGTTTGCTGCTAGGACTTGGACAACAGCATCGCGGCCTTTTACGCCCCACGTACTAGAAATCACCAACTTGGCATTAGCGTCTTCCAATAGTCGCAACAACAGGGAAACAGCGCATGGATCAAATACCGTCACCAGCGGCTTAGTTTGGTTAAGCATGTAGTATGCTCGAACCGGAATCATTGGACCATCAATGTCCAAGAAAATAATTTTGGGGTTAGTCATTATGACTATTATACGAGGCGGCGCTGGATTATTCAACAGACCACGTAAACCGCTCATATGTGCCCGATTGCGCATTGACAAATCGACTGAAATAAGACAATGCGACTGACTCACTCGGAAACAGCCTCATCAGCGATTCCGCACCGATTGCGCCAGAACCCGTCCAAGCAAACCGATGAGATACTGGAACGAACGGCCCACCATATCCCATGGTAGCGCCTTCAGCGTCAATTACTGTGATGTACTTGACTGGTTTCATTTATGTGCCCCCGACAGGAATCGAACCTGTATCTGAACATGACCGATACATAAATACCTCTATGAAAAACTGCCTTAATTGCGCTACAGAACTGACATCACCCCACGCCCGAAAGTTTTGCTCTCGATCATGTTCGTGCACATTTAATCGTAACCGGTTGAGCACCGGACGATACGCCCCCAAATCCTGCTCCTGGTGTGGTGCGCTTACAACAAATCCGAAGTTTTGTTCTAAACAGTGCATGGGTTTAGCCAAGGTCAAATATCATACTGACGAATCACGTTTAACCGCACAACGCGCGCTTGGACGAGAGGCGGTCGCTAGATACCACGCTAAAAAGAAGTACCAAACACCAGTGGATGCAGATTTAACAGCCATTAAGTTGTTTTACGCAAATTGTCCTGATGGATTCGAGATCGATCACATCATTCCAATATCAAAAGGTGGATTACACACGCTTAGCAATTTGCAGTATCTTACCAAAGCGGACAATCGATCAAAGTCGGCAAAACTTGATTGGTGCCACCAGAGGGATTTGAACCCTCAAACATCACCTTAGGAGGGTGAGACCTATCCAGTAGGAGTTGGTGGCGTGTCCCGTTCTGTCCATTGAACTACAGGGACATTATGACTGACACGACATTTCGGCTTTACTTGCCTGGTGTGGGACGTCAGTTGGAGGAAGATAATGGAATCGAACCATCCCCGATTCATCACCGAGGGCCGAGCTTTCGAGACTCGTTATGCACCATGCATGCTATCTTCCGTTTAGTGGGGTATTTACTACCCCACTCTTGTTCCTTAGAACTTGTACGACACAGCAGTCGTCAGGCCGTTACCGACGAGAGACGAACCAGTGACGTTTGTGCGAGCAACGCCAGCGCGAATCGACACAGCCTTCGACACAGCGAAGTCAGCACCGACGGTGAAGCGGTTGGCAACAGCAGTATTGTCTTCACGGAAGTGCTCAACACCAGCGAAAGCCGTGACGGTCTGGGTGACCGGCAGAGTGCCTTCAGCAGCAACACGGAACGCGTCAGTCTTCGTCTCAATCAGATGAGCAAAGGCAACACGACCGTTCAGGCCGACGGCGCCCAGCTTGACACCGTTGCTGTAGCCGATTTCGTAGCCAGCTTGGGTCTGACGACCAGGGGTGTACGAACGGTCGCCAAGAACGGCGACGTCAACAGCGCCTGCAGCGCCATAAGCGGCCTTGACACCAACAGCACCGAGATGGTTGCTGAGGGCGACACTTTCAGCCTTGTCGTAGTCATACTTGACAAAACCAGTCAGGTCAGCAGCGGAGGCTGCAACAGCAGCGAGTGCCAGAACAGCACCAAAAACAGTCTTCTTCATATCGATTCCTTTTCAAAAATTTCAGTATGCGAACATACCGAAGTAAGCAGTGTAATGTAGGGTGACGGGAATGTCAACGATTACACTATTACAGATGAGATTCCACCATGGAATTCAGCTTTGGTTGGGTGATGTTGCCCACGTTTGTCTGAACAGGCTGACCATCTTTGAATAGGATCAGGGTTGGGATGCCACGAACACCATACTTGGCACCGATCGCCGAATCGTCAACGTTCACCTTGACGACCTTGATCTGGTCAGCATATTGTTCTGCAACTTTTTCTAGAGTAGGAGCTAGAGCCTTACACGGAGCACACCAGGGCGCCCAAAAGTCAACCAGCACTGGCTGCTTGCTTTGAAGTACTTCTGTTTCAAAAGCGTCAGCGGTTGCTACATCAATCATCAATTATCCTTATGTTAGTCGTAATTTTCACCCTCTGATAGGGCTGTCTTGATTTCACGTATAGTATCGTACGACCAAACGTATGAAGAGTCAAGCTCATACACGACAATACAGGGAACGTATTCCAACTCGTCGTGGAAGTCTTCCCCGTAATCTCGCAATAGCACTTCAATATCGTGAGCGGTTAGTCCTTCTGCGGCGACAGATTGGAATTCTGATGCTGCAGCTTTTAGTGTGGAGAATACGCCGCACAGATGACCTTCGTGATCTTGGACAACGTATACGTATTTCGGTTTACTTTGACGCTGCGGCATAATCACATGAACTTGATTCTTGCATCTGCTGGAATGCGGTCTTTGCGATTTTGTTTGAATGAGACGGCAGCGTCATCGTCTTTGAACGGACCAGCGAGCTTCTTCCCAGTAGCTCGGTCAATGATCCAATGACCTTTTGTGCGAGTCATTCTGTCGAGTCCAGCACCCCGTTCTCGGGCTTGTGCTTGGTGAGCCAAATATAGATCACCTGCATCTATTTCCATAACATCTTGCCACTTCATAGCATCTCCAGTGAGTGATGCTATATTTATGGAATTCTGGGAATCTCAACCTTAATTGGCGCCGACAGTAGGACTTGAACCTACGACCTTCCGGTTAATTACCGGTTGCTCTACATTATTTGTTCGTGACGTAGAACCTCAGGGGAGCGACCCCATCCACAATACGTCCGTGTACAATAACGGCACTACATTCTGTATGTGTTTACGTACGCCACATACAGCTCGTCGTTGCTCCCACTGAGCTACATCGGCTTTGGACCCGCGTACAGGAGTCGAACCTGTATCACAACCTTCGGAGGGTCGTATTCTGTCCGTTGAAATAACGCGAGAACATGGAGGATGGCAACGGAGTCGAACCGTCACCGGCTCTTCACCAGCGGCACGAGTTTTCAAGGCTCGTTGGGCATCCAGCAGCCCGCTACCATCCATAACTATTATTGGTGGGAGATGCGAGACTCGAACTCGCACGCTACTTTATTCGCTTCGGTACCTAAAACCGACGTGGCTACCAATTACACCAATCTCCCTCTGCTCAGAGTTTCCTGCGAGTGACATGTTGGGCATATGAACTGCAGATTCTCTTTGCGATTATTCCAGTATTTACCGTCTACCAACCTTCTTCACAGACATTCCAGGCTTATCCCACCCGTATCCCATCAAGCAATGGCCGGTGTTTGTCGACAATTGCTTTTCTTGGTGGACACTACCGCAGACTTTGCACGCGGGAACAGGATCGCTTAGCTTGACGAGGTAATCCTCAGCAGGAGCATCACAGTCGGAACATTTGTATGTATAGATTGGCATGGTTATTTTTATTTTGCTGGTTGTGGAGTTGTCCAAAGGACGTCCCCTTCGTGGAAGACCCATTCATAGTCTCCACTGGTGGTTACTTCAACTTCCCACTTCCCGTCAACCAGCTTTGGATTGCTGTAGACCCGGTAAAAGTCATTGGGATCGTCATCGTATACGACTTGTCCAGCCTTCAACTCATGAATTTGAATCTTCATACTTTGAACTGTTGTGTTATTTGGAGGAAGGCGTGGGATTCGAACCCACGGGCCCAATAAAGGGCCGTCTGATTTCAAGTCAGGTGCCTTAAACCGCTCGGCCAGCCTTCCATTTTGTGGGTAGTGAGGGTTTCGAACCCCCGACCCTCTCCTTGTTCCTTTGCCGCACAATCTTGGCTGGCCGGAAGGGAGACGCTCTACCACTGAGCTAACCACCCATTAGAGCACTTATTTAGTTCTCTTATCTTCAGAAGATACTATCCCAGATACCCCGAACGGTGTCAACGCCAACATCAACTACCGATCCGGCCGCACTGACAATACCCGTATGCTCATCGAGCACATCGATTGCGGCGTCTGTGACCAACCCCGCAACACCGCCTGCGGCGAGCGCTGCAACAGCAGCGAATACACTGTCGCCGTACTGGCGCTTGATATAGGCTGCGGTAACAGAACCAGCTGAAAAATCAGCCGCCAGTTTGATTAGTTCTTTGCCTTGCATTACAGGGCCTCAAACACAGCACCAACGACACCACCGACAAGCTCAAGAGCGCCGGCTCCAACTTCGCCGACTGCTTCGCAGGCAGACCCCGCGCAGTCAACGGCCATAGAGCCAGCGGACGTTGCGATGTCGATTGCAAGATCAGCAGCTTCGCCAAGCATTTCAGCAGCGCTGGTTTGCTCTTTGCGATTCGGGTTCGTCATGTTAAACCTTTCAGTTTAGAGTGGGGGGAGTAGTATTCTCCATCGCCTCGAGTCGTTCCGTCAACGACTTATAGAGTTCGGGGTCAGACTGCTCGAGCTCGTCCAGATCAACCTCGTTGCTGTCCGAAAACAGAGTGCCGTTTTCGAGAGCGGCCTGCATATCGTTCATCAGTTGTTGGAGCTCTTCATGAGACATCTCTTGTTCTAGCTGCTCCAGGCAACCGGGGGCAAAAACGATTTTATGCGGCTTCTTGTCAGTCATGTAGACCCTTTCTTGTTTTAATAATGAGTTCGGCCAATTGTCAGATGATGATACTTCCAACTCGCAAACAACCCCAACTCTTCGCGGATTTCATCAACTTCGGGACAGTTAACACGGATCCAATGAAAGTATCCGGGTTGATCCTTATCCTTTGAGATTTGGATGTCACCGTGTTCATATTGAAAAGTTACGCGCTGGCCGTGACGCTTCTTCCACATTTTAGCCATACGCTGAGCTTGACGTTCACCACGAACGACGGAGATGTGCGCATCCCACGACGGTTGTTGCAGAATGATGTGTTTTTCTTTGCGCAGCCACCAGCGATAATACCGGGTGATTTCTTTGTCCACGTCAATAACACACCACCAAGCAGTGTTAGCCTTCATATCGCCGCGATGGGGGTCGTATTGGATACGACCCGTACCTTCAAGCCATTCCATGATGATTGACGTAGCAGTTGCAAAACGTCAATCATCACGCTAATTTATCATCGAGTCAACATTTCACATATGTGAAATGTTGGGTGTTGCTACGCCAGTGGTTTGTCGCCACGACACGTAATCGTTTCGAGAGTTGAACAAGATGAACATATTGCGACTGTACGCTTTGATCAGTGACATGGTATTCTTCTGGTTATTGCCACCAACAATGTCACTGTCAGTCACCATCAAAACGTTGTACCCTTGCTTCAACAATTCAGCCATGTCGGACGTTAACGCGGGTGAAACAACAGTACCACCCATCTCTGCGCCAGCAAATACATCCTTTGGAGTTGATTTAGCTCCTTTGTTGGGAGCTACTTGAATCGCCATATTTGATGCAAAGTTACATTGCCAGATCACATGCGACCCAGAAAACTGAACAACAATCACTGTTGATTTTTTGTACATTGGCATCTTTAGTAGAGCATTGACGTTGGCAAATACCTTCGCAATACTGGGACTCATTGACCCAGACGTGTCCAGCACCAATGCTAGCTTGAGGTCAACGTGGTCTAGTGGACGGTCTCCAGGTTTCATTGCACCGGCGCCCGTCTGGCGAGCAACTTCAATTCCTGTAATACCTCGCCGGCTTGGCCGTGCGTATGTCTCTTCAGCTTTGGGCATCTTTGACGTGATAAACTTCTTCAGCAGGGCTGTCCAATTGTATTGAGGACGTATGTTATCCCAATTGATACCTTGCCGACTTCCTTTTCCGGTTCCGGGGCCGCTTTTTGAATCACCGTCACCGTCGCCGGTACGTTCGCTCTCAGGCTTGGATGGACCTTCCGTGCCGGCCTCAGCACGCTCACTGCCCTTTTCGACCTCCTCCTCAACACGCTTTCCGTTCTGGTCAATACGGTCACCAGCGTCGCTGGGGATCTTCTGGTCGGATTTTTCCCCGTCTTCCTGACCCGGCTCATGGTTGTCAGACAACTGATCCATCTTCTTGGATGCTCGCTTCTGGTCTTCCGGATTTAGTCGTTTGAATTCCTCCTCAACCATCTTGTACATCTGGATGTACTCTTGTTGGCGGTCGTAGTTGATAGCGTCGTTGTACAGCCCCATCGGCAACTGTTCATGACCACTCTTGACCAACAGGTAGTTAGATCGGAAGTCGCCAACCCAGTTGATGATCGTTGGGTTTGCGTTAGGGATGATCTTCTGGTAGTAAAAGTCGTCGTTACTGTAGTGCATGAACTCATGCATGATCAGAAACTCAATGTATGCATATCCATTCGGAAATGGGCCGCCATTGGCTTCGTATTTTGCTCCCTTCGGCTTGATCTGCTTCAGTTCAGCATAGTCCAGAAGGGCCTGCATGAATTTCTCATTGAAATAGAATGTGCCAGACGGAGACGCAGCCGCTGTGGTAATACGTGCGTTAGGATCCTTTGGATCATTTGTGACAAACTCATACGCTGCTGACAGAGGACGACGGTCTACAAAGCCACGCAGCGGCCAGAACTCATCATTTTCTGCAGCAATATACCTAACCAATTTGAAGAATGTTTGGCGGTTGAATTCATCGCCGCTAACACCCATCGGTCGACGAGGCAGCTTCCAAATCATGTCGAATGCTTTGGATTCTACAATGTTCTTTTTGATCGTGTCGTACAGGAGCGGAGACTTGGTGAAAGCGTCCAAGTCTCGTTTAACGTTGTTTTCTAGCTTCTGCTGAACCTGTGCGCGATCAGAGAACCGTTGCGCATTGCTCTGGGTTGCGATCGCCCCGAGAATCGTTTCAATTTGGTCATCACCGTCCGTTACAATCGTATCGGGGGGGAGGGCTGCGTACGTGCTTGCAACCGCGTCGATCACCGATTGAATATGCTTGTCAGGAACAGCGGACGTCGCAAAGGCTACCTCGCCTTGCTTCATCCGCTTATTGGAAAGTGACTCAATCATCTTTGACAGATGCATTATGAGAGCTCCGTGAGTGCGTCTACGATACCAGAGCGAATTTCAGCTGCAGCTGACACAAGGTCATCGCTTGTATCTTCGCTGATCTTTTCGTCTTGCGTCAGTTGTTTGCGAATCGCGCTGATCGCCATATTCATGGCCTTGCCAACAACTCCGAGTCGGTCATTAGCAAATTGGTGAATGTGAAGCGTGTACAGCAAGCCCAAAAACACATTCTCTATTGGAGCGACCTTGGTGTTAGGATCGGATGTAATCTTTTCACCTGACAAAACTACCTTCGGTTGTGTCTGATTGATCATGTACTTCTTGATTGCTTCTTCGCTGGTCAACAGGGTGCGCATCATTGTGTGCACTTCTTCAATTACTTGAGCGTTGTTGTTCAGGTTGTTGCTGTTGATCACACCAGTATCACTTGGCATCTGCGCGATGTCTTTTCCGTTCATGTAAGCCACAAGAGCGGACTCATTTGACGCCGTAGTTGTTGCGCGACGGTTCAGCATATCCTTAAACATGGTGGGCGGCAACTTTGATACCCACAGACGCAGCGTGTCGAAGAATTCTTCACGTTCAATCTGTGCTTTTTGGAATGGCATGTTCAGTGACATTTCCAGGGCGTCAAACACTGCTTCGTCAATATAGTCACGCATTCCCGTAGTGTCACGCGAATCCAACGCCTGTTCGTAAGCAGCATCAACTTCTCGGATCAGTGTGGCGTACATGTCAGCGTATTCACGTGGAGAGATGTACACATCAACACCACCCGCGTTCAAATAGAATGGTTGTTGTGACACTGGATGGTCGCCATCCTTCGACTTGAACTTGTTGATGAAGGCGTCCATGACTGCCATGGCCAACGACGGTACTGGTTCAGCGATGCCGGGATGCTTCTTGGTAAGCAGCCATTTGCGTGTGTTTTCCCATGTAGCATTGGCTGGAATAATGTCAACAACATCTCGGAAGTGGTCCGTCAATTCAGACGTACCTTCACCTTCAGGGTTGATTGCTGCGACTACGATTGCCTCCTTTGGTAGCTTCAAGATTTCACCACTCGAATCTCCAGAAGTACCGAAGTTCTTCTCCAACACAACCTTACGCAGCGCATTGAATGTCTTCTCATCCACGCGGTTCATTTCATCAAAGAAAATCAGATATTTCCAACGGCGGTTAGTGTAATCGTCAATTTTAGCATCAGCTTTGCTGCCGAACTCTTGACGCAACTCTTCAATGTAAGCTTCATCTGCCTCATGAATCTTGTTCATGATCTGATGGTACAACTTAGGCATCGAAAAACGAACCTCAATGTTGTCACCAGTGCGCTTGCCAGGGATCGGCAACCCAGTTGCATCATCAGCGTAGATTTCGCCAAGGTCGATATCGATCAGACGCAGGTCGTGTTCAGCAGCAACAGCCGCCGCCATGGTCGTCTTACCAATACCCGGTGGTCCAGATACAACAGGAATGTGCTTGCGTGAACCGCCCGTACGTATTTGCTGTTCCACGTAGTGTTGCAGAGTCTTGCGCCACTCCGTTGGGTCGTTAACGTCCGAACCAGCCGGCAGATCCATGCCCGTCGTTTCTTTAATCAGTTCCTTGACTGCTTTGATCACCTTCTTCTCAAGGGGACTGTATTGCTTGTTCTTATAGTGCAGGAAGCTGTTCTTCACGTTTGTGATCAGCGACTTAGCCTCGTCTTGGTTTGCAGGCGGAATTGACGAGTTGATATACAACAGGATCTGTTCCCACCGACGAGGGGATGTACGCACTTCCGAAGCTGCGTCCGTGAAGCTGATGTCTTCATCCGCCAAGGTCTTCTTAAACAGCGTGATAACTGCAGGATTCAGCTTTACGTGCTGATGAGATTGATAGGCTGACACAAGCCAGTCAAACCAATCATCCTTCTTTGGAGGCTTCTGTTCAATCATCGTGAACTGGTGGTTCGACGGGATAACGTCCAAACCTTGGTCTCGCATATTGGATGCGTAGATGATGTACACAGACTTAGGGATTTTGTGCAGGCCAATGTTACCGTTCAAAATACCACGCAAAATGTTACGAATCCGCATGGACGTTTGACGGTAGTATTCGTCCAAGAACAGAATTGACGTGTGGGCAGCGCGAATGCGCTTGATCACCGGAGGAATTGTTGTTTCATTCCCTCCAAGCGAAATAAACAACTGCTGAATGTGTTGCGGTGCTTTCTTAATGTGGTCCAGATACTGCTCATCCGTCATTGTTTTCGCAGACGTCATCTGAGTGTACAGGCTAGATTGAGCAAGGACAACCTTGTAATCACGACCTTGCTCGTCCTGACCTTGTCCGGTAGGAATCTGCGACTGCATGCGTGACGTGCCGCCGGTGTCCGGATTGAACACAATGAACGGAATGTTAATCAAGTGTTCTTCGGTAATGTGTGGGACTTCAATTACAATCGTTGTCAGTCCCAACAAATATCCCAATTGGCCAACAAACGTGGTTTTACCAATACCTGGATCACCAGCGAGGAGGATGCCCCCCACCTGGTGCCCAGTTTGCATATGCGCCATGTGGCGTAATGTTTTGTTGACGAGTTGTAGTGTTTGGCTACCCGATGACATGGTCAATCCTTATAGTTTCGCAAATTTAGACATACCAGCATCGATCAGTTCCTCCTGAAGATCCAACACATCCTTGTTTTCCACACGAGCTTTTTCAATCGCAGCGAAGGCTTTGTTTTGTTCGGCATATTCCGATTTGGTATTGTTGGCAACATCAATACCTTGAAGATTCTTGATCATGAGAAGGCCAAGTCCACCTTCCGACACAGGACCATATACCACTACGTTGTCGTCTACACGTCGAACGTTCTTGTGAATACCGCGCAAGCTATAGGGTTCTGTTGATCCAATCGCCAAATCACCGTGTACAATTGTTGGCAAATTGCCAACAATGTCTGTAGCTGGATTATCCTGAATGTGTAGATCACCCTCAACAGAATCTGGGAGCACCCCTTCCCACGAGGCGATCAGGTTACCGTTTAAGCGAATCGATCCAGTAATTTCTGGTAATTTGGTAATCGACGCAATTTCGTTGTGGCTGATATCGAGATCACCATCCACTCGATCTGGCAGATTGTCCGCCACGGTTAGTTGACCACCAATCCACGAAAAGCTACCCGTCACCTGACCAAATTTGCACGGAATCTTCTTGAACAGCTGACCACTAATACTAACATCACCGTCAACGTCCACGGAAAGGTCATCGTTAATTGTGTAGTTGCTGATCTTCATCTTCTTGAGATATTGATCGAGGTACTCTCGCATCAATCCTGGTGGAGGAGTGCGACGAGTAGGTGACACTGGCGCTACAGGCGATGCCGGTGGCGGAGTTACAGGACGGGTGGCGGCAGGGGCTTGCGAAATTGGCGCTGGTGGCGACACAGGTTGCGCAGCAGGAGAAGGAGCAACAGGAGAAGGAGCTGTCGCAGCAGGGTTGGGCGGAGAGCTAGCAGCCCCCGATTTGCACTTCCACTCACCCTTGTACCAGTAGTGAGTCTTGGACATGGGGCCACGGCCACACTTTGAGCAGGTCGCGGCTGGTTTAGCCATTTCGAATAACATTTGTAGTTTCATGGGGTGTCCTTAACGAAATTGCGTAATCTTTTCGTACAACGATGGGTTGCTTTTCTTCAGCATACGCATTTCACGCTTGAGTCGCTGACGACCGTTTTCAGACATGGACACACCAATGTCTTCCTCTTCTTCAGTGTTCGTTGGGTTGGGGGTGACCTCTTGTTCAACAACCGGTGCAGGTTCTTGGCGAGCAGTTGGTGGTTGCTTACGCAATGAGGTTAAGAGTTCCATCTTCATAACCATTCTCCTTAGAACATATATTTATACTACCGAGGGTGACCCATCGAGACTATAAATACCGTACATTTTGTTCCAATCTTACCCATGAAACTTCTCAACGATTGCGTCGCCTTGTTTGAGGCTAGGTCCATACTCCCCAATCCGTACCAACCGGAGGAGGGTGATTCGCGTGAGCTTTTGAACTTTTACATCACGAAGAGAACTAAATTTGAGGACGAGGTGTCGATGATAGATGGGCGAACCACTCGACTGATAACCTCAATTATCACCAACAACAAGTTGCCACAATATCCGCGGCCTTATCTTCATCGCAGTATGCCAGACGATACGTCTGGTAGGCATCCTCACGCACCACTCCTGAGCTTACCATCTACATGGAGGGACAACCCAACCATTATGGCCAGCTATGAGATGAAGATGATGGTTAAGCTCGCAATTTTGGCAGCTCGGTTAGCTCAGTCGAGGAATGTGGTGGAGCAAGAAATTAAGAGGCTGAAGCGAGCCGTGTCACGGAGTGACTCAACAGCAGCCGCTAAAGTTGCCGATGCTGTAAAGGCAGCAAACTCCTCAACACCCGCAGTCCCTCCTCCTACCAACTTCACACACGCTGGTCGGTCGTTCCGCGTGCCGTATTACAATAGGCTGACTCCGAAAATGCTCCGCAACGGGGCCGTTGCCCATCGATATGCAGGCCCTGCTGAGGGTGCACCCCTTTCAGTAGGAGACGAAAAACGAGCTCGCACACAACTGACGTATCTGTTCAGCAAGATTGGGATGTCGTGGGGAGATGGGTATACCTTTTACGCTAAAGTCCCATCCAGCAAAACTCTCACACTACCAGGCCATTCATACCTACTGACGTCTAAGGACGGCTCAATTGTGTGGGCAAATGGAGAAATCTACAACAAGAACGGACTCAGGGCTTCTTTGTATGACTTTCTGCGAGCTCCAGAGGCTAAGCAGATCGGTTTTCTTAAAGGGAGTGCTTGGTAATGTTGTTACTTAATTTGTGCGAAGAATCAACACCAAATCCTTTTGAGGTTGATTCTCAGATGAGTAAGGAAGAGTTTGCAAGGCAAAAGGCCATTTTGGCCAAACTGAGGTTAGACATGGACCGCGCAGACAATAAGTTTGATCGATTGCGTCAAGCGCTACGTGACAATGTGCCTCCACACAACGGATTGCCGTCAGTAGTACCTCAACAGACGGGAATGGTTGTGGACAAGGCAAATTATGTAGGTCCGTACAGATGGAGCTACATACGAAAAGATGTCGCAGAAACTCCAGAAGGTATTCGTGCAGTGAAGGCTGCTATTCAAGGACAACGTCTCTTGCAGTTGACGAATACGATTTCCGATCGTATCAATCAGCATGAAAAGGAACAGCGAGCCAAACAAAGGGCAGCAGTCAAATCAGCACACAACCCAGCGCCATCACAAATACCTGCGTCACAAGTGCCTAAAATGGTCCCGTCAGGTAGGAGTTCGGTACAGAACCCGTATTATTTGGGAGCGCTCAGCGACTCATATGCAGGGACGCCAGAACAGGCGCCCCTAACACCATCGCAACTCATTCATCTAGGTAGAATTCAGGACGCGCTTAAGCGCAACGGAATCAAACCACTGACGATCATGTATTATGGTAAGCCAAGGGGATTCGTTAACTTTGTTGCCATTAATGATCCTACAAATCCAACTGTTGTGTGGCGAAAATATGATGTGGGTGGCGGATCAGGGCAAAACTGGATTACGCTTAACGGCAACCGCATGAACACCACGTCATTCACCGACCCTGGAACCACAGATGCTAAACAGGATGCAATGCTTAAGGCAGCCGGACTATAAAAAAGCCCGCTTACGCGGGCTTTTTTTCTTGTATTGATTGTTGCTTGGGATTGTGTGATTTGGTGATTGGTTTTACCACAAACGAAATATCACAGAGAGCACACACCTTCTTGGGTGGCTTCTCAAATAGTTCCGGGTACATCCAAGCGCCGTAACGATACGTCATGCAACAACTCCTATCAGTAACAGAAAATTTGAGCAGGATACGGGATTCGAGCCCGTGACTATTGCTTGGGAAGCAATGATTTTACCACTAAACTAATCCTGCGTGGTTGGTTGCGGGGGTAGGATTTGAACCTACGACCTCCGGGTTATGAGCCCGCCGAGCTGCCAGACTGCTCCACCCCGCGTCCGTATTTACACAATCGCCCAAACAATTCCAAGGTACGTCAGGCTGTGAAGCAGCTGATCAACACCAAGGGCGATCCAAAACCATTCAGAATTATCCGGCTTCAACCCGAACTTCTTGTTGAGGTTCATTTTTGCCCAATCCACGTGATAGTGAACTGCGTAGTCGACCAGTGCGTAGATCAGTGCTGTGATAGGAGTAACAGCAAAAATCAACACCAGCCAAGTTCCGATTGCGTGCAAGCCCGAGTGCAGGAGACCGCCTGGATGTCCGTACGTTCCCTTATTCAGGTACTGGTACGGATATGCTTGCAGAGGGAAGTCGATGATGAAGTGCTTGATAGCAAAACCAACAAGCAGCAGGAGAACGACGTTTGCTGTCATTGCAGAACCTCCTTGACGAGAGCGCTTGCAGCAGCACCGTCATACTGACCATCGTAACGAGCCTTTAGAGCCCCCATCACCTTACCCATTTCACGCAGAGTATGTGCACCCAGTTCATCGGCGATTTGCTTGATTGTCTGCAGAAGCGTATCGCCAGTCAGTTGAACAGGTAGGTACGATTCAAGAATCTCGTGTTCCTGTTGAGCAACACTGGAATCATTCTTGTACTCTTCCGCAACGCGGATCACTTCCTTGGTGTTCTTGAGGAATTTCTTGATCATGGCGATCACCTCAGCATCAGTAGTGTCGCGATTGCCGTCGTTCTTGCCAACAGCCGAGGCTTCACCAATCAGGGTAGTGAGGAGGGAAGCACGGACTGCATCGCGATCTTTGCGCGCTTGCAGTTGGTCAGTTTTGAGTTTGGTTAGCAGCATTTCTCTCTCCTATTAACGAAGATTGTATTCTATGCGGTAACCTTCAATACGTCAACGGTGGCAAGGGCGGCAGGGCTCGAACCTGCATGAACCTTCTCGGTCTCTAGGGTCAGAACCTAGGATGTTGCCAATTACACTACGCCCCACCTGCTTAACCTTGGCGGCCCGCTTCGATAGACTCCAGATGTTTGCGGATGTATCGCATGAATAACATCGCTTTATCTGTTGCCAAAAACGTACCGTCACCAGTATCTTCAATTGGAACGGGGAATTCGAAACCTGTTTCAGTAACGTACCACAGTTCCTTCTGGCGGTAGTGACTAAACGCCACCATTCGGCCGCCAGCAACCATTTGCTTGATATCATAAGACATTACATGTCTCCTTGGTTGGAGAGCTAAGTAGACTATGAATCTACTTGAACAAACATTTGTAGCTCGGGGTTAAGTAGTCAGAGAGGGAATCGAACCCCCGCTAGTCATGAGTAATATGAAGTAACTCTTTGTCTACGCAACGCTTACGCGAGACAAAAACGACCAGAGATAGTTTTCTGTGCTGCCACTACACTATCTGACTAATGAGAGATTGGTGTGCCTTGCAAGTACTACATATGCAAGCCTTCTTGGGAAATTATTCACGGCCGTCCCGGTTGTCTACAACACATGGTCTAACTAGATGCCCCGCCCAGTCGGTTAGTTTGGGACTCACAGAAGTTAATTACTCTTCCACTTTCGCTAGGTGTGTCACACACCAATATCAGTGCGGTTGGCTGGAGTTTAACCAGCATCCCCTCCCCTCGATGGGAGTGCTCTTTACATTAAGCTACAACCGCATGGAAACACGAGTCAAAACGAGAACAGGTTGATTACTGCGGGACTTGAACCCGCAAATGATCGAGTATGAGTCGATTGCTTTTACCAATTTAGCGAAGTAACTGTTCACCTACGCAACGTGTTAGTGAAGATTGTGGGGATCGAACCCACCTCATACACCCTGTCGGATGCTCCATCTCCTTGATGGTTATGATCTTCATGACGATACAGCACGCCGTCCATCCCGCATCTCGTTTGAGCGATCCTACTTGTTAGCTACACAAGGGTGTTCGCACTGCTGTTTGGGACCGGCACGGGTGCAGAGGCACGAGATTGCACCACCTCACTTTTGTATCGGTTATTGGTTTGTTGAGATAAAGTTGCACAAGTTTTTGTTTGGACTTTCGCGTCTACCAATTTCGCCACCTAATGTTGCCATTAGGGCAGGACTCGAACCTGCACAAGTTTGCACTTAATAGTTTTTGAAGAAGTCTTGCACTACGCAACAACAAATTGGTACTCCTGGGGGGATTTGAACCCCTCGTTCCCACCTTGAAAGGGTGATGTCCTAACCAGTTAGACGACAGGAGCAGAGTAGCAGAGATCAGAGCGTAAAGGCACTTTTTTGAGGCGGCTGTCCTACCACTAGACGACATCCGATACAATTTAACATCGGAAGGTGGGAATCGAACCCACGTAAGCTGCTTGGGTATGAAGAAATCCTTCACTACGCAACTGCTAAAACAGAGTATATGTTAACAATGAGATAATGTCAACAAGACTAGGGTTTTCACACCCTCACGGGGACCTTCCCCAATTCCCCACAAAACACACATAATGCGCTTTGTGGGGAATATTTGGATCGAACAAATGATGAACGTCTTGCTTACGCAACATTGTCAAATTCTGGTTGGTGAGTTAATCACCAACAAAAACTGTAAAGTAGTAATTGCAATGCGGACAAATAAAGCTCATGTGCGAACCATCCATTTCCATCGACTCAGCAGTCTCTTCTGCGTCATCGTGGATCCACAATTGTTTCACTTCGGCTGCTTTTGGACCAAGGCCCTTGGGCATCGGCGTATCAACCGTGCAGTGATGAATTGTTACATCCGCTGGTAGGTTTGGATATTTGTCTCGTTCTTGCATTGCAATCACCATTAATTGGTCAGGGTACTTGGAGTTGAACCAAGACTACTACGCTCCGGACGTAATCGGCTGCCACACGCCTTCCACCCTGATAATTTGGTCTCCGTGGCAGGAATCGAACCTGCGACGCAAGTCCCCCGAACTTGCATGTTGCCATTACACTACACAGAGATGTCAATATGAGTTAAAGTCGCGGAGAGTGACGAAAGTAGCACCCAGCTTTCAAGTACGGAATCGAACCGTAAACTCCATTGTTGCAGAATAGAAGTAACTCTTTTCGCTACGCAACATATTGGAGGATACTAACGGAATCGAACCGTCGCCTGTTCATCACAAACGGACCATCTTTCCAGGATGGTTACGTGCCACACGTTCTAGTATCCAAAAAAATTTCTAGTAGCTATTCGGGTTTGCTCTTTTCCGCGACCCGCTTCCACGAACTAGATTTCGTATACCCACTCAAGGGTACTTTTCATGCCTCAAACTCACTGGTGCGAGTAACCGGGGTCGAACCGGTACGGTCAAAGACCGTCAGATTTTAAGTCTGATGCGTCTACCAATTTCGCCATACTCGCATATTGGTGCCCTGGGCCGGACTCGAACCGGCACGCCTTTCGGCGGGAGATTTTGAGTCTCCTACGTCTACCAATTTCATCACCAGGGCGTTAAATCAATCCCACAACGCTTGGTAGTACTTACCAAATAAGCGGAGACCGTTTGTAATTCGACGTTGATGTTGGTCGTGACCTTCTCTGTCGTACTTCAACTTACTCAACTGTCTGTCCAGGTCAGACTCATTCGCATCATATTCTGTGAAGTACTGAGCTTCCCAATCACTGGTGTATTGTTCAAACGCCCAGATCATTTCACCTAGCACGTAATCCCAACGATTGTGGAAATTATCATCAGTATTGCCGCGATCGTCAACGATACCCTCACCATGCAAATTTTCTGGAACGTCTTCATTATCGACGAATGGCGAACCATGCTTTGTTTGCTGAAGTTGACGAAGGAGCGGCACAATGATGTGCGCCAACGTTGCGTCAGCATTCCACGAATCCCAACGATCTAGCTTCACGACCACCGTTCGTGAGCGCTTATCATAGATCCACTGAAGTGCATCTCCAACCCACGTATTTGAAAGCCATTCGCCAATCTTAAAGCAGCGATCTTTTGATACACCAACGTATTGTAGTAGGTCAGCGATCTGGTAAGGACCCCACCACGTTAAGTATGGACCAATATTGACTTTCATCTATATTCTTTCTATGTGTGCCCAAGACAGGACTCGAACCTGCACAGTCTACGACCACAAGCACCTCAAGCTTGCGCGGCTACCAATTACGCCACCTGGGCATTGTTGCGTTTTCAATCACAAGACGCCATCTTACTGACTACCCCGAACCTAAGTCAACATCAGGGTGATTGGAGCGGATAACCGGTCTCGAACCGGTGACTCAACCTTGGCAAGGTCGTACGTTGCCTACTACGCCATATCCGCATTTGTTATTTGTGCTTGTTGATTTCAATAGCACGAAGTTGCGCCAGTGCTTTCTCACGTGTTGGATGCGTTCCAAGAACTTTCTTCTTGGTGTGGTTTAGCACCACCCATTCATTACCACGCTTCTCAACATATTCGCAGAGCAGTTGATCAAGTTTCATAAAGAACCTCCATCAACATATTTACTGGTGTGAGTGGGAGGGCTCGAACCTCCATCCCATACGTTATCTTGCCGCTAAGCAAGATGGAGGAATCCAACCTCCGGTCACCGACCCTTTGGCCGGCAGCGTGTCCCAATTCCGCAACACTCACATATTTTGTACCCCAGAGGAGACTCGAACTCCTAAAATGCTGCTTCTAAAGCAACCATGTATACCAAATTCCATCACCAGGGCATTGAATAGCTGTTACACTCACGTTCGAATAATGACCCTCATCCGAGAGCCACCAGCAGCATTTGGTACGGATGACAGGAGTTGAACCTGCACGGTCAAAGACCACAACGTTCTGAGCGTTGTGCGGCTACCAATTACGCCACATCCGCATTGTCTATCAGAGCAGTATGTAACTGCTTCTGCGTAACTTTCTTTCCGACCATTTCTGTATCGCCTCTTCGCTTAGCTTTTACCAAGCGGTGGAACCCATCCACTACGACTAGCTTACCTTCCCATGACACCACTAAGATTGGCTTAGATGTGTCAGCTTGCTTGACGCGACGTTCATCAACACTATCGTCAATGATCCAGTCAAGATCCGATACCTTGAATGTGCGATCTTCATTTCTATCAACCGTCCGTAACAATTGGTTGACACTGTACTCTTTACCATCATGAGTGAAGGTACTGTCAGATTGCTCTTGGTATAGTTCAGAAAGCAGCATTTGATTCCTTGGTGGCAGGTCTGCACAGACTCGAACTGTGAACGACGGTTTTGGAGACCGTAATGTTGCCAATTACACCACAGACCTATTGTATTTATCCACCCAATGGGCCATACTTGCGATAGGCTCTATCGTACCGCGGTTGCATTATCAACCGCTCTCTGCGACCGTATTTCACGGTGTGCTTTCTAGGCTTTTTCCACAACTTTTTGTGGAACATGATACCCTTCACCGTTTTGAAGTGCGGTGTAAAATGGTATCGCACCGCACGAGGGCCGTCAATCTTCAGTCTGTGACTGAGACGTTTGGCTGTCGGCCTCAGACCATGATGCTTCTTGCTTTGGTATCTAGCCTTCCTCAGCCTATAGTACGTTTTTGAAATTTGAACAGCGTAATCACACCGTACATGACATCACAAACACGTCGTGTTTTGTCGTTGAAGCAGTCGCGGCCTCGAACCGACATCCACCAGTCATATTTTGGGTGTTTTTCTGTCATTTGGTGCCTCCCCGCAGAATCGAACTGCGACATATAGCGTTTCAGACTATCGTGCTCACCAGTTTACACCAGAGAGGCATTATTTTGGCAGAGCGCCACCGAGTCGAACGGTGCACTAGAGGATTTGGAGTTCTCTGTCTGTAGCCCACAGGCGCTCTATTGTTTGGTGGTGAGGGCGGGAATCGAACCCGCGACGGGCGGCTTATGAAACCGCTGCTTAACCATTCAGCTTCCCCACCATGTACGGCGATTTCGAATGCAGATTTCCCACTTCCACAGTTCAATTGATTCGGAATCAAAACACCAGCTCGTGTATTTAACAAATGGCTGGTAAGTTCCGCATCTCGGAAGTACAGTAATCTTCATTTTACTTTTGTGTTGGAGACGACGGTGGGATTCGAACCCACATGGAGATTTCTCTCACTAAACAGTTTTGCAGACTGCCACCTAGCCATTCGGTCACGTCGTCATTGTTTGGAGCCGGCATGTGGATTCACACATGGATCGTCCGGCATTGTTTGGAGGCGAGAGTTCGACTTAAACGAACGACCTTCTACCGTTGCACGGGTAGATGCTCTTTCTCTGAGCTACCTCGCCATTGTTTGGTGCAGTTGGGTGGGACTCGAACCCACAATTAGCGGCTTTTTACCTTTGATCGTTGAGAACCCAGCGCTAGGTTTACCTCATCCGTCTTAGGATTCATTCACTTAACCAGGGACATCACTTAGACTTCATCGCATCTAGATTGAATCTGTCTATTAATGCCTCCGCACACTGGCTTTAGGCCAGCCGATATACCAATTCTCGTACCACTGCATTTGGCATCCCGTAGGGGTCACGATCCCCTCCCTGCAGGTTGAAAGCCTGCTGATCTCACCATTAATCTAACGGGACATTGTATTTGGAAACTAGCGGCATATCGGTCGTTCCGCAGTCTTCACGATCCACCCCTGCCATACTTTCCCGCTAATTAGGCGGTATCCTTTGAGATATGGATCAACCTTCAGTTTCCGAGGTAGTGCTTCCGCCCCCTCATATTTGGTGGGTGATCTAGGAGTCGAACCTAGTTTGCCCGAAGGCACACAGATTTACAGTCTGCTGCAGTCGCCAGTGCTGCTCATCACCCATTTGTATTCACTAATCTCAACCTCCGAGCTCCGGTTTCCTGACCGCCCTTTCACGGGTAGTCCGCCGTACCGCCGAAGACTTTCCTATTTGCTCAGAATAGGCGCCGGTTTTGCTTGGACTGAGCGTTCCTCGCGTTGTGCCGACCTTTTTCAAACTAAGTAACATCCATTTGATGCTGTATCAGAGGTTGAGATTAGCGAATGATTTCATTGTATTCTAACCCGGTCTTTCGGTCAACAGGGTTAAATTGGTGTAGGTGGTAGGAATCGAACCTACTCAGCCAAAGGCCACACGTTTACAGCGTGCTTATCTCTCCAAGGATGGCACCTACATTGTTTCTCTCTGCGAACCCGACCGGAATCGAACCGGCAAATCCACTATCGTTGGGCGCGCGCATGTCCCAGCGTCAACGGGCTCATTGTTTGGCGAGGTGTACGGGACTCGAACCCGTTTGCCCTGATAGACAGTCAAGGATAATAACCCATATATCAACACCCCATTGTTCATTGTGTTACCTCACATTTCGTTCTCTGGCCAGATTACTTGAAATGCTACACCGGTTTGTTCAAATATCCTCCGGTCAGAGCCTGGGTTTCTGGCTTACTGTGACGACGGGAGCTAAATCCGCCGCTGCTTTCAGCCGCACACAATTGGCGACGTAGAAGGGACTCGAACCCTCGTAAACCTCTTAGACAGAGAGGTGCATTAGCCGCTATGCTACTACGCCATTATACTTTCACCATACAGCTCACAAACTTTACTATGCAATTGAGATGGATGTGTGATCACATCCCCTTCAACTATGCATTGCGGTGTTGCTCGCGTATTGCACCAAAAAGCGTTTCCTTGAATTACAAGGCTTGGACGCAAATTGATTGCTTGGTGGTAGTTGTTGCAGTTCAAACTACCACTAATTATCTGCTTTAACCCCAACGTTGACAACCGCTGCCAATGTTCGTCTGCATAAACAATTCCTTGATTATGTAGGATCGGATCTGATAACGTCAACAGCAGAGAAGGGTTTGTGTTGAGAAGCTCACACAACGCTTGTACACGCGCTAGCGTGCTTTGCTGTGAGCTTTGCTTGCCTGCAACTACAAACAATCCATGTCCGTTTAACGAGCACGCTGCTGTACGTACTGCTACACCGTTGGTATTAACCAATGAATAGACTGTTGCAATTTTGTTCCACACAACATCTGGATTGCGTAGACAGTGTTGCATCCACTCACCGTGACCTGCTTGCTGTTCCGACTGAACCAGCTGCCATTTGTAATGGTTTGTATCAGGGAACGCAATCTTACTCACACCGTCAGGCCAGAATTCAACACCAATCTCGTCAGTCACATGACTTGTCAGATTAATCAGTGTTTTTTCAACCCAATGAAAAAGATCATTAGTCGGACCATTCACACGGTTGATATGATCAATTAGCTGTGCGATGCATTGGATGCTTGCAGGACGATTTGCATAGCCCGTCAGCATCATTAACGCTGATCCCATTGTTTGATTGTACGGTGGAGCAACTAGTGCGATCATGTCTGCAGATTGTTGCGACACGCGCGGTATTGAACCGTTGACGTACTTCCAAACTAGGAGAAGTGCCTCTGCATCTGTCACGTTGACCTTTCCTCGTGTGTATCTGACCCTCGCACAGGATTCGAACCCGTATTCCAACCTTCGTAGGGTTGTATATTATCCAGTTATATGAGCGAGAGATTGGATGAAAGCGTGTGCTATTACCCTACATCCCGAATCGAACGGGCAGGCATTACAGTTACGGACCATCCGACTAAGCACACAGCGCTGTAACTACTTTCATTTGTGGAGTTTCCGGGAATCGAACCGCGGTCTAGTCGTTTCACATACGAAGTAACTCTACGTTTACGCAGCACTTTCGTGAGTCAAAATCAACTTGAGTATTGTTTCTGTGCTATCCATTACACTAAAACTCCATTGTTGGCGGGGGCGGTAGGACTCGAACCTACATATACCTTCTCGGTCTCCAGGTTCAAAGCCTGGGATGTTAACCAATTACACTACGCCCCTCTATATCTTTGCATTGTTTGGTACCTCTGGCAGGATTCGAACCTGCGACTCCTTCGTTCGTAGCGAAGTACTCTAGTCCACTGAGTTACAGAGGTATTGATTGTTTTGGTGCCCCCGACCGGACTTGAACCAGCAACGCCAGGATCTTCAATCCTGCGCTCTACCAATTGAGCTACAAGGGCATAATATGTGTACTGTCTGGATGGCAGGATTCGAACCTGCGAGATCCCTTCGGGCTTCCAGCTTCCAAAACTGGCACTCTGACCTGGCTGAGTTACACCCAGACACTACACACATTGTTTGGCGGAGCGCCTGGGAATCGAACCCAGCGGCCGGCTCATCACCGGCCTACACCTTAGCAGGGTGCTGCCTTTGCCACACAGCCCGCGCTCCATTGAAATTTGGGGTGGATGGGGGAATCGAACCCTCGCCTACACGTTCACAGCGTGTTTTGCTGCCACTACACTACAACCACCATTGAAATTTGGGGTGTACGACGAGATTCGAACTCGCAACGGCAGGAATCACAATCCTGGGCTCTACCAATTGAGCTACGTACACCATTGTTTTTACAGAACACATTTTGTATGCTCTGTAGAAACAATGCTTGTTTTCACAAGCACCGTTTCCCAATGCTTCCCTTTATCGCACTCGGCAGCCTGAAGAGTACTCGGCTGAGTCAACGCGGTCAGTTTATTTTGCTATACCGATGGCCTTCCACCGGTTTTTGTACAGGACAAAAGAAAAGGGCCTTGGTTTTACCCGAGGCCCTTTGCGTTTATTCTGAACTTGTATTTTGCTTTCGCTTATACAGTTCCTCCACAAAGGGCGATCGTAGGTTCGAGGCTATAATCACCACACAATTCTGGACGGACGGAGTCCATGCTAAACCATTGCTGGCTCAGTTGGCTTCCAAAATGTCGCAGAGAGTGTTGCATTTGATTAAATCCTTGAATGTTGTTGAACGATTACGTCAACTGTCTTTCTATTTATGCTAGAAGTCAACGGGGTCAACTTTTCGCAGTTGGGGTTCGTTTTGCGATTGATTTCCTAAGCGGTTATCAATCAATGATGAGAGTATATATGCTTCGTTGTCAAAAAGTCAACACCGTCATACAAAAGGGTCAGTAATTACGAGCTGCGGACCGTATTTCGTCCGGCGAACCATCACATTCCCGTAGTGGATGTCACTTCCGAGCTCATGCTCTGGGTCGTCATTCTTGATCTGCCTAATGACGTTTAACGCTTCGATGAAAGATGGGTCAGCGATGTTGTCTACATCTACCCAATATCCGTCCATGTCGTATCCTGCCACTGCTGCTCTAATCACCTGCATGATGTAGTCAAGAGCAGAGTCACGATCACTACGATCGATGGTTGTCCGTCGTGTGTGGTCTCCGAAAATTCGTTTCCACAACATCTGAACTTCCTGGTCTGTCAGGGTCTGTAACGGCGCGAGTGTCTCAATGCGAGTTTTATACATATCTCGACCCGTATCACGATTGCGCAGCACTTTGAACTCGCCAATTTGAGGGAAGTACGGATTGTGTAGATTGAGAATACGCTCAATGTACGATGCATACCCGTCAGGTTCCTCGTTTGAGGTTCCGGACGATCGAGATATTTTCAGCACATGGTCAACGTCAGCATTTGGTTGATCGAATACTGACCCATACGCACCACGCCCAATCCGTTCAGGCGAAGTTTCAGTCCGCCCCTGCCTGTTAAGCATGGCAGCCGTCACTCGCCCCATTGTGGTCTTGGTTGGATGGGCCGGCGTGTTGATCGCTTCAAGCAGAATATCACTTAGCTTCATTGGTGCGAATCCGTGCTTCTAGAGCTGCAATGCGAGCATCTTGCTCTTTGTCCAATTTGTATTGTCGGTACATTGGGCCAATCGTTGCGATAAGCACAATGAGAGCTGCCAGACCTGCTGGAACGCCGTGCTTCTTTAGGAAGTCTAGCATTATCGTTCTCCAATGACCTCTAGGACCTCACGACCCATCGATCCTGGCTTATACACAACACCTTTGTCATTTTCCCAATCGCCCGCTACTTCATTGGCCCGAGACATCCAATCTACCGCTTGCGCTTGATACTTGGATCCGGTAAATGTCGCATTGGGCCACGCTGCCCGAACAGCCTGAACCCAACGCCGATACATTTCCGCTTGCCAGTTGTGGGCTTCGGTGATATCGGCGAGCTTCATTATACTGCTCCGGTGGTCAGGTGGCTGTCAAGTCGTTCCAACAGTTCAACTGCGTGCTCAAGGTCACCAATGTAGCCCCAGTTGCGATCGTCTTTGCGGTATGATTCTTGATGTTGTGACAACTTTTGTTGGATTGATTGTGTCAGCTTTGTGATCTTAGCTGTCAGAATGTCGTATGCGCGGTTTGGTCGTGCGTGACGGCTGTAATCTTCTTCCATATCCGGTGACTGCGAACCAACGTCAACAGCTTGGTCTTCAACAGCTTCAGAAATTTGATCAAGCTGGCGCTCTAGCTTCTTGATCAGGGCACGTTGATCATCAATTGAGTCTGCGTGAGTTTGGCTGGTCAAGGTGCCGTTACCCATGGCACGAAGGTCTTTGCGAGCTTGCGCTAGCTTCTTTTCCAAACTAGCTTTCGTATCAGCTTGTTCAAACAAATAGTCAATTAGACGCATATTAACCTCGCTTAGCTTCCCACTTTACTGAAAACATATCCTTCAGAGATGGTTTACGACCACCTGTGTGGATGTACTTCTTAACGTCATCTGGGATATGTTGTGTGATTGGGCTCATCATCGTGCCCAGTTGAATTTGAGCTTGCTTAACGCCGTCCACAGTGCCGGTAGACAGGTGCATTTTCAGAGTGTCCATTGCAGCAGCAACAGTCATGCAGAATGAAGAGCGTGCATCATCGCGCTCTTTGTACTTGTTAGCTTCAGCTGTCATCTCGGAAGAGACCTTCTGCAGTGCTGATAGTACGGATGCAGGGACATTTACCTTCTCGGAATCATCGCCAACATTTGGCTCAGACTTACCGGGGGCAGCATCTGCATTGCGCAGATCATCCTTGAACTTAACCTTCTCAGGCTTTTTGGCTGAATCGACAGTATTCTTATTGTCAGCGCGACCGTTCAGAGCTGGCTTTGCAGGCATTGTAGCTGATTCGCGGAATTGGACCTGATCGCTCAGTTCGTCGTCCAACGCCTTGCGCTTGGCGATATCACGGCCTTCAAACTCACCGCGATTCAACAGTTCATCAACTTCCGCATCAATGTCAGTCTCATCACTGACATCATCGCCCAAGTCGTCATCATGTTGCTCGCATGTGCATGGCTCATGCTGACAACCTGGACAAACGTCGCCAGAGTTATCAGCAACCATTCCTTGGTCGTCCATTGGATCGTCGCCTGGCATCTGATCTTCAGGGGACAGGTCGCCTTCAGGAGGAAGGGCATCGGTTGGTGGTAGGTCGCCAGCAGGGTCAGCTGGCGCGTCGTCGGGTAGCTCAAGAGAGATTACCTCTTGGATAGGCACCAAGCGAGCCTCGAACGCTCCGTAGCCAAGCAGTTTCTTGAGTGCAGCCTGAGCCATGTCAACCGACATGTATTTGGTTGCTTCATCTAGAGCAACCCAGCGAGGACGGTCATACGCACTAGCTGTTGTGAAGAATGCACCAATTTGGCGGTTGCGTGCAATCAAGTATCCTTGTTTCGACATATGTGTTCCTTGAGGAAATGTGTCGGATATTTATGCACGCAACGTTGAACTTAGCCATTACTCTCCAGAATCAGTATGCTCCGTCTGTTTGAATTCACCACACTCACAGTACTTACATCCAATCGGCCACATCTCTTCATACGAATCAAAGTGGCGATGATACTCATGTCCACACTTACATTCAGCATTCTGATTGTAATTGGGATTCCAGGTGCGGCGCAGTAGGGTCGTCTGGACGCTATGATGCAGGTACGGACCGTCAGAGCCTCCGAGAGGCGATACGGCGCGGTGGATCAGTTGGTCAAGTGGGTTGGATTTGGATGTTGGCATTGCGCTCACCTTCCATCACACCGAGCGTGTATGCGATGTTTAGGGTATTGACGATGTGATCGGCATCAGATTTGGTGCCGTGCATCACACGAACAACGCTGCCTTCAAACACGATCGACCATTCATCATCACTGAACCAATTTTTCGCAGACCGGTGGTACGTGTACGGTCGATGGGTAGGCCACGAAGCGGTTGTCATTTTGTATCCTTTGGTTGGACTAGGTTGATCTTGCCCATCCACAACGGACGGGTAGCACTAGACATTGTGGTAGGGCCAACTGGAACCAACTGTGGAATGCTGCAATGAGTAGGGAGTGGGAGCCACACTCCCACTCCCTTAGCTGGATCATTCAGCACTGGTCTTCTCCGTTGCGGTGTCCTTGAAGCCAAGTTCCTTGTACTTGCTTTTCAAGAAGTCCTTGTAATCAGCATCTTTGCCGAGATATTTGTTCATCAGAAGACCTAGCAACTTGATGCCGTTCATGTTCATCGATTGAGCGCCAATCGCATAGTCCTTGCGGTCCAAATGCTTGTTGGCTTCGTGATACTGCTCAACAACAGCCACCAGATGGTTGTACATCTTGGTAACCTTGGTTTGCATCTCGTCGATCTGGCTGATTGCCAGTGCATCATGAGCGAACATTGAGCGCAGGTCATCAACGCCTTCGTCCACCACAGCCTCAAACAGGCGACGGGGGTTCGTGATGCTGTCCTTTGCATGATGCAGCGACATGTACTTCTCAGTTTTCACCTTGAACCACAGTTCACCAATCCGGCACACATACCCCTCAATATCGGCTTGCATCGAAGGGATGGTTTGGACAAAGTTTGCAACATCCATACCCCACGTGTCAACACGATCGATTACATGCGGACCAAACCGCATTTCCAAACTGCCACGAGACATGAACGTACCAGAATCGCGATGGTGAGCGTTCAGTACCTTCAGGTGGGCGTGATCGTAACCGATCACAATGCGGTTGTGGGGAGCACACCACTCCATGTTCACTGTGTAGCCGTCTTGTTCCGCCGCCAGCAGTTGCATGTAAAAGTGAGACGGGCTTGGTGCGTTTACACCCAACCACTTCATTGCGTCGAGCGCTTGTTCAGAAAACAGTGAGCCTTTGGACTTCAGACGCAACTCACCGTTATGGGAATACGTTGACATCAGCGAACCATCAGCCTTCAGCTCAACAGTATCCACAAGCGACAGATCGAGACCCATGGTAATGGGATTCTCGTTGAGGTTGAAGAATTTGGGCATGGGCCGAGAAGCCAGACGCACAGCGTTGCCAGCAGCATCAACCTCAAACATGATGCCACGGCATTCAATTGCCGAGGGCATCAGGAAATCCGAATACGACGCCAAGCGGTAGTTGAAGATGCGGTACTTCACACCGTCCAGGTCAAAGTCCTGGAAGTAAAACGCTTCGTTGGCGGTCAGGGCCATCAGCTCTTGGTACAATTGGTTGAAGTTCATCACATCTCCTTGAAATCAATAGACGCTACTCTATCAGAGATCGCGTCTAGGGTCAACGGGTCACTCAATCAACGAGCATACGCCGCTGATGTATGCACATACCCGATCCATTTCAATCGGATCAGTGGCCTTGAGTGATGTCCGTAGTTGGCCTTGTGCGTCGCATGAAATGTTCGGATACGCCTTCAAGATGGGCGCTAAATTCATGTACGTGTCAGGGCCAAGGCCGCCTGCAACAGCAATCTGATCTTCACCAAAGTGCTTCAAGGCAGTTTCAACCATCTCAACCATGTGTTGAGGATTGAACGGAGTGCCACGGCCCATCCCACAGTCAAGGAGCACGTAATCAGCAAGACCTTCGTACATTGCGAGATCACGCTCCCAATCAGGCGATTCACTAATCGCCGTGTGTCCAATTTGCTGAATGATTTCAACGTGGGGGTACACAGCTTTCAATCCAGACAGCAATTTGGGGTCTGGCCACTTCATATCCAACTGAATTGCATCTACGGCATTGTGCCCACACCGGTCAACAGCCCGCATCAAGTCAACCAGGTTACTGCGATCGTCGTAATCTGCGTAGTGGATTACGTTGTACACCTCATGCCTGCGGAGAAACATGCTGTGAATCTCTTCAGGAGTAGGCCAGATGTTTTCCCATCCTGTAGCTGTCGGAACATCGTTGATCGTCTTCCAGCTACACATCAATCCAACGTGCAGACGACGATTTGCTTCGGGAGGAATACACGTAAGAGCTTGATTGATTTGGTCCAGGCTCTTGAAGTCAGTTACGCCAATATATGGTTTCTTCATTTTGATCCGTTTCTGGAAGTATCTCAACTCGTGAAATTGTCGTTATCTTATCATTGGTAATGACTACTGCATTCACTCATCGTCTTCTGAATCGTGGTATCCCCTACACCAGGATTCATACAATTCGGGTTCTTTGGTGGGGTCATACTCGTTGTCAGTCATAGGGAGATCACTCTGTTGAGCTGACACTCCATACCAATATGCGTTCTCAATCGCTCGCTGTGATAGTTCGGTCATCTTAGTATCCTCAAAAGCGGTCGGGGTATTGTTGCCTCATCCAAGCATCAGCCGCTTGCCACCACCCATCATCCCACATGGCCCAAGGTGAGCCATCATATTTGTCACCTTTTGGGTATGGGTTATCAGTGTCTAGCAAGGACGCATCGAACGCCTTTGCACCTTCTTGCTCAATCACTTCAGAATCATCAAATTCCAATGGTTCATCAAGACAGTCAAGTTCTAGCATCATGCTGGATCTCCTGTAGTAACGGGGTTGGGTCGAGCAGAAAGTCTGGTTGTGATTGATCCACCTGCCAGAGCATTGTGTGTGGTGCACTGTACTTCTTCCACCGCTCCAGATGCAGCATGTCCATTGGACGACCCTTGTCTGTTTTCAGGACGCGCTTGAGTTGGGCAATGTACTGCCCCTCTACCACCACATCACCGACTGCTCGCGTGACGGGGCGTTGGATTTCACCGTACACCCAAATCCCCGTATCGTCCTGCACAGCCATTGCCCAAGTATCTTCCCACCACGGCATCCCAACAGCTTCGCCAGTGAATTGATACAGTGCAACGATTACGCCAGATGAGATCGCTTGAACCAGTGCGTTCTTTCCTGCATATAAATCAATTCCTTCGTGCCTATGATGCTTCCGAATCGTTCCGAAAGCACCCGGATGCTCACTGGTTGGCAACTGCGAAATGTCGTAAGAGTTGATTGGGAAGATCATTTTAGTCCACGTATAGGGCCATGTTGTCAGCACTCAGAGTCATCTCATTGATCTGACACACGAGGTCAACCACGTCTTGTTCATACATCACAAAATCACGGGCGCGGTATTTGTAAATTCGGTTGATTGTCGCAACCGGAAAGGTGACAGCATTGATCGACAGCCGCTTGCGTTTGACATGACGAATGAACCTGGGGTCAAATTCAAACACTTCGCCGTCATACGCAGCCATACACACTGTGAAGTCAAATGAGTGAATCAACTCACTCATTGTACGGTAGTACCGCTTTGTGATGCACTGAATCTTGGTGTCGTCTTCATCCTTCAGTGTGGTTAGCTCGCCTTTCGGGCACTGCCAGACAACTGTCCAACCCATGATTTCCAGCTGCTTGACAACTCCCTCCGCCAACCTTGCGTTGGCAAAGAACAGATCATAGTCAGCCACATCGTGGGTTGGGTCGATTACAGTGCGAAGCGAGCCACCAGCCAGCCACACGCCTCCGGGGGTGAGAATCTCCAGCACATCGGAGTGTAGCTTTTTCAGCCGCTTGGATTCGATGTCTAGATTACACCGCATTTTGAGCTCCCGTCAGGCTCTGTGATAGGTCGCGAACAAACCAAACAGGAAGCGATACTGTGATCGCGTTACCGCTGTTTGGGTTACCTTTGGTAAACACAAACTCAGGGTCGAATCCTGACAACGTCAGGTTGAGAGCAGTTTCAACCGGCTTCGCCATACCTTGCCATGCGCTGATGTACTCATCAATGTCAGCGGTGACTTTGGCGTAGTCCGGCAGCGCGTAAAATTTCTTGCCTGCCATTATAGTTCTCCGAATAAAGAAAGGGTGATGTAGTTTCCTACATCACCCTTTGTGTCGTCAACGACGATTACTTGTACAGGCGCTTCTTCTTGCCGCGGCCGTCCTTGTAACCGTCGGCCCAACCCTTGCGGAAGTCTGCAGTACCGACGGTGGTCGTGCGGTTAGCACTCTTAGCCTTGCCGCTTTCAAAGCCAGCAATGTAGCCATCAACGTAGTGTTGCGACACACCAACCGTCGTGCCAGCGTAATTGGCCTTCGGCGTCGCTGCCGGCTTCGGCAGATTGCTCTTTGCAACAGCCACTTTAGGAGTCTTGGCGACCACAGGGGTTGCGACGGGGATCGGTTGGTTGTACCCAGGCCAGTACAGCAGTTGAGTGCCGGCGGGCAGGGCGCGGTTCACCGATGTCGACTGCAGGAAGATTTCGTAATCACCGTGATCGCCAGGGTGGACGCGGATGGTGCCGACTGCGGGCAGACCGAGCATTTGGCGAGCACCGGCACCACCGTAGATAGCGCCGGTCGGCTTGTGGCGAACCACCACTTGCTTGTAGTCCTGCACAGCGTCTTCCGTCTTTGTCAACTGGTAGAATGCAGCACCCTTGACGAATGCCTTACCACTCTTGCGTTCGCAGAACGGACGGATCGAATCCTTCTGATCCACATACCACAGGTTGACATACGGGCTGATGTCAGTCAGCGTCTTCTTGACGTCCTTCAGCGACACATCAGCCATGTTCGCGTAGAACTTGGTGGTCGACTTCATGGCGCCAGACGATACGCCCTTGTAGTAGTCAGAGAATGCGGAGCGAGTGGCTTCCGTCGAAGCAGCAAAGCCGCGGTCAGTTTGGTCCCATTCCAGGATGTTGCCAATCGGCACACCTTGTCGGGCCAGGCTGGCAGCATAGCCACGAGGGACGCGAAACACAAACGTCCAGCGGTCCGATCGCTGTAGTTGTTGGATCTTGTCCATCAGGCGATAGGCAGGCCAGTTGCGGCTGGAATTTTCTTCACCATCAGTGATCGCCATCACGAGGAACGTGACGTCAGGATCGTTGGCATCGGGAGTGGCTTCGAGTTGGGTGATCAGGTCACCGATACTGTCAAACAGTGCAGTACTGCCAGCGTAGGCAAGATACTCACCCTCATTCAGGGGCTTGAGAGCGTTGACAGAGCTGTTAACGACGACGCGCTTCGTGGTTTGGCCACATTCCACCACGCTGACAATCGTGTCTTGACTGACAGCTGCCGCTTCTGCGGCAATGGAGCTGATCGTTTCGTTGTAGTCCTTAGCGGCTGCTTTGGTCAGCGATCGCATCGAGACGGAGTGGTCACGGCTAATGCCAATGTAGGTCTTCTTCATGTCAATTTCCCTTCTAAAAGTCTAGTTCAGATCTGAACAAATTCGTCAGCCAGCATAGCCGACGACAGGGGTATTTATGCGAATACCCTTGACGCCTACCACAAAGCCTGGTGCGCTCGGCGGGATTCGAACCCGCGACAAACGGTTTTAGAGACCGCCGCTCTAACCACTGAGCTACGAGCGCATGGCGGCTATTATACGGCGGTTATTCAACAATGTCAACACTGGGGCGACGGGCCCGATGTGGGGTCATAACTGGGGGATGTGGGGTATTTTACCCCACATATTAGTCGTCTGCTTAGACGATTGTTAGTGATGTTCCACAATCCGTGCAGAATTTAGACGTGGCTTTGTTTTGCTTACCACACGTCACACACTTTGGCTTGACGTTTACGGTGACGGCTTGAACAACCGGGCCGCTTGCGGTTTCTCCCAGGAGCTTAACTACAAGCACGTGCTTCGTGGCTTCTACAGGGAACCAGGATGCTTGGCTAAACTTTTGATCATTTAGGCTACCTGGGACGGTAACGCCAACATCATTTAATGAAGCATTCTGTGCTACCACATTGATTGATTGGGTGGTGTTAGCAATTGAGGCACTCGCAGTGACAGAGTGAGACCGTAGAGTGCGGCTGGTTGGAGCAGTGTAGCTCTTAAGCGCCATGCTTGCGAGACCATCACCCAGACTACCGCTCACACCACCACTGCCGGAATATGAAGTGTTGGTTGATCCCAACAGACGCCGGTCTGTTTCGTAGTCCCAGTATCCGTCTTTGACCCAACGCTCGCGCCATACTGGTGTTGGCCGATAAGCCACAGCATCTTCAAATTGATATTCGACACGGATCAGTCCGTCTTCAATACCAATGCCGCGGTGTTGTTCTACGCCAGCGGTACGTTCGATGAACTTGAAGCTATTACCTTGTGTCATGTTGCCATTCTTGACGAATCGCTTCAGCTCAACCTCCCGGTTAGCGTCAACCACAAGGCCGCCTTCGACAGCGTCTGTGCCGTCAATCGTAATGTTTACGAGAGCACGGACATTGTTCAGATTTTTGATTAGGATTGTGTATTCAGCCCCGAACGGAACGTACACTGTGTCGCGATTGAGTTCGCGAAGAATTTTGCCATTATGCTTCACAGCAAAGGCTAGCTTATTGCCATACATCATGATTTCCTCTTTCCAACGGCTCACTGACTAAGAACCCATTTTATTAAAGTCAGTTAGTGTAGAGTTCGGCTATCCCAACTCTACGAAGTCAATATGTACTATTTGTTGTTTGGTTGCGTGGTCTCGGAATCGAACCGGCCCTCAAGCTTATGAGACTCGCGTGCTACCATCACACTCACCCGCAATTGTTTTTCTTCTTTTGGAGCGGGTGGGGAGATTCGAACTCCTCACCTAAAGTTTGGAAGACTTTCGTGCTAACCGTTAAACACTACACCCGCATTATCAGGAACTGACAGATTGTATTTATGTATTTTGCGATGGCAGTTTGCGCACACACAAACACACTTAGACAATTCTGCTTTCAACTTTTCAAAAGAGCTATTGGTTACCAACTTAGAGATCAAGAATTCTTTCTGAGTTGGGTCCTTGTGGTGAAAGTCTAAACATGCTTCATCTGTTTCACCACACATGCAACATGACAGAGATTGTTTCCAAGATTGGAAGGTTTGCTTCTTCCTTAGATTTCGGTCAACATTCTCAGCAATCACCTGCTCACGATGGTTTACATAAAACCGCCGTTTCATTTCACGATCACATGGTTTGCAATTGTTCTTTCTGAGGCCTTGGCTTTTATTTCGCCAATTAAAATCTTCATCGGGTTTTATTTGTTTGCAAACTACACACGTTATCATTTGGAGCGGACAGCGGGTCTCGAACCCGCAACCTTCACCTTGGCAAGGTGATGTACTACCAATTGTACTATGTCCGCATTGTACTTCTATTTATGTCTCGGTAGTAGGATTCGAACCTACGACCCTCTGCTCCCAAAGCAGATGCGCTAACCAGACTGCGCTACACCGAGATGAGTATGGTTGAGATTACACCATTAATGTTAGCACTTTTGAGTCATTATCCAACTAGTTGCTACACCAGCGGTTCTACTCTTATCCACATCCTCAAGGATGTACACTAACATGACTGCCTTATTTAGAGCGTGGCGGTTCGCTCGTCGTACAACGCTATTCGAAGTTTCCTCTACCGCCAACCTTGCGGGCTGTTCAAGAGCGCTAACTCTCTACGTGCGATTCTTCTTCAACAATCTCTGCCTTGCGAGCTTTGATTGCCTGCATTACTTTTCAGCTGCAGGATTAAGCCACTTTCACGTTGCACCGGACGCAACTTTGCGTTTTTGATAAAGATTTCATACCTATTGAAATGTGCGGAATCACCCGCTGCATAACCTACCGAGATGTGTGCGTCCAGTTGCTTCATAACCTTTTGGGCTACGAAATACAACACACCTCATATCTTTCACCTGCCGGCTACTCAATCAACTTTCAAGAACACTGACAACATATCTCAGTCACCGATGCCCTATCAGTTTGCATTACAGCCTTTGAGTGCGAATCTCAGACCATAACACTACCTTTAACCATACGTATTGGTCAGTTGGTTTTGTTGTGAAGTCGCCACCACGCGTTACTTTCCGTCTACTTGCGTTACCCTTGCGGGCGCTTGAGCAAACGTTCTTTCCACAACACTGACTTCCTACCTATAACCGCGGTCAGCGATTACTTCCTTTCGGAAGAGGTTTAGGCTTGCATGGATTGACCACCACCTTTCGGTTTTGGCGCAGATGTGTAGGACATTCTGCTTTTACGTGTCGCCACGCTTATCGGGGCCATGCCCCAAAACTACTTTCACGGAAAACCGTCTTTCACAGTCGTCTGTGAAAGTAGTTTCGATTTACTACTAATTTCTTAAAGAGCGTTGCAAGCTGTTGTTGCTTGCGATGTCGTCATCTGTATTACGTTTTCGTCTTTAAGTCAACGGGCATCTATTTAGTATCGGGTAAAAGAGAGTTGCTGTTGTGGGGATCAATCCCGCCCTTCTCAACAACGTGTCGTTTAACCGATGCAGTGAACTATAGCAAAGGGTAAAGATTAAGTCAACGGACCTGCTAAATACCCTATCTGGAGATCGTTAACATGAAGCTGCAACAAGTACTGGAAGGCATTGAAGATCAGCACACATTGATACGTGCAGCTAACTCATTGTATGCAAAGTTGAAGCCAATGGCAACATCAGAGTTTCAGCCAAGCGAAGCGCAAATGTTGGGGCCTATTGGCAAGTTTGTTAACACAGGCAATAAGCAGATTGATGCTATTGATGTTGTCCTGTATGGCGCTGAAGAGATGCAAGCATTCGCTCGACAGGAATACAGCGAAGAAAATGCAGAGCGGTATATGGGATTTTGGGATCCTGAATATAAGATGCTTGTGCTCAATCGCGATCGGTTGGGTGAATCTCGCATGCGGACGATTATTACCCACGAATTGCGTCATGCGCTGGATGATATCTTGTCGGGATACCGCGCAACGAGTAGTGATCGGTACACTCAGGCACCAGATGCGTCTAACTCCGATCGAGATTATCAGTACCTAGCTAGTCCAATGGAGCTCAATGCGCGATTCTCTGAGGTTCTCCATTTGATGACAGGAGTAATGCGCAAGGCGTTACGTGAGAATCCAGCGAATGCTCGCGATGTGGCTATTAAGCGCTTTGGGGAGGCAATGCGTGCTCGTCAGATTGAGCAGTTGTTCCCTGAAAAGACAAAGTCCCGCACCTACCGTCAATTGGTCAAGCGCGGGATGTTGTTCATTGACAGCTTTCTCGAGAAGCAAGGTCTTTGATCGTGTGCAGAATTGCGGCAGCAGCGTCATCACCCGATTCTGTCGTGTAGAAGTCGATCTCCTCAGTGAGCAAATATTCTAACACTCGTTGATCAATCTCTTTTGCCTCTTCCTCAGTCTGATTGCGACCTTCTTGCACGTACTCAAACGCATCACTACGCAACAGGTAGATATTGATGTTTGAGTAGCTGTTGTACACATCTTGTATGAATTGCTTGAATGACGGCGGAAAGTCGTCAGGCATGTAGAACAACCCAAGGATCAATGAGCTATCAACAATCACATAGTCAATATCGTGACCAACCAGTCGGCGTTGTAAACGGTGTTGATGAGCAAAGATGTAATCTTGTTCACGGAAGATGTGATCCCATCGCTCCCACACGAAGTCTTTTGCAATCTCGTGAATCAGTTCAACCTTGTACCCCCGCTTTTTCATCAGGGAGTACAGATCAGCAGCGCACGTTGACTTTCCTGTGCCAGGGCCACCAAAGAAGTTGATTACCTTCAACTTCTTGTTGTCAGCCCACGGCCGTGTATGTTTATTTGTTGGGTTCATTCAGCTTCCTTTTGGCGGCATTGATCCGCTCATTGAATTCTTGGATTTTGCGGATCGACAACTTTCGTGCAACCTCCCACTCCTCACGCGTTTTCCATACTCGGTTGGCGGACTTTAGGTCAAGATAGTCCCCCACATGAGTGTCAACATGCAACACATAATGCACACCGAGGCCTTGCGAAGTCTCATTGTCAACTACACTGACCACCTTGGCTGTATAGGGGGTTGTCTTGGCGTAATCGTGACCGTACATGGTATACACAATATCCCCCACAGCATGGTCAACAACCGTAACAGTGTTGATGAGGTGGTCTAGGTCAATCATGTGTGTCTCCGAAAACAGGAAAACCCCACCATACTCAATGACGGTGGGGTTTTCAACAGCTGATTACAGCTTGCCGAGCAGGGCCTTGATCACGTGGTAGTGATCCTCAAACATTTGCGACTCAGACAGCTCACTGATCGGGAGCCAGAAGGCGCTGCGTGCATCGTCGCTCCCTTTCACTGTGGGGAGCTCACCAGGCGGCAACTCAATCAGGTACGCGTGGGTGATCGTGCGGCCACGCAAGGAGCGGTCAGGGCGGTCAAACACGCCCCGGTACTTGATGCTTCCCTTTAGGACTGGAGTAGGCACCCGCAGCTTGGTCTCCTCACGGAGTTCACGCAACACACCGTCCTCGATCCATTCGTCCTGGTTGAGGAATCCACCAGGCATTGCAAACAGACCCTCACCAGGAGCGGCATCGCGTTCAACCAACAGAATGTGGCCAGATTGAACAACCACAGCATCAACCGTAACGAAGATGGGGGCGTATGGAGCAGCTTCCCATGCCTTCTTGTACGACTTGATCATGTTGTATTCGCGTTGGAGCAGCTTGAAGTCTTCCGTGTAAGTGAACCGCTCCAGCTCAACCAAGACTGATTGAGGGAGAACGCCAGACAGGAACTTCAGGCTCTTGCCTTCAAACATGATTTCACGCAGGTCGGTAGCATTGATGTTCTCGTTCATCTCGTGATCGATCAGCTTCCACTGCGGGAACATCTTCAGGTAGTACGACGATTCATCCTTGTTGTGGCCGATCAGGGCGATCTTGAGGGAGCGAGTGCTGCTAATCTGCGCAGCGGCTTCGTCCACGAGACGTTGGACTTCTGATGCCCAAGCTTGATCGTTGTACTTCTGGTCGTGCAGCGGCTTCACCTCAGTGCGGCAACGATCAGCTTCATCCAGGCCCCCGTAGATCATGGCTTCACGTTCATGAAACAGCCACGGATTCTTGCTGGTACGGGGTTGGTTGCTGCTGCCAACAAGGACAACAACATCTTCTGCCATGGAAAGTGCGGTTTGGATTACGTTGATGTGTCCGGTATGGACGGGTTGAAAACGACCGATAAAGACAATCAGGTCATAGGGCTTTTGGGACATTTGAAACTCCTTCAAATTGATTTGATATGTGACGGTCTATCCATCACATGCGTATATAGTAGTTTAACCGTTAACGGAAATCAACACGCAGATCCATGCCGGCATCATAGAGAGACCGCCTTTACAGGCGGCGAACTATCAGCACGTTACTCACTACGTTCATAACGTTGCCATAGTTCGGAAGCTGTCATACTCGGTTAATACAAGCCGGGCTCTTTAATCATCCCCTGCCCCCGCATTAACGCAGCTGATTTGGAAGATACCTCGCGGCCTGAGAACACAGGCTTACTGTTTTGGTAAAAAAGGAGCCATTACTCCCAAGGTGGTCAACTTTATGGCTTCTATAGCCAAAGGCTCGTTAGACTGGCTCCACAGTCTCTGTTCCCACTCCGGAGGCAGAAAAGGCATGCACTCCTGATGTTTCTAGTTATTACGCTGTGTTGTTTCAGCGGCCTACTTCGTTGGCAGGCTTTAGTATCTATCGTTGCTCGTCAATCAATCAGCAACCGCAAATCTCGATCCGGGTATGCGTACACCATTGGTAGAAATTCGCCAAGATCAGCATACACGTAGAATGTTGTAATAGCCGGCCAGTTACCAATCTCTTCAAGTAACCGCTCAGCTCTTGCCCAAACAGAGGGTAGTCCGAGTGGTCGGTAAGGTACATCCATGCACGCTCGAGTGGCCAGAAGCACTTTCGCTCCGTCGGTCCATGAATTGAACGTATGCGGCTCAAGCTTTTCAACTTTGATGGTTTGGAATGTCACCTTAAATTCTCCGTTTTATTTGGGGATTGATTCCAAATACGTCATCACGTAAGGATCAACATATTCGGACACAATCTGCCGCCAGTTACCACAACCAACCAATCCCTTCACCGCTGAGGAACTTACATCCGACAGCTCTCTAGGAGGCATCAGAAAGATCGTCTCAATCTCAGGAGAAATCCTACGGTTGATCAACCGTAGTTGAGCTTCATAGTTGTAGTCTTCATTATTGCGGATGCCGCGGATAAGGATATCGCACTGATGCTCCTTCGCCATGTCGATCAGCAACTGGTCATGCGGCAAGTACAGAGCGGTATACCCAACTCCACAAACCCGGTCACACACATTATTGACCATGTCCATTCGGTCGTTAGCATTGAACATGTACTTTTTGGCGGGATTGTTACCGACAACAACATACAGCTTGTCGACAAGCTGTGCAGCTTGCTCAATCATCCATGTATGTCCGTGTGTAATTGGATCAAATGACCCAGCAATCATACCACGCCGCATTACAAAATCTCCTGTGTAACGAAATGCCGAACAGCATTTCTCATTTCATCTACTGTACTGAAATTATTGATAAACTCAACATCACTCAGTTTCGCTTTGTGTACCGGATCCATCTGCTTCGACAAAATCGCGTCGATCATGCTGTCAGAATGTCCGTTCCGAACCTTGATGCGAGCCCGTTGGATTTCGGGTGATGCTGTGACACAGATCACCTTGTCTATGTGGGTGTATTGCTTAATGGAACGAGCATAGTATTCAAAGTACAGGGGAATATCCAAAATCCTGTTCTCATGCTCCGCGGCGGATAGGGTACGGAGCAACAGCTTTTGGTTGGTAATGTTGGCAAGCTGTCGCATTTTATGCGGATCAGCAAATACCTGCTCTCTAACTTCTTGACGAATGTGCGTACCGAACGCCTCATCCAACTTCAGCTGGATGTCCTCATCCTCATACAGTGAATGAACTGCAGCATCAAAATCAAACACAGTATAGTGTGGCAAACACTCACTCATCAGTTTGACGAATGTGCTCTTGCCACACCCCATGTTGCCTGTGACAACAATCCTCATACTTCGATCACCAAAGTTTCGTTAAACCCTGACGTGTCCTCGTGTCCGTGATATCCGCGAGGATTCGCAACCACACGAGTGTCGTATAGGGCATAATCAAACTGGTGGTGGGTATGACCATGGATCCACAAATTAGGCTTCGCCTCTCGAATGTAATTTGACAAATCGGATGCATAGAACATATTCATGGGTGACCCAACGTACAAATGATGGATCGACAGATGTGACGGAGCGTGGTGAGTAACCACAACCGTCTTCTTGCCATCAGCTCGCTGCTTAGCAAGCTCATCCATTGTATACATCACAGCCTTCGAAAAATCCACCCATGACGCGGTAGCACTAAACGCTCGCTCGTATGGGTCGTTGATGCCTGTGCGGATAAGACGACTATCATTCATCCCACGAAACAGCATGTTTGCATACGGACTCTGATTGTCACATTCAGTCCACAAAGTGGATCCAATGAACGCAACATCATCCACCACACAGGACGACTTTTCCAGCAAAGCCACATTCTGCAATCCAGCTGCCTCGATGGCAGCTCGCAGCAGGGCGTGAGTCTTCTTGAACGATCCGTGGTAATGTTCGTGATTACCAACAATCATCACCACCTTACGAAACTGAGCACTCGCCCGCGCCAGAAACGGAATATACCGCTCCGTCATGTTGCTCTTTTTGTGCACGAGGCCGATGTCACCAGCAAGCACCAACACCGTCTCCTTGTCTCCTTCGAGAGCTGGAACTTCATAGTCAGCAAATTCAAGGTGTAAATCTGAACAAATCCTCAACTTCATATTGATCTTTCATAAATAGATAACGGAGACATTGAATGTTCACTATCTACAAACACACAAATACAGTCAACGGCAAGTCATATGTTGGTTACACTAAACACACCATGCAAGAGCGTTTCTCCCAACATATCAGCGCGGCGAATGGTGGGTCAAAAACACCTTTTCACCGAGCCATACGAAAACATGGAGCACGCAACTGGACATCGGAAGTGTTATTCGTAGCATACACAGAACAAGACGCTTGGTGGGCGGAGGAGAGATTCATATTGGAAAATGGAACGCACAAGCGATACATTGGATACAATATGACACTGGGTGGTGATAGAGGACCAATCCTGCATGGAACTTCCAACGGCATGTGGGGTAAGACACATACCTCAGAAGTACGTCAACGCTTATCCCAGGGTGCAAAAGACCGGTATACCGGAAAATCATACGAAGAGCGACACGGTGAAGCATTGGCAGCTATTCTGCGACAAACACGTTCGGAAGATATGAAACGCATTCGCCGATCTCGCTCCGGCGTAGGGACAGCCAACCCTAACTTCAATCCAGAAGTGCTGACCTTCCAACATATATTAGGTGAGACTTTTGTGGGAACGAGACAGGACTTTCATACAACGCACAACGTCCCTCGTCCTATGATTACAGCCCTCATTAAAGGCACTCAACGAACGGCAAAAGGCTGGCGTCTTGCATAATTTCATCACTCGTTGTACGGATTTTCATGTTATCCTCTGATTTCGTATGTTGAATTGAACAATTTTCGACGAACAATCCAGATGTCTGATTGGTCGGTTTGGCTTCGACAGACGATATCGCCTCGAAGACCGGTTTGTACGTTCTTTGTACCATCCGGCAACGTCTCACCCCACAAACCAACTACGTAGAATTGATCGCCGTCAATGTGATCAGACGTGACCTCAAAACAATCAACAGCGTTGTCGGGTTTGGGGTCGCATACCAACCACCCATCCTGGTCAATACTAGAAATGCTGTACTTTGCCAGCAACTTCTTTGGAGTAGATTGCCAAGCATCACCATGCTCACCAACACAGATCACATTATGTGCGTCGATAGGCTCACGCCCTTCCAACGTACCAATCAGCAGCTGTGAAAGCAAACGCTGATCTGTGGTGAGAGCTGTGACGTGCTTAGCCACAATGGGGCGAGTCTTTGTTGCGGACCGCCAGTCAGTTATAGATGAAACGTCTAGAAACAAAATCGCCTCCATTAACCCAAATTGGATTGATGGAGGCGATTATACGTTATCAGAATGCGTTAAGTCAACCTAGGGTTTGTAGGGCTTTTGCATATGCTGCCGCTAGCTTCTTATCGTAGCTGTTTTGTGCGTATCCAGGGCCATTATACAGGCGCGCAAAATCAGCCCACCGCTTATCTTGAAGCTCGTCAGCCATTCCGGATTCGTGAACAAACTCTGCAAACGCATCAAGTTGAGCACCGTCGCCCTTACACATATCATTAACGAACTGCTGCACGGTTTTGTACCCACACTTAGCGAAGTTGTATCCCATGATTTGGAACGAACCCCACGACGCAGACATCAATGCCGCATTCCTATCTAGAGCAATCGCTCGATTAAGACGATCCTTCTCCTCACGCCAGGTCTTTCCGTAGAACTGCTTGGTCCACTTCGGATAGCACAGATCGGGATGAGATTGAGCATACTTACCGTTTGTTAGCTTGTAGAACCAATGTCCTTCGAATAGGGTCTTTGGAAATCCCTCGGGATCAAAACCACTGCCAGCAGATTCCACGGCAGCAACTGCGGCAACCGCTGCTGGTTCGCACTTTAGTTGTTCTGCAACGCGTTTATAGTCTTCGTTTGTATAAGCCATGCACAATCTCCTTGTGTTAGTTAGCGTTTCTTTTCAATATCTACTGGCGGGGGATGGGAATCAGCCGATCACCCAGTTGGTGCCGTTGCAGAACACAGGCGCGGTGTTGGCGCCGCCGGCCGCGACCGTGACGCCAACGTTGGCCGACGTGTACGCCGTGGACGCATCCGTCACGGTCGCGCGGAATCCCTTGTACGCAGCCGAAGCGGCCGGCAAGTTGGCGACCGCGTTGCTGGCGAGCGCCAACACCTTTTCGGCTGCCCACACGTTCGTGAGCGTTGCGTTGTTGACGGTCGGCGCCGCGTCCTGCGTCGGGCTCGACTCGGGGTCCAGGTAGTGATTGCCCGAGTACTTGCCGCCCACCCAGGTGGTGCCGGTATCGAACCGGATCGGAGCCTTGTTCCCCGCGGTGGCAGCGCGGCCGTTGGAGATCATCATGTTGTCAGTAAGCTCCAAGTCGATGAACCCACCGAACAACCGGATGCCCGACAGGTCGCAGTCGGACACCAGGTTGCCGCGCACCGTAAGTCCGAGCAGCGGCTTTCCCGCGTTGACGATCAGCGCGATTCCGTACCCGCCAGCGGCGGCGCGGATGGTGTTGTCCAGCACGCGCGAGCGACCATAGGCGAGCGCGATACCAGACTGACCGTTGGCAGTCGCGCCAACGGCGCTGTTGACCATGATGCCCGCGCTGTACTGGGCATTCCAGGTGAACAAGTTGCTGATATCGTTGTGTGCGATCAGCGTGTCGCGCGCTACGCGGCCGTATGTCACCCCGTTGCTGCCCGCCTTGATCCCGTGGACGCACTGGCTGATGACGTTGTGAACGATGCGCGTACCCTGCGCGCCGCTGTCCACGACGCCGTTGAAGAAGCCGCGGACGATGTTGGCTTCGATGATGAGGCCGGAACCGCCGAATGCGGGCGGGTTAGGCGTCTCGGCTGACGCCTCGATGTTGATACCGCTGCGGCCGACCGCGCCTGCGGCCAAGTTGCCCATGCCCGCCGCCAGTGTGCCGATGATGGTGTTGTGGTGGACGTGCATCGACAGCTCGGTATCGCCGACCGCGATACCGATGCCGGAGCCGCCCGCGCCGCCCGAGTTGCCGCTGGTGCTGGGCCTTGCCAGCCGTGCGGGGCGGATGATGAGGTTGTGGGCCAGCTCGCAGGCGATGGACTTATCGTAGCCCAGCGCCGTGCTCGGGTTGTCCACGATCCGCATGTGCCGCACAAACGACTGGTTCGTGCCATCCATCGAGATCATCTTCATGTCGCTGCCGTAGGGCCCGCTGGATGCGAAGAAGGTGCCGATCAGGCTGAAATTCTCCAGGCACACGCAGTCGTAGTACCCGCCGACTGCAAAGGAGCTTTCGCGAGCAATCCAGGGCGCCGTGTTCGAGTCGTCGGCGTTGGCGACGACCTTGCACACGTAGACACTCGTGCCGTCGCGTCGGCAGCCTCCCATCGACACGCCCGAACTGACCGGCAGGCGGCCAGTGACCATGTAGTCACCACCGGGAATGATGACCTTGCCCGGCACGCCGTCGGCTACGTAGTCGGCACGGCACTTGGCCACGGCGGCCACGAACGCGTCGTCGCACGGCCACCCGAAGATCACTTCGCAGTTGGATGCCGTCTGGGTGGCCGCCACCGACAGGTATGCCTTGCCACCACTGACCGACAGGATGGTGCCGATCAGCACGCCGTCATTGGCGACGACAGCAAAGTCTGAGGTTGGGGAGCCAACGCCGGGGCCCTTGATCGCCGCGGTCTTGCCGACGTCCGAGTCGGTGAACGTGTAGCCGGTGATGCGCAGCTCGGTCGAAATGATGTCCATGGCGCCCGCGGCCTTAAAGCGGGTGGCCCTGCGCGCATCACCGTACTGTCTCAGCGGGTACTCACGAAATTCATCCCCTGACACCAACGACTGGATTTTAGAAACATCAGCCGAACTCATTCCATCAGCGGCTGATCCAACAGACGACTTGAGGCTTGCGGGAATGGTTTTGCACATACCTTGATACGTCTGCCACCAACTCATTCCGTTCGGCATTAGGGTTGAATGTGCGAGCGCCATTGACGGTAGTGGTAGAGAACCTCCGTTGGCTGTAGCCAATGTTGCAAGATTGGCCCTATCAGCATCACTCATCGAATACCAAAGTGCAACAATGTTTGGCGATGACACAATTTGTACTACATCTTGTTTCCTATCGCTGAAGTTAACATTCATGGACTTGACATATGACGGATTTGGCATGCATTAGGTCCTTTACCCTAAGTTGATTATTGTGGTGTTATTTAGTATTATTCCTCTTTATTTGAGGAGATCCCCCATGAACGGTGAGATCAAATTGTTTGCAGGAACAGCAAACCGTAAATTGGCGCAAGCAATTGCACAAAAACTCAACATTGGCCTTGAGCGTGTAGACGTTGAGCGGTTCAGCGACGGAGAAATCCGCGTAGAGCTGAAAGACAACGTTCGTGGCTGTACAGCATTCATCGTTCAACCAACATGCGCACCCGCCAACGACACCCTCATGGAGACGATGCTGATTGCGGATGCGCTGCGCCGGTCGTCCGTTCAAAAGATTGTCGCGGTGATTCCGTACTTTGGGTATGCTCGGCAAGACCGCCGTCCCGGATACTCTCGCGTCCCAATCTCCGCCAGCGTTGTGGCGCACATGCTGGAAGGTGTCGGCATTGATCATGTTGTCACAATCGACTTGCACGCAACCCAAATCCAGGGGTTCTTCACAATTCCGGTTGATAACATGGGTGCACAATCACTGTTCGTTAGTGACATCTACCACAGGTGGCGTACGGAAAATCCGATTATTGTGTCACCTGACGTTGGTGGTGTGGCGCGAGCTCGTGCTACGGCCAGCCAGCTGAATAACATGGAACTTGCGATCGTTGACAAGCGACGTGAACGGGCAAATGAATCTGAAGTGATGAACATCATTGGCAATGTTGAAGATCGTACCTGCATTATGATCGACGACATGGTGGATACCGCCGGTACGCTTGCCAAAGCAGCGAACGCGCTGATTGATCGTGGTGGTGCACGGCGTGTTGTAGCGTACGCATCTCACGGCGTGCTGTCTGGCAAGGCGTTGACGAACTTGGCTGAATCCAAGCTTGAAGAACTGGTTGTCACAGATTCCATCCCTCTCACTGACTCGTTTGTTGGTTTTGAAAAGGTTCGTCAAATCAGCGTAGCGTCTTTGCTCGCAGAGACGATCAAGCGGGTGCACAACGGAACGTCAGTTAGCGAGATTGCACAATCATGACCAAGGAGATACCGAATCTAACGCGTGAGGAAGCTATCAACTTCCTCAAGAAGGCGTTCCCAAGAAAGATGACGCAACTAACTGCTGAGCAATCAGCAGTTGTGTGGGAAATGATCCAAGCGCGACAAATTGAACCCGTTCGTGACGGTCTTTCTCTTCATTGTGCATCGTTGACGTACGTCATTGATGGCGTTGAGTATGAAGCCCTGTGGGAACTCACCAACACAACGTCTCCCCCTATGATTACCCAATACGCTGAGTGGGACAGTTGACTTTAGAAAAACCGTCATATATACTGACATCCATGCAATAACGCATGTCTAACTGGAGCAAATCATGGCACTGTAGGTTTTGATTCGTAATGTTGGCCCTCCGAGGGTATGGTTATCTTTGTCTCTTGCAACTTTTAACCATTTTCCTAAGGATACATCATGACGCCGACAAACACACATCTGACCATCGACCAGTTCCATGCCCTGTGCAAGGCACACAAAAAGATCCACGGCTCTGCCAAAGACCACGTAATCTACAACTGGATCCGAGGACTCCCCCTCGGCCGCGGTTTCTCCAAGATTACCAACAACACCAAACTAGCAAACGGGCAAAATCCCTCTCGTTCACTTTGTGATGCCCTGAACGAAGTGACATACGGCTGCCGCCACTGGAAGCGTGCATACCAAACGCCTTCTGTGTTTGGTGTTGAGCTTACCACCGAGCAAGTTCAGGCCATTGAGACTGACATTTCCATCTACCTCACGAAGGAAATGTAATGACTCAATATACCTATTTGTTCATTCGTGGCGACCTGACGCCTGCACAGCAAATTGTGCAGGCAGCACACGCAGCCCACGAAGCCGGTGAGCGATTTGGTGAACATTCTCATCTTATCTGCCTGCGCTCCTCATCACAGGCAGAGCTTGAGAAGCAGGCCTTGTTCCTTGAGAGGTCGAACATTCAGTACCAAATGTTCTTCGAGCCTGATAACAACCTCGGATACACCGCTATCTGTACCCAACCTCTGATTGGTGATCAGCGCAAACCGCTTGAGCGGTTTAGCTTGCACACCTAATCTACCGGCGGAGAGGGGTTGACTTACCTCAACCCCTCTGTTATAGTGATGAAATTCCCACGATAAATAAATTGTGGGAATCCCCCACAATTTCTGGAGATTATCATGGCGAGAGAACACCCGCTGATTCTACAACTTGACGTCGCAGGCAATCCATGCCGTTGGATGACATATGAGGATGCTGCCTACTACAAGGCAAAAGACCTCATCGCATGGGTCTATGGAGAGGATGAGTTCACGATTTATGGTGGTGAAAACGCCCTAACGGGTGAACAATCATCAATGGATCTGAACACGATCATTGCAGTCAAGGGTGAGATTGGTGATAAGGGTCGCTTTCGCATTCCCACTCTTACCAATCGAGCCCTGTTCAGACGTGACCAACACATTTGCGCATACTGCGGTAACGAATTCGGTCATGACCACTTGACCCGTGACCACATTGTGGCGCGCTCTCGTGGTGGCCCGGACGTCTGGACTAACGTTGTCACTGCATGTGGCGGCTGCAACAAACTGAAGGATGACCGCACGCTGGAACAAGCTGGCATGAAGCTTCTGTATCTGCCGTACGCTCCGAACCGATCAGAATACCTGATCCTGATGAACCGCAACATCCTTGCGGATCAGATGGAATTTCTGAAAAGTCGAGTGACAAAGGACAGTCGAATCCTGCACCCAATCAAACTCAACTAACAGAAAGGGCCTCCGGGCCCTTTCTTCATTGCCATGAAACCTACAATCGTATACGTTCACGGAGCCTACATGACTCCGCTCAGTTTTGAACACATCATTAACAGTCTGCCTGACCACAACGAAGACCTGTTTGCATATGATGCAACAGCTCCGTTGCTCGAGACGTGTGATCGCTTGCAAACTCTACTGACGACCTATCCCGAAAAGGTTCATTTGGTTGGCCACAGTCTTGGTGGCGTGATCTCTCTATTCGCTGCCCTTCGCAGTGACAACGTTGAATCGATTACCACAATCGCTTCTCCTCTTGGTGGGTGTGAGGTGTCTCGTGTTCCGTTTGCATCTCACTTCTCTCCGGTACTAGCCAACGTTCATCCAAACCATCCTGTATACCAAACAATTCGGTCAGCTGACCGAATTGACTTCGATCGCATCACCAGCATCATCGCCACCAACGGTCGCACGTATCCCGGCATTGGTCAGACAGACGGTGTTGTCAGTCTTGCCAGTCAACGAGCGGTGTGGTATGCTAATCATGTGGAGATTGGCACTAATCATTTCGAAGTGCTACTGCACCAAGAAACCATCAACACAATCGTTGAAACCGTATTCGACAGTTGACAACCCCCAAATAAACTGGGATTGTATCCACACAACCATAAGAGGATACAATCCCATGAACCTACAAGACTACATCTCCAAAGCTATCGAAACAGAGAGCGTCATCGACAACGTTACTACCGACGTTCAACACCTGACCTATGTGCTTGAAGCAACGATCGCAGCAGGTAACCTGCTGGACGTAATCAAGAAAGACACATTCTACGGTCTGCCAACGGACCCTAAGAAAGCATCCGCGCGTCAGGATCGCCTCGCCCTCAACGCTCAAGCACTCCGCCGAGCAGCTCCGCTTGCATCAGCTGGTACTTTCCCTGGTGACTCTGCTGGCCCATCCCCCGTCCGTACACTGCAGAAAATCAACCCACGTGTGGCTCATGCCATCATTGGTCTGGCCACTGAGGCTGTAGAACTGTTGGAAGCCCTGCACACAGCAATCACCGAAGACACAGAGATTGATGGCATCAACATTCTGGAAGAGTTGGGTGATTTGAACTGGTACCACGCAATCGCCGTCGACGCCTTGGGTGGTGATTGGGAGCAAATTCAAGAAGTAAATATCGCCAAGTTGCGTTCGCGCAACAAGGGGAGCAAGTTCAGCGCTGAAGCGACGATTGATCGCGACATTGACGCCGAGCGTAACCTACTAGAGGAGCGCCTGAATGCTGGTAATGTGCCTGACGCAGACGCTGAGGGATTCTAAGGACATGATATGAATACAACAGGACAACGCATCAGCGTCGCAAAGGCAAAACAGCTCCTAGCTAAGGGGGCTGTCCTGTTGGATGCTCGGACACCCGTCCACTTTCGTGACGGTACTATCCCTGGTGCTGTAAATCTAGCAACACACCAACTTGCTCAAATGCTTAAACACCCGAAAGCAACACGAATCATTGCTTTCGGCGTGACTGATACTGACACAACCGTCAACACAGTTTTAGGCTACTTGGAGCAGTACGGATTCACAAACCTGTATACGATTGGCGCAATCGACAACTGGTTCAAAGATCCCGCGAAACCACCACGTAAACCGCGGTGAACTCACATTTTTTTCGTTTGGAGACAGTGTGTGATAAATATCTTTACCTACCCTATCACCGGTTAGGAAAATGATGCATATCACACACTGTCTCTTTTTCTTTTCCCGTTCAAGTTCCTCTGCGGAGTTCTCCGCGCAATCCCCACCAACCTAAACAACACCTATTCACTTAGGAGGCTTGACCTATGTCCCGTAAACGTGCCCTTAAAGCATCAGTTCGCAATAACGTATATCAACTAGAACAAGCACTGCTCGCTAACGGACGAGCAGTCACAGAAGGTCCGACGAAGCGCAAGCACTGGTCTCGTCACGATCTCCACGACATCAAGCCACTTACACCAGCACAGCGCGAAATGATCTACGATTTCATGGAGGGACAAAACATCGTAGCATCAGGTTCTGCCGGCACTGGTAAGACATTCTTGGCAATCTATCTGGCATTGCAGGAAGTGTTGAACCCAGAATCCGAATGCAAGAAGATCATTCTTGTTCGATCCGCCGTACCTACCCGCGACCTCGGCTTCATGCCAGGTACACTTGAAGAAAAGGCAGCCCTGTATGAAATGCCTTACAAGGACATCTTCCACGAACTGATGGGTCGCTCGACAACATACCAAGACATGAAGGAAAGCAACATGGTTGATTTCCAAACCACGTCTTTCATTCGCGGTCTTACTTGGGATGATGCGGTGATTGTGGTGGACGAAGTTCAATCAATGACGTTCCATGAGATTAACACCATCATGACTCGCCTGGGACGCAATTCTCGCATCATTCTTGCAGGAGACCTGCCCCAAACCGACCTTCGTAAGAAGGGTGAAGTTAGCGGTATGGAAATGATGATGAAAGTTACGGACCGCATGGGTGCATTTACAAACGTAACATTCACGCAGCACGACATCATTCGTAGTGATTTTGTGAAATCGTGGATCATCGCGGCTGAAGAAATGAATGCTTTAGCTGGTTGAGGTAATTGTTGACCTAGAGTAAAATGGTAGGGTAATTTCAACTAAGGATTACCCTACCATGACAACCAAAGACAGTTTGGGCGACCGCATGAAGCGGTACGAATCGGTCACGCAAAGTGATCTGATGAAGCGCACGCCCGTAATCGTGCGCATTGACGGCAAAGCGTTCCACACCTGGACCAAGTGCCTATCAAAATATGATGTCTCACTCGACAAGACACCTTTCAGCGTGATCATGAATGAAGTGATGACATTCACCACACAACACCTTGTTGACACCATGCAAGGATGTGTCCTCGGCTATACACAGAGTGATGAAATCTCACTACTTCTGCGTGACTGGGATACATTTGAGACGGAAGCTTGGTTTGACAACAACTTACAGAAGATTGTATCGGTATCAGCCGCTGAAGCCACCGCAGCTTTCAACTTCAAGTTTGGTGAAGTTCGCACTCCAATGTCTATGAAAGATATGGCTAAATTTGATAGCCGAGCGTATAACCTCCCCAAAGAAGAAGTTGCCAATTACTTCTTGTGGCGCCAAAACGACGCGTCCAGGAACAGTGTGCAGATGTATGGTCGTCACTTCTTCTCTTCCAAGCAAATGCACGGCAAGAGCAACAGTGAAGTTCAAGATATGCTGATGGCCGAACACAGCGCCAACTGGAATGATTTGCCAACGTGGATGCGACGGGGTACATGCGTGACCCGCGACGGGGTTGATAAGAACATCCCGATCTTCTCCCAAGACCGGGCATATATTGAACAACACGTGTACATCGATAAGGTGGCAGAATGAGTGAAGTAACATACGTCTACGACAACGTAGAGGTGCGCAAGACGGGGAGGACCGCCACCAATACCCTCCCCAGTAAGCGTGTTGATATTGTCCACGAGGTTACGCCTGTGGACACGATCGTCGGAACCTGGAAAAAGTGGGTACGGGACGACGTACTCTTTGTAGTGAAAAATGACTCTAAATAAACACGATAAGCAATACCACGATTTGGTACAGTACGTCTTAGATAACGGCATTGTTAAACAAAACCGGACAGGTAAACCCGCCCGTTCGGTTTTTGGATACCAAATGCGGTTCAATCTGCGAGACGGCACTATCCCAATGCTGACCACAAAGAAGATGTTCACCCGCGGTATCGTTCGTGAAATCTTGTGGTATATGATGGGCACTGGTGACATCAGCTATCTCAAGGAGCACAATGTCACGATCTGGGATGAGTGGGCTGATAAGTCCGGTCAGCTCGGTCCAGTGTATGGTGTTATGTGGCGCAGCTGGCCCAATTACGTGATCACAGAGTTTGATAATCCAGCGGATGAACCTCTGTTCTATGTCGATGAACAACCAATTGATCAAATTGGTCGACTGGTTCATCTCCTACGCACCAACCCAGAAGATCGTCGGATGATTGTGACTGGCTGGAATCCCTCAGTTCTACCTGATACATCACTGTCGTTTGATCAGAATGTGGCTATGGGCAACCAAGCTCTACCTCCGTGTCACTACACATTCCAATGTTACGCTCGTCCTCTAACAGAAGTGGAGCGGATGAAGATTGCTGGTAAGACATACAGCCTCAACGACGTTCTGGATAATGAGTCAGATGTGTCTGCCTGGCTCGATGATGCCAACATTCCGCGGTATGAGTTGTCTTTGATGTTGAATCAGCGCTCATGTGACGTGGGTCTCGGTGTGCCGTTCAACATCGTCCAATACAGCATCTTACTGCGAATGTTGTGTGAAGTTGCAAACATGGTCCCTGGAGACTTTGTGTGGAATGGCGGCGATGTTCACATCTACGAAAATCATGTGGACAAACTGCGTGGCCAACTCCTGTTGGATTCGTACGATCCTCCAAAGTTCAAGTTCACCCGACCTGTCTCTGACATCGATGACTTCAAATATGAAGACTTTGTTATTGAAGGTTATCAATCACACCCAACGATCACTATGGACGTCGCAGTGTAAGCGTTGACATATCCACGAAGAGGACGGATAATTCAGCATCCGTCCTCTTTTCGTTTGGAGAACCCATGTCTACTGATCATAAGCGCCTTGTTGAAGAAATGTTCGTTTTCGGCTCATACGAAGACGTTGAAATTGCCACGGTTATTGAGTTGCTCAAAGCAGCGGATGACGCGTTCTTCAATGATCAAGAGCCTTTGATGGAAGATAACCAGTACGACGCTCTGAAGCAGTACGCTCAGAAGACCAGTCCTGCTGATGCCTACTTCACTGGCATTGGTAGTGCAGTTCGTGGTGGAAAAATCAAGCTGCCATACAAGATGGGCTCACTGAATCAAGTGTACCAAGGCGATTACGTCAGGTGGATTGCCAAACATGGTCTGACAACCGATCTGATTGTGATCAGCGATAAGTTGGACGGTGCAAGCGCAATGCTTGTGTACGACACTGACGGCAAGCTGCAAATCGCATATTCACGCGGCGACGGCGAAGAGGGTGCAGATATCACACGGCACGTTTCTAAAATTCACAATGTCCCCAAGCAAATCACAAACTTGACTGGCGACACGGTGACGATTCGTGCGGAAAACATCATCTCCCCTGCATCATTTAGTCGAATCAATACCGGCAAGTTTGCGCGTGGTGGCCGAATCTACAAAAATCCCCGCAACATGGTCTCCGGCTTGATGAATTCGTCGGAGAACCATCCCGAAGTGTACACTGCGATTGATACGGTCGCGTACGAAATTGTTGGCAGCAAGATGGCCAAGGTTGACCAACTTGAACAATTGGCAAAGTGGGGCTTCAAGGTTGCTGAATACTCAATTGGTCAAGCCGACTATTGGAACGACGATCGCCTGACCAAGCTGCTGAACGACCGTCGGGCTGTTACGGAATACGAAATTGACGGTATTGTGATTGACATCGACGCAGCAGCAACCCGCGCTCGCCTGGCAACCGATGAGCTGAATCCAGAATACGCGGTCAAGTTCAAGGTTGCTGACTCATCAAACCTTGCTGTTGCTACCGTGCGACAAGTTGAGTGGAACGTGTCGAAGGATGGCTACTACAAGCCGCGCGTTCAGATTCATCCGGTTGATCTGGTTGGCGTCACCATTTCCAACCTGACTGGCTTTAATGCTAAGTTCATCAAGGACAACGGCATCGGTCCTGGAGCCAAGATTGAAATTACCCGCGCGGGCGATGTCATTCCGCAAATTTTGCGGTGCATTGAACCCATGCCCTTGGAGAATATGAAATGAAAAAGACACTATACGCTCTGGTATTGGCAATGTCCCCCTCTCACCAGCCCTGCTTGTCAAATTAAAGTGTGGTTTCGGGAAGCAAAACCACACTTGGGTGACGCAAAGGTTACTGTTAGGATGGATGGTTGTCGACCGACACCAGAAATGCAAATGGAGTTGTATGAGAAGGATGAATGGATCGGTACAGGTAGTGTGTATGGCAACATACCAATTGCCCTCATTAACATCAAGCACATACATGCCGAAAGGTCGAACACTTCAAACGAAATCACGCCCACTATAACCGCACCCGCGCTGCAAGGTGAGAATTGATGTCCTGGTCATATCGTATGCGGAGAAGCTGATACCCATGCTTCTCCGCATACGCTGTTTTCTTACCGTCGTTTTCAACTGTACGTTGATGTTTGACGACAGCCTGCTCGGTTGATAGCTTACCCTTTGTACGAACCGGGGTAAAGTGCTGTTCGCCATCAAACTCTACCAGCATGTTGTAAGCTGGTAAGAAGAAGTCATACCGCAGCCGTGAATTTGGGGTACTACCACACAAATCATCGAACCGCTTCTCTCGTTCGTATTGAATACCGTGCTGGTCTAACCACCTTTCAATCTCAGCCTCTCCATGCGACGATTGTTGTGAACATTTGGGACAGCGAGTTTGGCCTGAAGTGTGCTTATCAGGAGTTTGCCAAAATGATCCGTGGTTGGGACAAATTATTTCAACAGGCGTAATAGCGTTCACATATATTACTTGCGAATAATCGTATACGTCTCCGTGCACATTAATAGCACGCTTAATAAACGATGCAACATTTCCACGCTTTAGTGAAGCAAGGTGTTCAAACTTACACACTGGACAACCATCGCTACGCATGTGATCCAGTGGTCGTTGCCAAAATGATCCGTGGTTGGGGCAAATTATTTCTGTCTTAACAGAATTCTTATGATAGGTCGTGTACTGATATTTGTCCCCATGTATGAGCCTACTCTTTTGGACAAATTGGTCAAATGTTAGTCGTTTCATTGTTGATCTTTTCGAAATTCAACCGTATACTACACGGTAAGTGATGTCATTCCGTTTATTTATGGAGAACCCCATGACCCCCGAATACAAACAAGCATACGAAACATGGTTTAACGCTCAACTGGATAACCTAGGTGATTGGCATTGGAATGAGACAGGGGTCGATGCAGTAGCCGTTGATGCTGCAAACAACGAAACTGCTCGGTTTGAACGTCTGGTTGACTTCTTCTCATCCGTTGACATCCCTCACCTCGGTGAAGGCAATCTGCGCCAAATGTTCGACATGGGGTTCGATACTCCTGAAAAGATCATTCCTCTGACGCTGGAAGACATCGGCAGCTTGGTCGGTAGTATGGCAATTGGTAAGAAGATTTTCACCAACATGCGCGAGCGTTTCACCAACATCCCGATGCACGTGCTGATGGGATCGTGCGCCGCGTTCGGACGCGGCGTTGGGGTGCGAAAGATGAAGAAACTGGAAGAAGCATTTGCTGGTGATATGGCAAAGTGTGCCGATCTGAATGCAATCGTTGCTGTGGAAGGCTTCGACGTCAAGACGGCCAAGAAGATTGTTGCTGGCTACCCCACTTTCTTGAAGTTCCTTAGCGCGATTGATAAGTATGTGTCGATCGCCGCATTCGTTGCGAAGAAACAAGGCCATCTGTCTGGTAAGTCGTTCGTGTTCACTGGGTTCCGCTCCAAAGAACTAGAAGCGCAAATCGTTGATGTGGGTGGTGTGATGAGCACCGGAGTTAGCAGCAAGACCACGTATCTGGTCACAGCAGAGCCCAACAGCACATCTGGGAAAGCAGTGAAGGCGCGCGATTTGGGCGTTACTGTAATTTCTCAAGACGAACTGAAGGCTATGCTATGACACATTACGTGAAAAAGAATCATGAACAAACAACTCAATATGTTGATCTATTGATGGGTGAGGTGGATCTTGGCGATCCATCTAACCAATACGTATACATTGGACCAACCGCAAGAGCAGCAGAATTAGCTGCCGCTCAGTTTGCATCAAAGCTAATGGCTGAAAAACAACCGGTGGTTAGGAATGTTCGCCATATCGTACAGGTTGGACGGCAACAATTTCGTTTCTTATCTGTAGCGCACCTGCTGGGGTGCGGTCTGTGCGGCCTGTCCGTTGATCGTTACTTCCTTGACTTAACGCCGCAGATGCGGGAGAATATCCTTCATCACGATCCGCGGTACGAAGAGGCGCGGATCAGCATGATGGCCTGTCTCAGGAACCCAATAATGGAGCAAGATTTCGTATGATTCACGGTGATGGTGTTAGCAGTAAGTACAGTATCATTCTAGAAGGACGACGCCAAGAAATTTGGGCTCTCCCTGAACTGACACCTGATCAAAAATCTGATCAGCTGATGGACTTCAAGGACTTCATCCGCAACACCGATCACACTGAATTTGACGAATATTACGAACTGTACAAAGACACAGTTCGCATGCCGCCGGCTCGCCGCCGTAGAACTATCGTAGAGGATCTGCAAACCCATGACGATGATGAGTGACCATCAAAAACGCGCATTTGAAGAGTTTACTACCGGGATGCCTCCCGAGCAGAAGGAACAAGTGCGTGTGGAACTTGAAGCGCGTCTCAAGCACCGAGCCGAACAACGCGTTCATGAAATTGAAGCGATGAAAGCAGCACACTTTGCTCAACTGACGCAGCACGAGATCAATACTGCTCCGCGGCGCCAATACGCTGCAATTGTCGCGGTTGACGAGAAAGGTGGGTTCTCCAAAGATGGGGAAATTCCGTGGAATTATCCGGAAGATTTCAAGTGGTTTCAACAGACCACGTCGAACCAAATCTGTGTGATGGGTCGTGCCACGTACGATGATATCAACAAACGTCTTGGCGACAAGGCACAAAGTAGTGTGCTACCTAACCGTAGATGTTTTGTGGTTACCTCCAGTCCTCTGCCTCGGGATAATGCAACGGCAGTCACTTCGATTGGGGAGGTTGATAAGTACATCATCGATGAGGACATCAGTAAGATGGTGTTCTTCATCGGCGGCGAGCGCATATATCGTGAGGGAATCGCGAAAGCGGATACGGCGTACATCACTGTGGTAAACAAGGATGTTGAAGCTGATCTGTTCTTCCCCGTGAACTATGTGCTCAAACACTTCAACATGGACAAAATGTTTAAGGCTGAAAGCGCTCCTGACTTGCGCTTTACGGTCTGGAGACGCAAATGACTTACGAAATCCTCACTAAACCTGTTCTCAACGCAGTAGAAAAGATCCACCCCAACGGCACGCGTGAGATTACTGGCCACTCTTGGACGACCGTCAACATCAAAGGTAATGCGACTGTTGGCAGCACAATTGACAAAATCGAAACAGACGACATTGATCTGTATGGCGTGCGTGTGACCAAGAAGCTGTCAGAAGACACGTTTGAATGCACTATTGTTGGCGCAGATATCAAGCGGTTGTAATTACTAGTAATCTTTGGTAGTTGCTTGACCTTGGGTGATACCGTATCATCCTTAACAAAATCCAGAAAACTACCATGATACTACTATCCAGAGACGTCTTCCGCGAAAGCGTATTCAACCGCGATCACCACAAATGCGTTGTTTGTGGCGCTGCGGCTGTTGATGCTCACCACATTATTGAACGTCGGCTGTTCAAATAAGAGAATTTAAGTGACGCAAATGATTGGTAGTTCAGAAGGGAGTTGCATAAATACCTTCAACGTCTTGAACGGAACACCACATGCAACCACTACGTCAGTTCACAGAACAAGAACAGCAGCTAATCAACGAGCTGTACAACACTCTCGTTCCGGTCACACAAATATGCAAACAACTTAAGGTCGGAGAAGCACCAATCAAACGATACTTACGTGAACAAGGATTACCGCTCAGACGAAAGTATCCCCCGCGGACACTTCCAGACCAATCCTTGGTTGGTCAACAGTTCAATTCCATTACTGTTGAGGCCTTCATTTACAATGACAAGTATCATGAATGGAATATCATTGGTCGTTGTGAATGTGGGAATCCTGTCCAAGATGTCACAAGAAAGATTATCAACGGCGGTAGAAAAACTTGTGGAGTCCCAGGATGTGCTGCCTTCCATCAAGTTCGACAAAACAATGGCCGCCAAGCCTCGTTTACAGGGTATGAAGAAATATACGGATCACGATGGGGTGGGTGGAAATGTGGTGCGGCGAAGCGAAATATTCCGTTTGAACTAACCCCCCAGGAAGGTTGGGATATTTTTGTAGCCCAACAAAAACGATGTGCGTTAAGCGGGGTGGATATTGAATTTGGAACAGCTTGGAATAAGAAATGCACTGCCTCACTAGATAGAATAGATTCAACAAAAGGGTATACTGTTGACAATGTTCAGTGGGTGCATAAAATGATCAACGTAATGAAACGAGATATGACAGATGAGCAATTTATCAGCTGGTGCAAGCTCGTGCTGCACCACCAATCAACGACTGACACGTGATCAGTTTCGTGAGCATACATTCCAACGTGACGCTTACCGCTGCGTTGTGTGTGGGGCACCAGCGGTTGATGCCCATCATATAATTGAGCGAAGGTTGTTTGGTGATTGTCAGGGATATCACTTGAACAACGGTGCATCCGTATGTTCCGAGCATCACCTTGCGTGTGAACGAACTCAGATCACTGTTGAGCAAATTCGGGAATATGCCGGCATCACCAAACCAATCCTCCCTCCCCATATGTACACCGACACCGTATACGATAAGTGGGGTAATGTAATCCTTGACGATAATCGCAGGCTGCGGGGCGAACTGTTTAACGACGAGAGCGTCCAAAAGGTTCTGACTGAAGGTGGCGTGATTGGGGATTTTGTCAAGTACGTCAAATACCCCCGAACCTTCCATTTGCCGTGGTCTCCGGGCATGCACGATGACGATCGTATGATGCCAGACGTTTCCATCTTCGAAGGCCGAAAGGTTGTCGTGATGGAGAAATTGGACGGTGAAAACACGTCAATCTACAACGATTACATGCATGCTCGCTCCGTCACTTCTGGTGGACACCCGTCTCGTGATTGGATCCGTGCGTTCGCCTCTCAGTTCCAACACGACATTCCAGAAGGTTGGAGGCTCAGCGTCGAAAATATGTACGCAAAGCACTCGATTACATATGTTGACCTCGAAACATATGCGTATGGTTTTGCCATGTGGGATGACACAAATCACATCCTGACCTGGCAAGACACGCTGCAGTGGTATGAACTGCTTGGCGTCACTCCATGCCCGGTGATTTACTGGGGCGAGTATGATCGAGCCAAGATTGAGCAATCATATAGCACCCTGAAGCAGCAACGCGAAGCCGCCAGAGGCGAGGTTGAAGGCTATGTCATTCGTGTTGACGAGCCTTTCCACTTCAGTCAGTTCAAACAAATGGTCGGTAAATACGTTCGCAAAGGCCACGTCAATACAACCAGACACTGGATGTATGGACAACCCGTGATCCCTAACACATTGAAAGAGGGCCGCACTGGATTTGAACCGGTGTGAACGAAAAGTGAATAATGAAACTATTTGAACTCCTCGAAAAAGAAGACAGCCCAGAACCCGGTACATATGCAGCGGTGAAGTTTGACGAGAGTACCGTCAACAACATTCGCAAGTATATTGAGAACAACGAGATCCCAAACGGTGTGCCAGCAGAAAAACTGCACTGCACAGTTCTGTACAGTCGCAAACACTGTCCAGATTATGAGCCACAGGGTGACATTGATCCAGCTTGGATCGGTACTCCTGTTGGGTTGGAGGTGTGGGAGTCAAAAGGAAAGCTTCGTGACGAAGAACCAAAGCGCTGCTTGGTAATGAAGTTCAAATGTGAGGAGCTAAACGATCGCCATAAGGAATTGATGGACGAGCATGATGCCACCTACGACTTCCCCGAATACAAAACGCACGTCACACTCTCGTATGACATTGGCGACTTGGACGAAAAAACCCTACCAGATATTGCGGACGCTATCAGCAAACTCAAGATCAATCATGAGTATGGCGAAGACCTGGATTTGGACTGGGCTGCGAAGACTAAGTCGTAAGATCACCAAACCTTACAACCACATGCCAGGGTATCTGCATCGCTGGCATGTGGGCTCCATTGGTCGGCTTCGCGTTCGCATACACGAAATCAAGACAGCTGATCGCACCCCGTTCCTCCACACCCACCCGTTCCACTACGTGTCCGTTGTTGTGAGAGGTGGCTATACAGAAGCTACAATGAGCCGCAACGGCTCGCTCAAATACACCCGTCACAACGTAGGTTCTGTCATTTTCCATACCAACAAAACCGCTCATCGCATTGAGGTTGTTGACCCAAATACAGTGACTGTTTTCTTTACGTGGAACACTGCTGATACTGATCAAGGATGGACACTTACCAAGCATCACAGCATTCCTAGCCCGCCTCAATACTACAACGCTGCAGACGGTGTATACCAACACGGTACCGGGTTTCGTAAGCGTGAGAACGGAATATGGTATGCTCTCCGCGCAACTCGTGAGGAGGCATTGGCTTGCAGCCGGTTGTCCATTCATCAAGACATAAACCGTGCTGACGTACGTATCCTTACTACATAACTGAATACCAATCATGAAACCAGATCTAGCCATTATTCGTGTCCCCTCTGAGCCCGGAGAATCCTCAGTAGTACTCGTCGCTGTCAATATTGACGAGGATGGCTACATTGAGGGTGAAGGTGAGTTCTTCACTGTGCCTGAAGGGGACAGCTACAACGAAATTGATTTTGACAATATCGTCATTGCCCAACGGCACGATATGGGCTCAATCAATCCCATTCGGTATCATTTAGGTGCCGAAGATACACAAGTCATGAAGGTTTGTGAGTTGACTGGCGGCGAACTTCGTGACATTGTGCGTTACCTTGTGGAACAATACGAGGCCAATTATGAAGCAACAAGACAAAAGAACTCAGCACTTGAAGGAGACGTACGATTTGTTGGGTCAGGTGGAAACACAATCCAATAAGAAAGAAGTCCGTGAGGCTCGCAAAAAGATCAAGCATGCGATCCATAAGCGCGAGCGCAACATAGGTAAGCAACAACTAAGACACATTATTGATCACGACGACGAAGAATCGCTAGATTGTGACAGTTGACGTTTCCCTCAAAATATGAGTAAATAGACGTATTGCTGTGAACATCCTACAAAAGTAGGAACAGAAGTGGATAGAAAGAGTTCAGGACGCGGGTTCGACTCCCGCCATCTCCACCACAAATCACACCAATTGGTGTGATTTGTAATGGGGATGTCATGGTTTCGACTGGGCGATGAGTATTGAAGTGGACAGCACGGTAGGCGATGACCGTAAATCAAGCAAATCAACTAAATGCTAACGATGCATTTTACGGAGAAATGCGCCTAGCGGCGTAAACTCCACGGGGTCTGATCAACCTTGTAACCCAACATGATTAAAGAGGTGGACTAACATCCACCTCTTTCCATTTGCTGTGTGTAATCCGCTCCTTGATAAAAAGGTGCCCTTGCAGCTTAATAACATACCGGCATGAGGTGTGATTAACCTTATTACCAAACTAATAACGAGAGCACCTTCGGGTGCTCTCGTTATTTGGGTTTCTCCGCCCCAACATTTCGCTCGTATATACCTGCACCTTATGGAGGGAATACGAGAATGCAATACAAGTACGCAGCGGCACGCCGTAATACACCTGGAGACGACGAGGAACAGCAGGAACTCAAGTTTCCGCTGGCTGAACTCGAGAAAAAGCCCTACCGCCATTTTGAGCAGACGTATACGGCTCAGCATGCGCATTTCTACATCAGCAAAACGATCGGCGAAGCTGAACACTACGTGGACATGATTTATCGAATCAGTGCCGCTGGCCCTTCAGACGTGATCTTCATTCATTTGAACACACCAGGCGGACATTTGGACACTGGTGTCCAAATCATCAACGCTATCCAAAACAGCCAAGCTAAGGTAGTTACTGTGCTAGAGGGTGTAGCATACTCCCTCGGAACACTGATCTTCCTTGCTGGTGACGAGATGGTTGTGAATGATCACTGCATGATGATGTTCCACAACTTCAACAGTGGCCTGATCGGTAAGGGTAATGAGCTTGTTGCAGAACTGGAGGCGACGGTTAGCTGGTTCAATTCCCTCGCAAAAGACATCTACATTCCCTTCCTTACTGAAGAGGAGTACGAACGGATCGCTCGCGGTGAGGACAAGTGGATGCAGTCTCCTGAGATTCGTACCCGTCTGGAAAAGATGGTGGAAAAGATGAATGAAGAAGCTGCTGAGCTGCAAAAGGCCGAGCAAGCGATTGCTGACGCAATTGAAGCTGCTATTGCTCAAAGTCAAAAACCGACACCCGCAAAGAAAGCCCCTGCGAAGAAAGCCCCTGCGAAGAAGGCTTGACCTTTAGTTGGGGTGGAGCGATAATACGAAAATGATTCAAGCTCCAACCCTACAAGAAGTGATTCGCAATCACATTTCACTCCCCGCTCGTGCAAACGGCCGGGGATTTTTTACTGTGCTATGCAAAGTTTGCAACGACCACGGTAAGAAGGGTAAGCGTGCTGGATTCAAGTTTGAAGGCGACGCTGTTGGCTACAACTGCTTCAATTGTGGTCACGGTGCGGGATATGACCCTGCAAAACACCAATCCATGCCGAAAGACATGATGGCTGTATTAGACGCGTTTGACATTCCCAAAGTGGACTGGGAGCCAGTACTGTTCAACTCCCTCGTTCAGCGGGTAGACGGCACTACGCCAACCGAGCAGCGTGTTGAACTGACAGCAATGGAGCCAGCAGTTCTGCAATTGCTGCCGTTCTTCTATCCGCTAACAGACGATCCAACGGACGAGTGGGCTCAATACGCTATCGAATATCTGCAATCACGGCACGTGAATTGGAAATCTCAACCGTTCTATCTTGTTCGGAAGGTAGAGCACCCTGACAACGACAGGTGGTACGGTCGGTTGATCATTCCGTTCTACAAGGACGGGAACGTGATCTTCTGGCAAGGTCGAGACCTCACCGACTTGCATGTGAAGAAGTACCTAAATCCTAACGTGGCGCGCGATAACATTCTGTCAGACTATCGCGAAATCAACCAACATGTAGATGAGCCGCTGTACATCACAGAAGGGTGGTTTGATGCCTACCACATGAACGGTGTTGCTGTTTTTAGCAACAAGATGACCGCCAATCAAATTAGGTGGATCAATAGATCGCACCGCACCAAGGTAGTAATTCCAGACAAATTCGGTGACGGTCATTTGCTAGCAAAACAGGCGCTTGAACTCGGCTGGTCTGTTGCACTCCCCGACATTGGCGATTGCAAAGACGTTGATGCGGCTGTCGGACGATACGGACTGCTGTATACACAGAAATCGATCATGTCCAATACATATAGTGGCTTCATAGCGGAAGCCCTTGTGGAACTGTATTGCAATGGAACAACACGTAGCGCGCCAGCGAATAAAAGATCATCTTCGGCGAAGAGGTTTTGAGCCAATAACACTCACGACATCTGTGGTCACCCATTGGTGGAGAGTTCTAAATACTGCCGTGTTCGACGGCAAACTACCAACTCCAGTGAGGGTAGATTTGGTCCAACACAGAAAGGCGTATGCGTGGTGCTATCCGTTGGCTAATAAGAGGGTTCGTCTCTCAATTTGTCCACGGTTGAATTCGCGCAGACTGTTCTTGACAATTTTGGTGCACGAGATGGTTCACGCGTGGGAACATCTCAACGAGTTAACGATGGGACACGGTCCTTCATTCTTTCAACACCAAAATCGGATTAGACGAACCACAACACTGAAGCTTGAGCAGAACCTAGACGAAACCAAACACAATGACTACGATCTCATATACCCCAGGAACCGATCCAAAAACCGAGTTACGGTCCGATCTTTGGCACACAATGTCTCTTGAACAGCTGAATCAGCAGCAAGAGCTAGCTATCCAGAAACTGTCGACACTTTCCACTATTATCGGCCCGTCGTCGCCTCCATCCTATCTAATGCTGTATAATGCGCTCCAGCAAGCATTAGACATGATCAACGAAATCGTTGATCATCGTGTACAAGAAAAGCAACCAAAGTACTAAGATGGCAAAAGACAAGAAATACACTGGTGCGGACATCCTATCCCTGTCCGACCGAGAACACGTACGTCTGCGCACCCAAATCTATCTGGGTAGCATGTCCCCGACAACATACAATATCCCCATCCTAACTGGTGACGCGCTCACCGTTAAAGAGGTGGAGTTTGTGCCATCCGTGTACAAAGCAATTGGTGAAGTTGTCGACAACGCGTTGGATGAATTCTCACAACTATCGTCGAAGAACAAGACGTTAACATTCAATGCCAAGCCGGAAACCGGTTGGTATTCGGTTGGCGATAATGGTCGTGGCATTCCGATTGATATGCACGCAACCGGCAAGCGCACGCCTGAAGTTGCCCTCGGTAGCTTGAAGGCAGGCCGAAATTTCTCCGACGACAAGATGGTTGGTGTGATTGGCCAGAACGGTGTTGGTGCGGCATGTACTAACTACTGCTCTTCAGATTTTGAGGTCACGATCTACCGCGACGGCAAGAAGTACCATCAAAAATTCATCGACGGCGCGGACAAAGTTTCACCGCCGAAGATCACAAACACTACAGTAACGACAACAGGAACGGAAGTGACGTTCCAGCTCGATCCTCTGGTGTTCAAAAATGTGGCCTTGCCTGACGACCTCATGCGCAATCGCGCTGTTGAGATCGCTATGGCAAACCCCGACGTAACGGTGGTGTACAACGGCGAAAAGTATCGCTTCCGTAAAGGACTACAGGAGATCATCAGCAAAATTGCTGACGGTAAACAATCGTATTGCTTCCAAGTGGACACTGCAAACGTGACGGGTGAAATTTATGTGATCCTAGATGCACACCAAAGTCAGGATGAGCAGATGTACACGTGGGTCAACAGCTCACTGTTGTTTGATGGTGGTAAATGTAACACTCAGTTCTTCAATGCATTTTTTGATCGTGTGATTGCGCACCTAGAAAAGGACGCAAAGAAGACAAAGTCAGAAGTGACCCGAAACGATATCCGGCAAGGACTGTTGGTGTTGGCGAGCCTAAAGGTACGCAATCCTGAATACGACAGCCAAGCGAAAACGCGGCTGACGGGTCCTGACATGCGTAAGGAAATGTTCACCTTGATTGATGCTGAGTGGCGAGCTTTCACTCGAAAGCACGTGGACTGGTTTGCTTCCGTACTAGAACGTGCGAATGAGCGACACCACAAGAGCGCCAACAAGAAAGCTCAGGAGGAACACGAAAAGCGTAAGTCCCAACGAATTCCTGGACTGCTGGATGCGACAAGTCGCAACCGTCTAGAATGTCGCCTACTGATCACTGAAGGTGAGTCAGCAAAGGGACAAATTTGTGAAGTTCGTGATCCGGCCACTACAGCCGCATTTGCCCTAACAGGTAAGATCAACAACACTTGGGGTTGCACACCCGCCCAAATTCTGGCAATGGGTAAGCTGAAGGAACTATTCGCAGCAATTGGCGTTACCCCTGGCAAGTCGGTTCGACGGAGTGAGCTGAACTACGGACAGGTGGTAATTGCAACTGACGCTGACTTTGACGGTGACGACATTTTTACTCTATTGGTTTGCGCTCTGTACCAATCTTGGCCTGAGATGTTTGATGCATCGTATGAACCAATTGTGTTTCGACTTTGTGCACCCAATGTCTGTCTGACGAAAGGGAAGCAGCGGATTCACTTCGCATCACGAGCAGACTATGAAGCTGTTGCACACAAGTACAAAGGATATCACGTTGACTATTACAAGGGCCTAGGCTCGATGGCTCCTGAAGATTGGGAAATGATCCTATCTGGTCAGACTGAGTCGTTGATTCCTATCGTAGATGATGGGAATATGCGTCAGACGCTCGAACTACTGTTCGGCAATGATGCTGACGTGAGAAAGAATTGGATTACCAAATGAAGATTACCCAAGAAGTCCTAACCAAGTGGTATCTGGACGACCTCACACTCCCCGACGTGCATCACGGGCGTGATACGCCTAAAGTGCGGAACATTGCTGCGTGGAAGGCAATCACTCCATACGTAAAGCAAGAGAGTTCCGCACCGTCAATTGACCCGTTTCGCGGGGATGTTTGGGTGTGGAGCGATACTCATTTTGGTCACAATAACATCATCAAGTACACAGCACCGTTGCGTCCTTTTGCTTCCAAGGAAGAGATGAATGCGGTGATGATTGCAAATTACCTGGCGGTTGTTGGGCCGGAAGACATTGTAATCTTTGGTGGAGACGTTTGTTTTGGTAGCGTAAATGCTATGAATGACATTCTGCATAGTTTGCCTGGGTACAAAATCCAAATTGTCGGCAACCATGACATGCATCGCGACGGCACGCTGTACGAACTCGATTTCGACGAACGACACCTGTGCCTTCCTGTATCGATTGTTGAACCCGATGGTGTTGAATACCAACTACACTTCACCCACTATCCGATGGATAGTGTTCCGGCCAACAGCGTGAACGTGCACGGTCATATTCACCAATGGCTTGCAAATCCGTGGAACATCAACATCTGCGTTGAACATACTGGCAGCGCACCTCGCAATCTGCGTGACGTGTGTGCTCAAGCTCGCAACTATCTAGAACAAAAATGAGTAAGACGACCAAGAAGCAAGGCTCACAATACGTCAATGATTGCCGACGGAGTTACGCTCTATACGTGATGCAACAGCGTGCCATTCCGTCAGCAGCTGACGGTCTGAAATCAGGGGCGCGACGCGTTTTGTGGATTGCTCGTGATGGCCACAAATACAAAAGCGCCACTCTTGCAGGTGCCGCAATGCCGCTGCACCCGCACGATGCACCAGAAGGAGCCATCGATACGCTGGCTGCTCCGTACGGCAACAACATTCCTCTGTTCAGGAAGCATGGATCGTTCGGTACTCTGCTAGCTCCCAAGGCATACGGTGCAAGTCGATACACCTCCGTCGAAGTATCCAAATTCACCAAGGATGTGGTCTTCCGCGACATTGAAGTTGTTCCTATGCAGAAGAACTATGATGGCACGGTGGATGAACCGACCCATTTCTTGCCATTGGTTCCTGTATCCATGATCAACCCAGCCGAAGGCATTGCGTTGGGGTATGCGACATCGATCTTGCCTCGTGCCTTAGATGACATCATTCTAGCCCAAATCGCCCACCTGAAGGGTGCTAAACGTATCTCTTCACCGCTCCCCAAGTTCATGCCTCTGCAGCAGGCGGGAATCCCGGTGAAGGATAACGTGTACGTATTCTCTGGTTCGGTTGTAATCAAGAACACAACCGAAGCAAAGGTAACATCCCTTCCGTACGGACTATCTCACGCGAAATTCCTCGAAAGTCTTGACGCCCTTCTCGAAGGTGACACGCTCGTTGACTACGTCGATAATTCACGCAATACAATCAACATTGATGTCAAATTCCGACGTGGATTTCTGAAGGATTACACCGAAGAAACACTCATTCAGATGTTGAAGCTGACGTGCCGCCACACAGAGAACTTGAATCTGGTTGACTTCTCTGGGGATAGCATTATGAGCACCAATCCCGTAGATTTGATTCGTCAATTTACGGATTGGCGTCTTGGGTGGTACGTGCAGCGTTATGAGCGGTTGCGTGACTTGATCAAGCTAGACCTGCAGCGGTACTACGACATCCGCACCGCAATCAAGCACAAGATCAGTGCAACTGCTGGCAAGACTCAGTCACGGTCTGAACTAAAGGAATTGCTGGCCGGTATTGGCATCGTCCACATTGATTACATTGCTGATCTGCCCATTTACCGTTTCACGGAAGAGGAGCGCCTCAAAAATGAGCAGCGAATCAAGGATGCGGAAGCTGAGCTGCAAACATATCTCGATCTGTTGTCTTCCGAAGACAAACGGAAGAAGGTTTATATCTCTGAATTGCAAGAGATTTTGGGTAACTATACCAAAAACATCTACGCAACTCTGTGATTTGAAATAAATATCCACTCGTAGTACTAACAATCCCCTCTAGGAGTTTCCATGTCAAAGCACCACATGCAGAGTACTGTTCTGCATGACGCACACGTTATGTCCGTTGAACAACTGATGGAAGAATACGGGATCGAAATCGATCCCGACGACGGTTCTGTCTGGGATCCGTTTGAATACAAGTCGTTCGACACGGTGCACGAGTGGGCTGCTTACACTCAGCAGATGGACGAAGAGGAGGCTGACGAATATCAAGCCTCCTCTTCTAAGCACACCAAAACTAGTCGCTATTCTGACGACTACTAATCAATGTAATGGAACTGAGCCGCCACGATAACTGGCTTATCGATCGGCTCAAACCCGTTCGCAATGACCGCGTTGGAATCAACGGGCTTACGTCCCTTTGAACGATCCAACGACCACGTGATGTGGTAGGGTTTACCGTCCGGACGATTCTGTCCGACGGCGGTACGCTTACGAACAACCAATGCTTCCAGGCTGTCATCAGCAGCATAACCTACGACCTCAAATGACGTAGGTGTAGGAGCCGGCATCTCTGCCGGCTTATGCACACCAAATCGGTGTGTGATGTGATGCGCGATCACATCAGGGAACTTTGGCGGAAACTGCTCGAGCAAACTCGCCCGAGATGCTTCCGTCAATACAAAAGCCTCATATCCCATAATTATACTCCTAGCAACTTCAGTTGCTCAATGGTTTCTACAGCACTAGTATGTAGTATTCCAATCCCACCAGCCGCGACCCAAGGATCAATTGCCTTCCTGCGATCGTCAATCAGGACCTTGGTGTGATGCGCATATTGCGACTTCATTACTGCATCGCGCACGAAGCGTGCCGCGTTCGCAGCATCGTGACCGAGATGCTTTCGCACCCAGTACCGCTTCTCTTCACTAGCACCACGAATGTGTCCTGTTGCTGAGTTGATCACCAGAGGTTTGCCAGAGGCCAACAAATACCCCCACAACACAAACGCGTCCTCCATGGGATCCATCGCACCAAAGAAAGGCTTGCCGGATCGAACATGCATCTCAATGTGCTTCCAAAAGTCGCGACGCAGTTGCTTGTTGTTGGGGTCGTGTTCGGGGACAATTCCGGCGACTTCCAGCGCCTTTTTCCGAAAGTCTACCATGACTCCGTCCAGGTCTATGTTGATTTCTGTAATTTCAATCATATCAAATACTCCTTCTGATCCAGTATACCCCAAAACAAAAAGGGGCGACAACGCCCCTTTTTTTGATCTAAGTGTCCGCTCAGCTTACTTAAGCACACCCCACACATCATCCCAAGTCCCTTGCAGCGCACCCTTGGAATAGCTAGACTCAGTTTGTTCGAAGAAGTTGGTGTGTGATGGCAGCGCAAGCATTTCGTCAACCCACGGAAGCGGATTCTTCTTGTGCTTAAAGATGCCCTTCAGCCCCATCCCGATCAACCGACGGTCAGCAATGTAGCGAATGTATGCATGCATGTCAGCCTTCAACAGTTGCTGCTTGAACTCTGACGGATCCAGCTTGCTGTATGCAAGGTCGATGAACGCATCCTCGAGTTCAACCATTTTTTCAGCGATCGTATACAACTCACGCTTCAGATCGTCATTCCAGATGTCCTTGTTCTCTTTCACAAACTCACGGAACAGGTACGTCATACCTTCACAGTGCATCGTTTCGTCAATGATTGACCATGTGACAATCTTGGTCATGCCTGGCATCATGTTGTTGCGTCCAAAGTTCAGCAACATGACAAACGAACTAAACAACTGCATGCCTTCAGTAAACGCGCTAATGGCACACATCTGCTGGATCACCTTAGCGTTATCGCCAGACTGCGTAATTTGTGCAATAAAGTCATGCTTATCGGCCATCGCCTTGTATTCCATGAATTCATTGTACGTAGTGTCCGGGAAGCCGAGGGTTTCCAGTAGATGGCTGTACGCAGCAATGTGAACAGCCTCACGAGCTGCAAACCCAAGCAACATCATCCGTACTTCCGGCTGTGGGAATACCGGCAAGTAGTTGTTCACGTAGCCAGCCGCGACGTCCACATCGCCTTGTGTAAACAGACGCAGGATCTGCGTAAGGAAGTCCTTCTGGCCTTCAGACAGACGCTTCTTGAAGTCGTACACGTCCTGCTGCATTGGGATCACAGTATGCAGCCAATGAACCTGTTCGTGCTTGAGCCACAGTTCATAGCACTTGGGGTACGCAAACGGCTTGAACGTTGCGCGGGTGTCTGTTAGTTTTGTTTTCTTGTTAGTCTTAACCATTATAGGTCCAGTTCTCTATCTTGTTTTGATTTCCGGGTCTTTCGGGTGGTCCACTTCTTGCATCACTCACACTTGAAGATGACCAAATCGTCCCAGGGAACTCACGGAGCCCTTTTCGATGGTTCGAAACATACGCCTTGAGTTCCCCTGGGACCTTTCATGTTAGCCTTCGCACGCGATGCAATCAACGCCTTCAGCAATTTGTCGCAACTGGTCGATTTCCTCTTCAATGCGGACTCGCTCAACCCTCTTGCCGACTGTGTCTGTGTTAGCCAGCTTTTCTGTGCGCACGTAGTACATGGCCTTGCCACCCTTCTTCCAGTAGGAGAAGTGAATGGCGTGCAGTTTAGCGATGCTGATATCTGGACGAATGTAGATGTTGAACGACTGGCCCTGGTCAATGCGGGGTTGACGATCAGTCGTCAACTCAACTGCCCACAGCTGATCAATTTCTGAAGCCGTTTTGAAGACATCCTTCTCAATATCCGACAAACACTCCAGTCCCTGAACAGAACCTTCGGCTTGAACAATCTTCAGCCAAGCTTCTTGGTAATCACACGCCCCATCAGCATCCAACTTCTTTAGTAGTTCGTCCAAATGCTTATTCTTCTGAATGAACGTACCAGACAATGTGTCTTGGCGGAATGCATTAGCGCGCCATGCTTCGGTTGAAGGCGACACATTACCGCAGATCAGAGCATTGCTGGCCGTTGGGGCGATCGCGCTCATGTGCGCAAACCGCAGACCTGTGCCTTCAAGCCACTTAGGCGAACCGCGTTCAGCGCCGAGATCAGCATTGGCGCGATCCAGTTGAGCTTGGAACCGGGTGAAGATGCGGTTATTTGCAGCCTTTGCCATCACGCCGTCATACGCGATTATGTTCTTCTGCAGATATGAATGGAAACCCATCACACCAATACCAATGCTGCGTTCTTCGCGAGCTGACTTGACTGCTCGAGCAATCGACGGAGGGGCGTTGTCGATAAAGTATTGCAACACGTTGTCCAACATTTCTGCAATATCGCGGAAGAATTGGTAATTGTCGCAGTATTCGTCCCAATGTTCCAGATTGATTGATGACAGGCAGCACACAGCTGTGGTGTCCTTGTCAGTCATCAGCTCGATTTCCGAGCACAGATTTGATTGGACAACCTTGTAACCTTTGTCCTTCAAGTATGGTTTGACAGCGTTGTTAACATTGTCGACGAAGTGGATGTATGGCTCACCACGACCTTGGCCGGCCCGTAGTTCGAGTAACTTAACCCACAGATCCTTCGCTGAAACAACTTCGTGAACCTTACCTGAAGCAGGGTCGCGCAGCTCCCACGAGTCATCGGCATTGGCATCGCGCATGCAACGCTCAATGATTTCCATGAAGCTGTTAGGAATGTTTACACCGTGGTGAAGGTTCAAACCTCGACGGTTCTGGTCACCAGTTTCCTTGCGCATATCAAGGAATTCGAGAATGTCGGGGTGACTGATGTCGAGATACATCGCGTAGCTACCGCGACGTGTTGTACCCTGCTTATAAGCCAAGCAAGAGCGGTCATACACACCCATGTGGGGGATGACACCAACCGACTTTTCGTCTGTGCCACGAATACCGAAGTAAACGCCCACACCACCGCCTAGCATCGACAGCCAGTTGGTTTCGGATAGGGCTTCAACTAGACCCTCCTTGGAGTCGTGAACGTTGACCAGGAAGCACGAGATCGGCAAGCCAGAAGCATTACGACCAAACGACAGGATGGGAGTAGAATAACCCATCCAATGCTTGCTGGCGTATTCATAGAGTCGCTGTGCATGTTCCGGATTGCTACCGAAAGCCTTGGATACGTACGCGTATCGGTGCTGGGGAGATGTTTCATCTTCCATCAGGTACGAGTCCTTCAAGCGCTGGATGCCGATTTCGTCCAGAAGCGCGTCTCGTGATAGGTCAATGTTAATGCCCAAATATGTGTCTTGAGACATGGGGGTGTTTTCCTCTTGTAGTTGTTATGTGGTCATTTGTTCAATTGCAATCCCTACAGATTGCAAGTAACGGATTCCGTCGTCGTTCCGATACAGATCGTCGTATAGCACTTGACTAACGTTGTGTGCTGCGATCTTTTCAGCGCACGTCTTGCACGGCGCGGTCGTGACGAATAATGTGGCGCCCTCAGCAGTCTCACCACAACGCTCTAATTTACGTAGAGCGTTGTCTTCAGCATGAATGACACAGGACTTTGTGCTACCGTCTTCAGCTTCGCAAGTATTGTCTTCTCCTGCAGGTGTGCCGTTGTACCCAATAGAGATGATTCGGTTATCACGAACCACAACACACCCCACTTGCCTGCGAACACAGTACGATAAAGATGCGTAAATGTATGCCGCCTGCATGTGGGCAATTGCTTGTCGTAGTTTCATAGGTTGGCTATTTAGTGTTCTTGTTTTTCTTCAATAGCGGGGGTTCAAAAACCCTCTAAATTTCGCATAGTTATACTGTATCTGCTTTTAGCGGTAAGAACAACACTGTTGTCCCCCGAATTCTTTTCCGCATAATGAGTCGTGCGTTCTCGCAAAAACCCGCTGATAGCGTTGATGCGCTATCTCTTGATAAACCCGTCATAGGAACCATTATGACAGAAAAAGAACCCGTGAAGGAAAAGGACGTCGGTCAGATCGTTCGTTACCTGTCGTCTGCCTTCAATCAAGCAACCGCTCGTATGGAGCGTCCTTTCCGTTCGAAGAACGGTGGTGCCAACCGCTTGTATCTGATGCAAACTGAGTTTGCGTACCGGCTGAACGAGGTCGTACAAGGCCCTCGCTGCATGATGCAGAAGCACATTGCTGATTGCAATGCGTTCATCGACCAGACCATTCAAGACCTGGCTGCTGAGCAAACTGAAACGTCTTACCAAAACTAAGGCGCAGAAACGTCCTCAATGAGCCCTAAATACCCGTCAAAGGGGAAAGTATGCTCATTGAGGACATTATTGGAACGAGCGTTGGTCTTGGAATTCGCGAGGTGCAAAAGATCAAGACTGATTGCGCACAGTTCCTAAAAGAGTCGGCTGGATTGCCTTTACTCAAAGCTCTCCCAGTGACGTATCACAACTTTCACAAGGTGAAAGTTCGCCAACAAAAACGCAAAGACGACGTGTCCGACGCGTTTAATATGGCATTCGGTAAGCAGTTCAGTAATATTCGCCAACGCGCAATCTTTGCTTACCCAAACACTCCATCCCTGCCTCAAAACACAGAGCCGTTCTACGTCTTCCCAATCGACGGATATCAGTTCATGTACAGCAAAGAAGTACATGAATCAAATACGGCTTACCAAACGGCTCTAACCGCCCTGGTTGAAGAGCTAGACGACAAGGCAGAAGCCTCCTCCATCATTGCAGATGTTGTGAGGTACACATACGTCACGCATAACCTTCACGAAGGCATTTCTGCCGACGCGGAGGTGATACTGTATGGGATTCCGTACTACTATGCGGTCCGAGCCAGTGCGTGTGACGGATACGGTAAGCTACTAAATACTAATCATAACAAATAAGGTATACTATGAATACAGAACTAATGCTGTTTGTCACCATCGCTGGTGCAGAAGTTATCGGGCGTGTTGTTGAACGCAACCTCGAACAAAACACAATCACACTGGAACAACCATTGGTGATCCGTCCAATGCAACGTGGCGAGTCGGTTGTACTGGATCTATTCCCTCACAGTCTGGTTGACGCTGAAGGTCAGCATGTATTCAACCTGAACACCGTGATGTCGTTCGCAGTCAAGGTCCCAGCCAACCTGGAAAAGGCTTATTTGGAACGCACATCCAAAATCATTCTAGCTGGTCAGCTAGATCGTCTTGAAATGATGTAATCATGCCAGCAGTTGTAGTCAAAGGTGAAAGCGTATATGAATGCACGACGTGCAAGCGTCGCGTCCGTGTCCCTGCAAATAAGCAGGGAATGGAAGTGATGCAGCGCTGCATCATTACTTACAACTGCCAAGGTAAGCTAAACCGTGTAACTCAGACCAAAGAGATTAACGCCACGCCAGCGTTCCCTCCTGAGGTAGAAGGTTTGCAAGATTGGCACCAACGCAAGGTGTTGTACACTCACGAACAACCTGTACAATCCAATCAATGGATTGTAAAGCATAATCTAGCAAACCGTCCAATTCTACACGTATACGTGTATCGCGACACCTCCTCTGGTAGTGCCACACTAGAGCCCGGAACTCCAACGAGTACTCAAATCGTTGACTCGAACACGGTCATCCTGACGTTTGACGTTGCTGTATCAGGATTGGTACAATGCATCGCATTGTCATCGGAAAACACTGTGAATCCAATGGCTCTGTCGTCAACCAGTTCCGATACTGCCCCAGTCCAGATTTCTACAAATGCGGGCGAAATTACGATTGCTACGTTGGCAACTTCGCCAATGGTTAGTTTGGGTGTCACATTCTACTCAGGTAGCTCATCCAACAACACCATTGAATATGTTGGTATTGACTATGTGCCGTCAATCAACTCGCCTTGGGCTGGGTATGAGAGTATTGTTGCCAACGGTAATCAATACATTCTACGTAGTTTCAACATCGTGACGACTCCGAACGCGCCACTGTATTTCTCTGTTGGCGCAATCTCCAACGGTTCATTATTCTACCCATACAGTTTCAACGGATCGGGCCAACCGCAGCCCGGTGAAGTGCTGCTACTACTGAGTCGCTCTCCTCACACAAATGTGGACCGAGTCTATGACCAGTATATCGACCTTGGGTACATTAACAGCTCACAACCTGAATTGTACTATGCTCAGGGAAAAGCGTATGCTCAAAAATCGGTAATTCGGTCAATTTACCCGCACATTCTGTTGACGTAACCGCTGTATTGTAATATAGTCACCTTCTGATGAGGATGACTAATGAATAACAAAAAACAACGATTGCTCCTTGAATATGTGGTGTCGTCACCCGACACATTCGCTCTGTGTAAGCACATCATCAAGTCGGATTACTTCGACCCCGACTTGCGCAAAACTGTGGACTTTATCCACGAGTACTACGACAAGTACAACGCTACCCCCACGCCCTCTCAAATTGATGCTGAGACCAATGTCTCTCTAAAGGCTCGTGACGACGTTTCTCGTGCAGAGATCAAGTTCATGTCCGACCAGATCGAAGCGTTTTGCAAGCGACGCGCATTCGAGCAAGCGATTGTTAAATCTTCCAAGCTAATCAACGAAGTTGCATCGGACGTTGACTACGGTACGGCCGAGCAGCTAATCCGCGATGCGATCACAATTTCTCTGAACCGCGACCTGGGGTTGGACTACTTCTCGAACCCAGATGTTCGCCTCGATGAACAATCCAGGGTTCCCTTGCGCACTCCAACTCGTTGGAAGGAATTTGATGATCTGCTTGGTGGTGGATTGGCACGCAAAGAAATCCTACTGTTCTCAGCCAACTCAGGTGGTGGTAAGTCTATTACGCTTGCCAACCTAGCATTAAACTTCCTGATGCAATCCCGGACACCGGGCAGCAAAGAGAAGATGAACGTGCTGTATCTTTCTTTGGAACTCTCCGAAGAAATGATCGCACAGCGGTTTGACCAGATGCTGTCGGGCGTGTCGTCGGTTATTTGGGCACAACACAAGGATGAGATCGCTCAAACGATTAACCTTGTTGCTCCACAGATGGGCAAGCTGACGATTAAGCGGATGCCTGTTGGCACTAACAGCAACCGCATTCGCGCGTATCTAAAGGAGTTTGAGCTCGTTCATGGGTATGTCCCCGATATGATAGTCGTTGACTATCTCGACCTGATGGGGGCTAATGAACATGTATCAGCCGATAACGTGTTTGAAAAGGATAAGCGTGCCACAGAACAGCTGCGCGACATTTTGTTTGACTTCAATATGTTCGGAGCAACCGCATCGCAGCAGAACCGTTCAGCTATTGATGCACAAGAACTAAATCAGGGACACATCGCAGGCGGTATCAGTAAAGTGAATACCGTTGACTGGTATGTGTCGATCATTATGAATGCAACCATGAAGGCGGCAGGAGAAATTGGATTTGTCTTCCTTAAGTCCCGCAGTAGCGACGCTGTCGGTAAGCAACTGTTCCTCAAGTGGGACAACGGCTTCCTACGCATTCTTAATCGAGACGCCGACCCGGTCGATGACGATGGTGTGATCGACCCCAACAAAATCAAAAAGAACCAATCCACTAAGCGTGGTTGGGATGATCTGTTTGATACTGGCGACGGCCAGTAAAATTTCCTAGGAGAACTATATGAAACCCGTACAACCCACCCTGACCATTCAACTTGACGATGCAACCTATGAAGTTGCCAAGATGAGCGAACAAGTGCAGCAGCTCGTTGGCTTCTTTGACGATTGGCGTCAGAAGGAGGCGGACCTGTCGTCTGACCTGCTGATGGTGCGAAGCGCGCTGCGCGACGCTCAAACCGCTCTGGTTCAGATGCTGAAGCAGGAGCGTGAAGAAGCCATGCAAAAGGCGCAGAACCTGGGCCTCCTACCCGCTGCCAACGACGGTGCTGAGGGAGCGGCAGAATGAATCTGACCGAGAACCAAATCACGTCTATTGTGTACGAAAGTCAAGGCAAGCAGGATGTCACTACCCGCGTCATTCTGCCAGTGTCTCTGCCGTCGGATTTGATTCGTGCGATCGACTTGTCGGATGTGGAGCCAGCTGAACGTGAGCGCATCGCGAAGCTGCACGCAGAGTACCGTGAGTACCGTGACCGCATGATGTCCACGATGTTCAACTTCGAAACTTGGGTAGAACATACCACAGGTGACAAGATTGAGCCGAAATGGCGAGCGTTCAAGCAGAGCGGTCTTCGCTAACTCAACAAAAGCCCGCCTTGTGCGGGCTTTTCCTTTTGCCGTCCATAAATACCCGACACTAATACGAGGACGGCTCATGAACCTAATCAAAAAACTCAACACACGCCCCATGGTATCGGAAGAAGCAGCAATGGGTGCAGTCAGCGGGGGCTCAATTGCCTCTGCGGGCACGCCTCTGTTTGCCCAAATGGTACGGCGCGCGAAACCAAAGGTCGCAGAACCAATTGTTGAGCCTAGCACCAAACCCAAAGCCAAGAAAATCACCAAGACCACCAAGCTTCGTGAAGCATTCAACATTGTTTCCGAAGACCTGGCAAATCCCGACGAAGACGAAGGTAACACCAACAACTTTGATCGTGACAGCCTAATCGGCAAGCTGAAGGGTTTGGAAAAGCGTGAAACAACAGACAACCGCAATACAGTAACGTTTGGCTTGCAAGACGATAACGGTGGATTGATCCGTGTTGTTGTTCAATCTGAAGAAGCTGATGATTTTGAGCGTGCCCTAGAATCGTTCTTGATGGATCGTGAAGGTACAGACGAGGATGTCCCCGAAATTGCAGAAATCTTGTTCCAGCTAAAGGACCAGTTCAACATTGTTGACGTTCAGTGGCCGGAAATCGCTGAAGATGAGGAGCAAGAAGCACAACTTGCGGGTGGTGAAGGCCAAGAACCGGACCCAGAAGGCGGTGATCTCGATCTTGACCCATCAGCTGACATGGATATGGGCATGGATACGGGTGGCGCTGGAGATGGTCAGGTTCAGGACTTGCTCACCCAAGTGATTGACATGATGAAGGCTGACGCGGAAGCACGCAAGGCTGAGGCTCGCGCCAAAGAGGCTGAAGCCAAGGCCAAGGAAGCTGATGCCATCGTAGCTCAAGCAATGTCTCGCGTCAAGCAAGAAGAACAGTACCTTGACATGGAAACATACAACAAGGCGCGCAAGGATGAAGACCGCGAAGCTAAGCGTTTGGCTCAGCTGGCCAAATTCAAACATGAGATGGGCCAACGAGACGGCGGCGGTGATCAAGACGATGACAGCCTAGAGCCAATCTCCATGTCGTCACATGAAGAGGAAGAAACGCATCGCGCTCCGGGTGTATCAAAGCTTCGCCCAACCAAGAAGTTGAATGTTCCTAAGGGTCGTCTCCGCCCACACGACATTGCTCAGTACATCATCGGGAGGGTTAAGTAATGACCCAGTTGTCTTTTAAGCAGTTTTTGACTAGACTGGATGAGGATCTGCAAGCTGAGATTGACAAAATCTCCACGGATATGGCTCAAATTGATGCTCAGATCAACCAACGTACTGCACCGCTGCTTCAACGTAAGCAACAATTGTCTAAGATGCTCGCATTGAAGGCTAAGCAAAAACAAATGGAAGACAAGCGTTCCGGAGCAACTCCAAACGCTCAAACTCCACAACCTGGAGCACCAAATGCCCAGGCTCGCACGATGACGACAACTCCCGGCAGTGCCGGTGCTGCAACCCCAGGAGGTGGCGTCGCATAATTAGGACATTATGTTCACGCATCTCAACAACATCACGCCCGTTAACCTCAACACAGAAGAGGGTCCTAACGGGCGTTTTTATTTGACGCCAGAAGGCAACAAGTATCCGTCAATTACCACCATTTTGGGAGCTGGTGACAAACCGTGGCTTCGAGAGTGGCGTGACAGTATGGGCGCAGATCGAGCAGACGCTGAAATGAAGCGAGCAGCCGACCGAGGGTCAGCAGTTCACTTGATGGTGGAGCGGTACCTCAACAATGAGGTAGATCCTACTCGCGATATGTTACCGGCCCACATTCCAGACTTCAACATGCTGAAGGTCCATCTAAAGCGGATCAATAACATTCACACTCAAGAATCCGCGCTGTGGAGTGATGTAATGCGTGTTGCTGGGCGTGTTGATTGTATTGGCGAATACGACGGAGTGCCCGCAATCATCGACTTCAAAACATCAACAACCGATAAGAAGCAATCGATGATTGGTGACTATTTCCTACAGACAACAGCGTATGCATTGATGTATCTGGAGCGGTATGGCATTCAAATTGATCAAATTGTGATCATCATGAGCAGCGAACGAGGAGCTGTACCGTTGATATTCAAGCAACCGATTGAGCCATACATTGAGCCACTTCTTCGACGCATAAATACGTATCACAAAACGTATGGAGTGTAATGATGAACAACAAGGTAATTGGCAACAGTGTAACAGTGAATTTCTTACAATTGGGTCGCTCCCTTGAGGGGAAGGTTGACACTGGGGCAACAACCTCATCACTCCACGCTGAGAATATCCAGATGGACGAAAAGCGTGGAACGGTTACTTTTGTATGTCCACAGCTATCCAAGAACCAAATCACGCTTGACGTCGACGGGACACAGGAAGTGCATTCTGCAGACCACGGTGGAGAGCATCGACCAATGGTGCGGTTGGATGTTGAAATTGAAGGAGTTCAACTCAAGGCTGCTACGTTCAACTTGAATGATCGCTCACACATGGATACAGCAATCCTTGTCGGTCAGAATATCCTGCAAGCAGGTAACTTCCTGATTAACCCAAATCAGGATGAGGCGGACGCCCCAACTTCCGAATCTGCCGCCAATATTGATCGCGATATGCAAATCATGGAAGCTGTTCAAATTCTAGCAAAACATAATGTAACTATTCCGGAATTGGTTACGTACCTGAATACTCTCAAAGTCCATAATGATGAATAAGTCTCCGTTTTATGTTGTTGAGGAGTTCATTTCTCCTCTGATGTGTGAAGATATTGTTGATATTGTGGATTTCAATGTCCCTGATCAAAACAAGGACGGGAAGTATGTGAAGACGACCAAACGGTCGGAAACTGCTGAAGGTTTGATTTATGAGCGGCTGCTTATGTTACTGCCCGAAATCCAAGGGCACTATCAGATGCTGTACCGTGGCACGGAGAGTGTTGAATTTGAGTGGTTTCCTGCGGGAAGTTCTGGCACCTTCCGGGCTGAGAACAGTGAGCACTTACGAGGCAAGTGGGTTCGCACAAATGCTCGCGATCTGACAGCAGTTCTATTCCTGTCAGATTATCAAGAAAATACTCCGTTTGAACAGGAATTTGATGTATATGGCGGCAAACTTGAGTTTGTTCAACATCATTTCGGATTTAATCCGCAGCGTGGCACACTAATCGTGTTCCCCAGTGATCCTCACTTCATAAATAACACCACAGAGGTGTTTGCGGGTGACCTCTTTCAAGCACGATTCCACATCGTAGCTAAAACGCCGTATATGTATAATCCAGGTAGCTTCCCTGGTAACTATACGACTTGGTTTGGACCATACCTAAACCAACCCAGTTGATTTAACTCCCTATCTCAACTATAATCGCCCTTCTTGGTAGTAATACCAGGAGGGTATAACTTTTGACGAAAGGAATGAAGATGAGCAATCATCGAATAACCGCGTCTCTGTTGCTATTCGTGTTGATGATGACTGAATCATTCGCATATGCAGAAGGTTCAGCATCCACTGAATCAGCGCTGCCAGAAGTTGTAGTAGCAGAGCCACAAGCAACTGTTGTGCGTACACCAACGCGTACACAGCCAGAAACCACAACACAACTCCAAGCGTTTACGCGAACTGCTGTAGACAACATGAAGAGAGTGTTTCAGATTGGAAGTGAGGTAGGACATCCAGAAACCCTGCAAGCTATCTTGCTGCGTGAAACTAAGGGTGGCCAGAGCGACCCGATCGGTAACCGCGGAGCAGCAGCAAGCAAGCGATCATACGGATTGATGCAAGTTCAAGTGGTTGCAGCACGGTCAGTTTTGCAGCGCAACCCCCAAGTTGCGAAAGTTTACTTCCCCCACAAACCATACGATAAAGTCACCAACGATGAGATCGTAGCCTTGCTACTAAACAATGACGAGGCAAACATTCGAATCGCTGCAATGCATTTCAAGTTGTACTTTGACCTATGCAACGGCAACTGGGATAAGGCAGTAGCAGCATACAATATGGGCATCGGTAACGTGGAACATCTACGCTCACCAGCCCAATACGCCTACGTTGTAGGCGTACGGAGCTTGATTACAAAGCAAGTTCAGCCGTTTAACAAAAAACACGGCCTGTTGTCGCAACGTATTTGACCCACTAAGATTAGACTATAACAATAAGGAGAAATCATGGTTAAACCAGTAAAAGCACGTTCCGCAGACGATAACAACAAGGGCAACATTCTGGCTGATCCGGAAATTCGCAAGAAGTTCAAGTCAGCACTGGCCACTGTGACTCATTACCACCAACAAATCGACGATCTGAAGGAAGGTATGAAGGAATCGGTTGCAGACATTGCTGCTGAATACGGTGTTGACAAGAAGCTGGTTCGTAAGATTGCTGCCACGATGTACAAGCACAACTACGGATCTATGCTCGAGGAAAATCGCCACTTCGAGACGCTGTACGAAACCGTCATTGAAGGGAAGCTGCGCGACCCCGACGATGTTGGTGGGCATAACGACCCCTTAGACAAGTCTGATGAATAAAAAGAGCCCCGAAAGGGGCTCTTTTTTTATGCGTGATAAATAGCTCCCCTGTCACATCCGCGCTTGATTTGACCCAACCCTCGACGTGATAATGACAGGTGATAGAAAGGAAAAAATGAGTTATATCTCTGCAGTAACAAAGAACAATCGCGTTTACGTGTGGGAACGATTGTCTGAAACGGAGCGAATCGTCACAGACTACCCTGCTCCGTACTACTTCTACTATGACGACGAGGATGGGGAGTATCGTACCATCTACGACACAAGAGTGTCGAAGGCTGAGTTCGACACGTCGTCGGAATACTACGCTGCCAAGAAGGAATTTGACGTCCGGCGTGTTCGCACGTGGGAATCTGACGTTCCCCCCGAGATGCGTGTGTTATCCAACCACTATTACGGTATTCCTGCTCCGAAGCTGAACGTAACGCTGTTTGACATCGAGGTGGATTACGACCCGGAGATGGGCGTCACGGTGCAAGACATGGTGGCTACGAATCCGTATGCCCCAATCAACTCCGTCTCACTGATCCATTGCTGGAAGAAAGAGATTGTTGTGTTGTGCGTTCCGCCCGAAGAGGGGTGGGATGAGGAGCGCCTCCGTCGTGAGGTTGATACGTGCGCTCCTGATGCCCCGATCATGTCGAACCTTCGCATTCGATATGTTGTGTGTGCGGATGAGCGTGAACTCCTCATGAACTTTCTCGTTGAAATTGAGCAGAGTGACGTCATCGGCGGCTGGAACAGTGACTTCTTCGACGTTCCATATACTGCGCAACGAATTGTGCGCGTTCTAGATAACCAAGAAGTGTCGCTGGAGACTGCTGAGTCAATCAATGAGTACACCGGCAAGCTGTCCCTTACATACGCTCAGAATCCGAACCCTGCAATCGCAAAGCAAGGACAGTATCGCTGGCTCAAACGTCTCGATTTTCCGATGCATGGAAGCCCTACGTTCCGAGCTGTGCAGAACAAGGAAAACGGAAAGTTGATGGGCAATACGCTCGACCTCGTTGGTCGTATTCGCATCGACTACATGAACTTGGTTAAGAAGTACGAACCAGGCGAAAAGCCGTCGTATAAGTTGGAAGCGATCTCTGAAGAAGTCCTGGTTGATGATAAGACCGGTGAACCAACGCTGCCTAAGCTAACGTACGAAAAGACATTGCGTGAATTGTACCGTGAAAACTTCCCGTTCTTCGTGCGATACAACATCCGAGATACTGAGATCCTGTACGGATTCGAACAGAAGCTGGGATACATCGACATTGCTAACGTGAACTACCACCTGTCAACAGGTCTGATGCCTCACGTTCTCGGCACTCTGAAACTTGCTGAATTGGCGCTAGTCAACTATTGCCACCACGAACTCCGCCGCGTGGTCAACAATGTGACTGAGCCAGAGGTCGACCGCTCGATTGACGGAGCTCTGGTGCTGTTCCCGCAGATTGGATTGCATGAATGGGTTGGATCGATCGACATTAACTCACTGTATCCGTCTGCTATTCGATCTCTGAACATTTCGCCTGAGACGCTACGAGGTCAGTTCAAGAGTGACGTCAAGGACTTCATTGAAATTGCGGCGGGTAGCTTCAAACTATGTACGATGGTGCTTGAGCATGATAAATCCGAGCTGACGATGCCTGCGAGTGAATGGCGTGACTGGTTAGCAGAGCGTAACTGGGCTATTTCAGGTTACGGTACGGTGTTTGACCAGACGAAGCAAGGCTTTATCCCAGGACTGTTGGCTAACTGGTACGACCTACGTAAGAAGTACCAGAAGATGAAGAAGGAAGCTGGAGACGTAGGAGATTACGAAAAGGCGGGCTACTACGACCGGCTGCAGTATGTGTACAAGATCAAGCTGAACAGCTTATACGGCGCACTTACTAATCTGTACTTCCGATTCTACGACTTGCGGTTGGGTGAATCTACCACTGGCTCTGGACGTATCATCCTGAAGCACCAATGCCGGACGGCTGCGGAAGCATTGGGGGATAGTTACGATTCCGAATTCCCGCTATACGAGACGTTGAAGGACGCAATGGAAAGCGGTTATACGGAGGAAGAAGCGCGTCTGATCTCCATGGATGGTCCAGTATTCAACGGGAAACATCACTCAGAAGCTGTCATTTACGGAGACACTGACTCCACGTATTTCCGCACATTTGCGACTTCGCAGGAAGAAGCGATTAAGGTCGCTGATATGGTCGCTGACATTGTCAACAAGTCGTATCCGGACTTCATGCGTAACACTTTTTTGTGCACTCCCGGCTATGATGACATTATTAAAGCAGGCCGTGAAATTGTGTCTGATAAGGGCATCTTCGTTGATAAGAAGCGGTACATTCTTCACTTGGTTGACTTGGACGGTAAGCCAGTCGATAAGATGAAGGTGATGGGTCTTGATACCAAGAAGACAACCCTCCCCGCAGACGTCTCCAAGAAGTTGAACGGTTTCATCGAGCGATACCTGAAGGGTGAGACGTGGGAAGACATTTCTGTGTCGATTGTGGACTACAAGACGGAGCTAACTGACGCGGGTACTGGCGGTGATCTTCTACGAATTGGCCTACCGAAGGGTGTCAAGAAGCTGGAGGATTACTCAATTGCATACGATGCAGACATTGGGACGCGCCTTCCTGGTCACGTCGCTGCTGCCATTCACTACAATCAGTGCCTCAAGCAGTACAACGATAAGAATAGTGCCCCCATTGTGTCAGGCATGAAGCTTAAGGTGTACTACCTGAAAAACAAGAACGGACGGTTTAAGAGCATCGCTCTACCGACCGACACAGAGACTGTGCCACCTTGGTTTAACATCCACTGCAACGTGGATGTGGACGCCCACATCGAGCGACTCGTTGACAACCCGTTGGCTAACATCCTGAAGGCAATCAACAAGCGACCTCCGAGCAAGCAAAGTCTGTTCGTTGACAGCTTGTTGGAATTCTGATACAGTAATGACAAACTATAAGGAGAAAACTCCATGAAGATGGATCAACCCACTCTGGGGTACATTTTGAATGCCGTGCAAACGGCAAACCTCGTCAAGATTGACAGTCTGATTATCGAGCCTGGGAAGGTTCGAGCGATCGACGAGGAACGTACGGTGTTTATCTTGCAGGACGCAAACGTGCCAGACCTTCCGTTTGGCTCGATTGGTCTCAATCGGCTTGGCGTATTCTCCTCGCGGTTGGATCTGGTGAAGCTGCACGACACTTTTGACATTGACGTCACAACCGAAGGCGATTCGTCGCTTTTTGCTCGAACGTTAACCATGAAGGCTAAGGGTCTGAAGGTTGATTATCGTTGTGCCAATCCCGCAACAATTCAGGCCCCCAAGGCTATGAACGACGCCGTCAAGATCAAGGTTACCGCTGTTCCTGAAGCCATCACGTACATGCAAAAGGGCGCATCAGCCATGGGTGCTGATGTGATCACTCTGATCGGTAACGACGACGGAGTGACGATGGAGTTGGCTGACATCAACATGGATAAGATGACCTTCCAGTTGGCAGACGCTGCAGATCTGCAGGCTCTCGACGGATCTACGCCGAATTTCACCCATAAATATCCGATCAAAACGGTGTTGGCGCTGTTCAAGCACAACACCGGCGGTGCTTTTCAGTTGACATCCCGCGGCATTATGCGGATGTCTATTAACAATCTGTGCGTCAACGTACTACCTAAGGTGTAAGATGTTCAAGGCAATTTCAAATTGGTGGAATCGTGATAAGATTCGCGCCGACCAAACAATGGCTGAGCTTAAGCGCTACAGCGATGCACTCAACGAGGCACTTGCTGAACGCGACCAAGTGAAGCAAGAACTGAATGTTGTGAGTGAAGAGGTTGCCGTGTTTCGTCAGCGTGACGAGGCCGACGCAGCAAGGTACACAAGCAAGGACCCTTGGGTTGAGATCAAGAGCGACAAGTTTGATGAAGCTCGTGGGCTTCAGATCGAACTTGATTGGAACACTGCATTCATTGAGTATCTGAAGGAGAACGGTATCACTGGCCGCGACGAAGACACAGCGGTCCAGAAGTGGTTAGCTCTACTGTATCACGACATGACCGAGCGCCTTGAAGCCATCTCCATTGAGAATACCGATAAACATCGGACGAACGACTACGTATAACATGAAATACCTCGTCTTTGACATTTCCAATCTGCTGTACCGCACCTTCTTCGTTCAACGACAAGAGGATGACGAGACGCTCGCTGGATTAGCTACTCACACAGCACTGGTCATGCTGAACAAGTATTACAAGCAGCACCGTCCCGACAAGGTTGTGATGGTGTTTGACCGCAAGAGTTGGCGCAAGGATTATACCGCCAGCGATGCGTGCATCTCCAAGAAGCCGTACAAGGGCAATCGTCGGCAAGACATGACTCCAGCCCAGCAGCTGAAGTATCAGCGATTCTTGACTCACATGCGTGAGTTTGAGGCACTGATTGCTGAACAGACGACCATTGTTACGTTGGTTGAAGATATGTTGGAGGCTGACGATCTGATCGCTGGCTTCTGTCAGATTGAGGCCAGCGATGACAATGAGATCGTCATTATCAGCACAGACTCAGACTTGCTACAGTTGATGCAATACACCAATGTCCGCATCGTCTCTCCTGCAACTGATAAGGAACAGACGCTGTCGGAATTTGATGGTGACCCTCTGTTTTACGTATTTCAGAAGTGTATTCGTGGGGACAGCACCGATAACGTGCAGTCCGCATATCCGCGAGTGCGTATGGACCGAATCAAGAAAGCGTTCACAGATCCGTACGAACGTGTTCAATTGATGAATGAAACGTGGACAGCTCCCGGTCCAGTTGTTACAGATGAGAACGGCGAAGAGGTGGTTTCAAAGATCACGTACAAGGTCGCGGATCTGTTTGATGAGAATGAGAAGCTGATTAACTTGGCCAAACAACCACCAAACATTCGGAAACTGATCCTGGAATCAGTATCTGAATCTCTGGACAAGAAGCGTCAATTCTCGATGTTCTTCATTTTGAAGTTCCTCGGAAAATACAAACTAGTCAAGATCAAAGAATCTCTTGACCAATACATTCCGATGTTGTCGAAATAAAAAAGCCCTCCTAGGAGGGCTTTTTTTTATGCGGCTACTGGTTGATTCGGAGCTGCTACGCGGCCACCGATCTGACCTGCTCGTGGGTCAACAATCTTACCCGACGGTGTCAGCAACTTGACCAGTTGGTTGAAATAGGTCAGAGCATTAACACCGTTGCGCATCGTGATGTTTTGCATCAGATCCCACAGCTCTAGTTGAGCGGCGTTGCGGTTCGACAGGATTTCTGCCAGACGCTGCTTGTCAATGTTATCTAGGTCGGCAGTACGGAAGTACAGGACGTTGCCGTCTGCAGTGCGCTTCATAATCGCGCACTCGTGTAGCATGCCGTCACCATACAACTCCAACCATTCAACGTGATGGAAGTCTGGTGATACTTGGCGCTGATATGAAACGTGAGTCATGGTATATCTCCTATAATCTTGTACCATGTAGATATTTACATACCGGATTTACGCGCGGTCCTTTACCCGTATTAACAGGTCCCCTCACCGGGGCACGATCCTGCAACATTGTTACAATACGATATCCATGCATGACCATTCCACTGCTGTACGCGCCTAGAGGCGGGAGGAGATGTGGGCGCTCCTGTGATGTCTTCTTCTGTGGACACGATGAATAACGTTCGTTCTGGCCCAGTTCTGATTGTTGGAATCACATTTGCGTCTGTGGGTGCTCCCTGACCTCCTGTTAACGGCGTTCGTGGGAAGGTGCTAATACCCGCTTCGGTGATGTTATCTCCGTCTGTTTCCACACCTCGCAAATCCAGAATATCAAACCCAACAGGAGGCATCTCAATGTAATTATTTGGGTCGCTGACTTCGATCATGTTTCGAAGAATGGTGATTTGTCCGACGGTACCTTCAATTAGACCACCGTACGACTTTACAATGGCTCCGTTGTACACTACATTCAGCTGAATTGTGCTGCCAGGGCCGTTTATCATCTCAACGGCTATGTTGTTTGCTTCGGCGTTTTGGTGTTTGCTTCTGAAGAACAGAGGTTGTGGACCAACAGTTTGTGGCGGTGGTGTTACCGTTACGCGGCTGCGTGTGGTTGTGTAGGCAGGGGCGGCGCATGGAGTACTACCAGACGAAAATGTCGGACGATAGGTATATGATGGTTCGCAACTCATTAGTTCTCCACAAAAACGTCCGATGAGCCAACGGTTATGCTACCTGGGTGCGGAGGGCCACTGCAGGTACCGTGGGGAGCTATTGTGTCTCCCACCCGACATAGCGGAATCCCGTTGACAAATACGGTAGCAGCACCACTGTTCGTTACTGTTGGTGGTCCGCAGGGATGGCCCGCTGTTGCATCGCCTAACCTAGTCGCAGGGATGCCGTTAATGAACACGTTACCGCTTCCTGCGGCGATTGTGTCTCCACACGATGTTGGATCACCAATTCTGATTGCTGCTGGCATAACATTCCTTTACCTTTATTTACATTTTGAACCTAAATACGACGGACCATAACACTCTGGAGACCAATATGGATCGTTTTGTGGCAGACGTCAAATCATTTCTCACCCTATTTCCATTCACAGGCGCAAGCTGGTTTGTGATATTTGGATTGATCGTGCTTACGCTAATCTTCTACGTTGAGCATCGCGATCCAAAGAGCACAGTTAGGTTTGAACACCTAATTTGTGATTCAACAAATAATCGCGCATCTCCGTACAAGCTCGGTTACTTGATTGGTGTAGCTGTTAGCACATGGATGATCATCACTATGAGCGACAAAGGTACGTTGACCTTTGATATGCTTAGTGTGTATCTAATGTACCTACTTGGTGGGGCTGGTTGGAACTCGTTCGTCAAGAACAAGAACGGATCAGACAGCGCTGACGTAGAGCCAAAATAAAAAGGCCCTCAGAAGAGGGCCTTTTTTTAGCTGGATCGACCAACCGAGATTGTCAACGTATACGTGATTGACAGCGTGCGGTTTGCTGACTTTAACACCGGTGAGAACACTAAGTGTGCCAACAAGCGCTCGCGTTGTGTTAATGGTGATGTTGGTGCATTCTGCAGACCTGCTGCAGTTCCGTCGACGGCTGCAACTAACTGACTACCACTTGGGGTGTTTAGAGCGGCCAGCAGAGCCGAGGTATTAGCACCCGATAGGTTAATCGACGATGTTGGTCCCGCAGTTGTACTCTGCACCTGTAGCGTGCCATATGTTTGAGCGCCCGTGATGGTGGAGAATGTGCCACCCGTCAAGTCCGTAATTGTGAACGTTGCATTCGGGGCGCTTGGGATAATGTTCCAAGCGCTACTGTTTGTGTTCATTGCTTGACAGAAATCGCCAAACAGAATTTCACCCGAAGCTCCAGAACCTGCAGCTGGGGTAGTAAAAGTGATCGTTTGCGGTGTGCCGCCGTTGATTGCAATATTGAACGAATATTGTGTGCTTGGCAGTAAGCCTGATGCATCAGTCGAAACCTTGGCCAGATTACCAAACTTGATTTGCTGGTATCCGTTAGTGCCAATTGCGTCAGCACCGCCCGTATATAGACCGATTTCGTCAAACACAAAGTCCGTCTCTGTGCTGGTGGCAACCTTATCGGCAATGAACTGACTGCGTGGTTCATTGCCGTTTAGGGTGCAAGACACAACAACCTCAGACATTACGCCAAGCTCGCTCGACCGAACACCTGGACCTGAAACGTGCTCAACAGTTGCCGGATCACTAGACGGAACAGCACCACCACCAGCACGAACGCCCGTATTCAAGTCTGCGGAACCAGGGTCGGTGCCAATCAGAGCGCTGGAATCATCTACAACTTCCGAGTACGTTTCGTTGTAGATTCGGCTGTCCCACGTAGCGATGTCAGGAGACTGTCCGTCGTTGGGGGTCTTGTACGTAACCGAATACGCAGCATCAACTACGGTACCGCCATTGCCAAACGCAATCCGATAGATGCTTGAATGTGGTTCGTTTGCCAAAGCACGGGCGATGATACGCGCCATGTTTTGCGGATGGATTGCGTTGTCTTTGTCTAGTAGAACATTACCTAGATCGTCAACGATCTTGCAATGACCTTTAATAGTGGTTTGTAGTGAATCTTGCGACATGTGTAGCTCCTTTTATGTATTTACGGATTTACACAATACGGCGTACTGACGTTGTCAGTTGCTTGATTGCATTGTTAAAAGCTACTGGTTCGACACGGGCATTGCCCAAATCATACGCATTGATTAGGCGCTCCTCTACTTCTGTGAACACGAAAGTTCCCTTTTGTCCTTGCTTTTCAATTCCGGTCATTTGACAGCCGGATAGTTTCAAATAAGCGGCTAATACGATGTCCGTTGTGCGATAGTCTGTCATGATTGGTCCTCAGAGGTTGGTATATTTATCACATGAACGGCTGAACGTCAAACTGCGGGGTATCCTCGTTTGGTACAGTGTCAGTATCATCACCAAAATCGAACTGCAGGCGCTCCGCAAACACAACGGACACATGCATTTTGTCAGCGCTAGCAACAGTACAAAATGGGTCACCAAACGAACCGTCCAACGACATCGTTCCGTCAGTAGGCATACCAACCGGAGTGCTGCTACTAACATTCTGATATACGGATACCCGATAACCACTTCCTTCTGAAACAATCGTCTTTACGATGTATGTTCCGTCATTGTTTCCGTTGACAGAACCAGATACGGTCACACGGTCACCAGGAATAAATGGCTCAGTGCGGTGAATTGCGATATTACCTGTTCCTAAGGTAGTCAAGTCTACGATATCATCATACTTTGTTGGATACCGTACGTTCGACAAGTTAAACACGCCATACTTCGGAGTTGGCACAAAGTAATAAGTTGAAGTTCCTGTGATAGGGGTGGGGTGCGTGCCGGTAGTTGTAACCTTTACCGCGGCGGCAGTTGGCCAGGACGGTACGTTGGTTGGCTCGACGTCGACGCTGGCTTGACCAGAAACTGTGGCGGCTGCCGATACTGGCGTAGACGCAAATACTGTGGTTTGGTCTGTAGTACTGTTATACGAGGCTGACAATACCAAATACGTCTTATTGGATGTAGGGTCCGTATTATTGTTTACGTACAGATTATCACCAGCACTAATGTGTGACAATAAGTTACCCGGCAATACCCACGAATTGGAGGCTGGTGAAACGCCAACGATATTGTAAGCATGTGTGAATGCCAGTTGGTTAGCATCCAAGTTTGACACTGAAACTGCGTAGTTTGACGACGGTGCTGCTGTGACAACAAAGGTGTTAATGTTGGTGTCTTGTGGTTTGGCCGTCAACACACCAGTATATGACACCCCAAGTGCGATAACAGCTCCACCTGGCGTTTCGGAAATTTGAATCATATTTGTACCAGCTGGAGTTGCATAGTACAAACCACCCTGTTGAATTCCTGTAGGGAATGTGCCAGTGGTTGAGAACACGACGGGTGTGTTAGCCGAATATGTGAATCCACTAGAATCAGCAGCTAGTGTGATTACATTGCTAGCAATAGCTAGCACTTGCTGGCTCACCGTGCCGGTTGCGTGGGTGATTGTCGCTGTTGACACGCTGCCTGGATCTGATAAGTCCCACACGTAGCCGAAGCCGCATGTGTATACCACAGGCTGACGTTCTGGTTCGTTAAATGCTGCAACCCCCTGCACAATCAGTTGATTGATCGCAGCATTAGACAATCGATCAGAGGGCTGTTTCTTACCTTCGAGGGTAGGCATGTTTGATACTGTGACAACAACCTGCTTATTGTCGGTCGAGTAGTTCAGCCCTGCGATAGTAAATGTGAAAGTCCCGTCATAATACGGACTCTGCTTGAACGTAAAAGTGTCACCGATTGACAACTTTGGAGCCAGATCTACTGGCTCCAAAGACAGCGTCAGGGTTTTTGCTGCAATGTTTGCACTTATAACCGACAGCAGGGTTGGTGTCGGTTCCATTCCAAACGTCCAGCTCATCCTGTCACTCACGGTTACGTTCATTGGCTCACCGTAGATGTATTCAACGAATACATCTAACACCTTTGTGTGATACGGCTTAATGCTATTGACGTACTCAACCAAGGCATTGGTCGGATCAATACGGAAGATGGCGCTGGTGCTAGTAAGTGAAGACATAATCAATCGTCAAATAGACCGCCAACTTCGAGCACACGAATACCGTGCAGCGCGATCCAGGAAGTCTTCATAAGTTCATGATATTTACTCTTTGCAGCTAGTGCGTCCATCAACGTTTCAAACCAAATAGCATTGACATGCTTTGCGTTAAAATGCAGGTAAATGGCATTCATAGCGATACGAATGTTCTCAGGCGTATCGAACGAGTACTGAGCAAAGAACGCATTGATATCCATCGGTGCAAAGTCGTTTGTTGGATCACGCAGATACGCGAGAACCGTAGCCAACCCCGTAGCCCTGTTAACAAACGTTTGGTTTTCGCCCAAACCGTACCGTGTGTCAGTACCAGATAATGCGTCGTACAGCTCATACTCCAATGATGGAACACGAACGGTGCTGTCCGCAAGAGTGTAGCCCATCAACGATTCGGTTAGACGATCCCACAGCTTGCGCGGGATGGTGTCAATTTGGTTGCGGCGGAACATTACCCACTCGTGGTGAACATTCTTGAGGTTCATATTGCGGCCGTTATCACGAAGATCATTGCGCAGGGTCAAGTCGCGCGTAAAGCGGACAAAGTAGCGATCGTCATCAGTTAGGTAGCTTGAAACCTTTCGAATGATTGCTTGACGATACATCACAGAAATCTTCATTAGCTGCGTGTCAGATGTAGGTCCAAACGTCTCACCGTAGTTTGACGAACCGTATCCGTAAATTTGCGACGTAGATGTGCTGTCCGCAGGGCTCTGCACAACAAAGTAGGAAGTTGGGATTGTTTCAATTTGTTTGGCGATCTCATAAACCGACAGGCTGGAGTTGTCGCTGCTGCTCTTCATCGTTGAGTTTTCAACCCAAAAGTGGTAGTATGTGACATCTGTGGTGCCAGAATACACAGTGGTGCTATACTGGTAATCTGTCTTCCACTGGATCATTACAGTACCGTCGTCTTCTAGATCTGGATCGAATGACGCCTCATCATCCGTAACGGTGTGGATGGGGCGAACAACATCAATCAGATCGTGCTCGTTCAATTGGTAGTTGGACGACAGGGTTACGCTGTAGTACAGTGTTCCGCCTACCGTGTCAGGAGTGATGATCAGATCAGCTTCAACGAGAACGCTGTTAACATACACAGACACACGGTCTGACTCAGCGGTCAGACCGACCACCCAATCCGCCGGAGCGTTAGGAACCCACGCAATTGTGGTAGTTGTAGCTGGCCAAGCTACCACAGCGGTGGGAGTGTTGTTAATCACGTTCACGCTGTGGTTTGACTGATACGCGCAAACACGCTCACGTAGGATGTACTGCGTGTTCCAGTCAGTTGACTGGAAGGCAGGGATCATGCGCAGTTGACCGGTGCCAACATCTGAGATGATGATCTCAGATTCGTCAACAACGTCGATCAGCGATACTGTGTTGCCGGAACCAACAACAGCGTACTTGGTGTTTGCGACCAAGCCCGTTGGCATCGTTCCTGAGGTATCGAACAACACTTGCATACCGTCTACAAATGGGTATCCTGCAACCGTAATCGTGTTGGTTGCAACACTTACGCTGGTTACGTTATGGGCTTGGCGTACACGCTTAAACACCGACAACCGTGGTGTTCCGCTAACCTTCTGAGATTGCAGAATTGTCGCATTTGCTGCTTGCTTCGTCACCAAATTATCCCACTCCGACGGATGTACTGTTGACTTGACCCACTCATACACACGCACGGAACTCCACGGAGCCAACTTACCCCACGAGTACAACCGCTCATTGACGGTTGGGTAGATCATGTCGTCGTAGTACGGTACGTAGCCCAAGTGCGAGGTGTCCATCCACACTTTGCCAACCTCAGCAGTATTCCAGAAGTTCTGGGTGGTCGAGGTTGGGTTAGGTGCAAACTGGTAACGTGCAGGATCAATACCAGACAAAAGGTCGATGTTGTGCGATGCAATTACCGAATGGCGGCCGCGTGCGGGATCCCACAAAGGCAGTTGCTGCACTACTGTGTTTGACTTGCCATCAATCAGTTTTGCTGGACTGATTTGTGATGCTGCTGGGTTCACCAGGTACACGATAATGATGTCAGCAAATCCGGTCTGCTGGAATCGCAACACTTCGGAGTTCACTCGAACATATCCGCTTGTCAGGCTACCCTCAGTGAACACCTGTGTGGTGTAGCTGTTGAAGTCCTGAGCCAAGATTTCACCGCCAACACTATTGGTCAGCGTTACAGGCGACGTTCCGTTCGGGGTGGACAATAGCACAGTAATAACAGTGTTGGTTCCGTCAAAGTACGAGCTGCTAGGTTCGTACGTGTTGTCGTTAGTGATAGTGTTACGAACGATGACCGGGATACCAACAGTAATTGTATCTGTGATGTTGCCAGCCACAGTAATGGTATTGTTAGCACAAGTCAGAATGTCAAACTGTTGTATTGTTGCAGTTTGACGGATGACTCGAACGGTGTCGCATGGTTGGTCCAGCTGCACATACACTACGTTGGTATTGCTACCACCGCTGTCCAGGACGCTTTGCTGCACACGACCGTCAGTTACTGGGGTATTCCACAGGCGCTGCACAACGTTATACGTGTATGCTTGTTTGCTGACCGTGTCAAACCAAACGTTAACGGTCTGCTCCATCCCTGGGTGAGGACGCGTAGGTCCACTGAACATCACCTGAGTAGTAGCTACCGTTGCGTCAAGGAACAACGGGGACTTGATTGCAGTCTGTTGCTCTGGTGACAGATTCCAACGCGAGCTGTCATTGAAGGATACCAACTCAAAGCCGTTCTTTGCGGCTTCCACTGCTGTATCATCTGTAACCAGCTCACCATCACCCAAGAAGTTCAGGCGGACGTCATCGAGCAGTCCATCAGTTGCGAACAGTTTGATCTCGGGATAGATTTTTGTACGAGCATCGCCGTACGTTGCGACCTTCCAAGCCCAGAATTCATCCACGCGCGCGTCGACAAATCGGCGAGAGTTGATGAAGGCGTTCACGGAGTTGACAGAGCCCTTCGTTTGAATCATGCCTTTGTAGAACAGGAATTGGGACTTGCTGTTGATGTTCAGCAGATCCAAGAAGTTCTGACGGCCACGATACCCCAAGATGGAGCGCGCGCGGCGAGCAACATCGGTTGCTTCTGACAGAGCCAGAGTGTCGTAGTAGTTCTGCGTATCCGTAGCCGAACCTTCCAAGTTGCGGTAGAACTTTCCATTCAACAGATAGTACCCACCCAGCGTTGGACGCAGCGTGTAATCCTGTTTCTCGAAGTAGTCCAGATTGAACTTACGTGCTTGAATGCCCAAGAACGGGTCGTATACCAGAGCACCACCAACTGTGTAGTTATTGAACACGAGGAAGTGTTCGTAACTCTCAATGAAGAAGTGACCGCCGCCCAAGTGTAGGTTGTTGTAATCATCGTTGCCATACGTCGGATCTACGTCATTAGCCATATCACGCCTAATGGCAATGTGACTACGCTTGTCATCACGGTAGACGACGAGCTGGCTCGGGCTCATCGGACGGCTGTACTGATCGAACACCGTCTGCTGAACGCGGATGTCCGTATACGGGCCTACTACCACGTCTGACAGCACACCAAGCGGTGTGTCAATCCAGGCATTGTAACGAGTTGGGTTCAGTTCAAATTTCGGATACGTGCTACGACGCTCATACACGCTCACAGAAACAGTACCGCTACCAGCAGACGTGAGATCGATGTATGAACTTGTGTCTGTTACGTCATTGGACATTGACAACTTGAACGCAGAAGCGTCAGAAGTCATGATTGCAAAGTACGGAACGTTGGCCTGTAGTGGTGTTGGAAGCGAACCCGTTGACGTCACAGCCACCATGGTACCCGTCGTCCACGCAGGGAAGGATGTGGTGAACGCCATGGTGTTATCCGTGGTGTTGATTGATACGGGGTGTGAGTTAGCCAAGCTGATGCGAGACTGACGCAGACCATACGCCCAATCAATGAAACGCTCAGTTTCCAAGGACCAGTTGATTGCACGACCAGTGTTTGGATCGAAGTCCTGTGCGTCAATCACGTTCGGTAGTACGCCCAAATCCTTTTGACGAGCTGCATATCCGTCAATGATGTTGATGAAGTTTTGCATGCCTGCGACAACATACGGCGGAGTAAACGTGCGGACGTCAGATGTATCCACCGCGAAGTGGTACCACAATTCTCCGGAGTTGCTAGCGCCACCGAACACATTAAACGCAGAGTCAACTTGCGCAACATATTGGATACCGTCGCCGCGGGACGTTAGGTCGATTGCCGTGCCGGCATATGCTTCCGACTGAGTATCAGCCAACTTAAATGTGTTATCCGATAGACGGATGAAGAAGTACGAAGTGTCAGAGTACAAAGGCGCAGGAGCAATTTTCGACGACGTGATAACAATCTCATCACCCGTTTGCCACGGCAGGGCCTTCGTGGTGATACGAGCGCTGCCGCCAGCGATCGAGCCAGCGATGGTTTCAACAACGTTGATTCGGGTTGTGCCAGATGATGGTTCAAACACCGATGAACTTACCGTGTATACGCCGTCGTTCACAGGCGATCCTGAGATGGTGAACTGCAGATCCTTGGTAAACACAGCCGTTTCATCACCCATCACGCTAAAGCGGTGGGCTGCAGACGATGCGCCAACAACGCCGTATTGGAATGCTGTGCACACACCTGTAGTTGTGTTGACATCAAATGCGTATTGCTTAACGCCGTAATACTCAATGGTGCGGTCGTTAGTAGCCAGACTATCCAACTCAATCTTCCACTGAGACTGGTTGTTGTACTGAACAACAGCGGACGGGATTGTCAGCAGGGTAGCTTCAAATGCGTCAATCCACAAATCACGAATCACGCCGTTGTTGGCAAGAACGATCGAGTAGTCTTGTGGGATAACGTCGTAGTACTTGCTGCTGAGTTCAACAGTGCTGGTGTCAACAATACCACCAAACTGGTAAGTTAGTTGAGGCACCCATCCAGCCCACAACGCACGGAATTCGCCGTTTGTGTCGAAGCCGGAATAGCGGTTGTAGTTGACATACCATTGATTGATACCACGGACCTTGTATGCCTGATCCGTGTTATACACATCGCCGTGGAACAGAGCGTCTTGGTGGCTGTATACTTGGTTCAGTGTGGTTTCTACTTGCAGGCCATTCACATTGACAAACTGCGGACCAAATGCTGCATGCAAGAACTTGACTGGCTGTAGCACAAATGCTACAGCGGCGTTGTTGTATGGATATTGGCTGGAAGTCATCCAAGCCCACTCAGCTGGCCCAACGTCACCGTATGCATAGTCAGCGTCAGTTACGCCAATTTCTGTCACAAACAGATTGTACAGTGAGCGTACAGTCGGCATGGTCGCAGCAATAGCGGACGTGTCGTAATACGGAGGCAGGAGAGAGTCAGGGCCGTATCCACCAGCCAGTGTGGTGTTAGAAATGTTTACGGAGAAGTATGCATACGTTGGTAGTGTTACTCCGTCCGTAGCTGCATTGCCCGTGCTTACAACACCAGACGGATATGTACGGCCAGCAGGAACACGACCAATACGAATATTCTCCCACATACCAGTGGTGGTTGTGTGATCATACACCCAACGGCGAGCGCCTGTAACATCAGCATACTCACTATCCCACCACGTTGGTTTATCACCAAATCCTTGCAACTTCCAAGGCTCAACGTGGGGATACGGAGTGCCGTACCAGTGGTTGTACAGAGCTTGCCAACACGCAACCTGCTTCGGTGTCTTGTTGGTTGGCGGAGTTGTGATAGAGGACGATGTGTAGTTCCACGTAAACGCATTTGCGGCCACGTAGGTTGTGTTAATGAACGGAGTTTGTGTGTTAGTTTTAGCAATGTATGCGTCGAACCGTTTGCGCATTGCAGCTTGGTATAGAGCAGCCTTGGGAGCTGTCGAGTACAACTGACTAAAATCATACACCATGCCCGCGTCAGGGGTAACGTCGTACAGACGCTGCTCCAGTGTGAGGAACAGGTTACCAATGATTTCAACGAAGTTCACCAACTCCCACAGCATTGAAATATCATTCGGGGTTGTTGATGCTTGCACCCAAGCTAGCCCAGCCTTGCGGAACACGTAGCCAGATCCGAAGTTGTAGTACAGAGTTCCGTCAGGGATTTCTACACCACTTGAGTCATACAATGACGGAGCAGTTGCGGATACGGTCAAGGCTGACAGACGGTACAGTTGACGTACGCCACCACCAACACGATACCAGTATGCTCCTGGACGCACGTCGAAGCCATATTCTGATACAAATGCCGAGAATGTTGACGGTGGTGTAGTTGTCTTCACGAGACCGACGGTACCTCCGCGAGTATCTGTTGCAGCGCACACCAAGCGTGAGTAACGGTCTTGTTCAGCTACAGGATATGTGATGGCGGAGCGGTGACCGTCGTGGTGGAACAGCTGAACTTGGTTGTCAAACACGTTCAGGTGAGGGCGATACTTGGGAGCTAGTCCAAACATGGGAGCTGTGGCAACCCAGTTGCGAACGCCAGCGCCTGTGCTTTCGTCATATGCGTGCGAATCGCCGTAGATTTGAGCGATGAAGTCGTTCGATTCGTGGCTGGCGATGATTTGCTTAGCGACGTAGTCAGACAGCCCGACCAACGAGTCGGGGGTGTGTGCAGTCAGTAGCGAAACCACTTGCTTAGTGAACGCCTCACGCATCATTAGCAGGTTTGTTGCGTATTCGTCACTAGCGAAGTCAATTACGCCAACAGGCGTAATATTGGTTACGTTAACAGCTGACACCAGCGTGTCGAAGCTGTTGTTGTGTTCCTTGATTGTACCACCGCGACTGAAGTTGTAGTCTTCCTGAGTCATTGTGTACACGCCACCATTCAACAGACCAGGGATCTTATCTTGGCTATTGAGGAATGTGTTGAAGTGTGTCACAACTTCCGAATACTTAACCGTACGTTTGTTCTCATGCTGTGGGTTGTAACGCCATTGATCAACAATGCCCCAATCACCATCAGCGGATCCAATAGTAACCTCGTTACCATCCTTGTCAAGGTACTGCGGGACGTACATCGCTGTATCGTCCTTCCGCCAAATTGTGGTGATTGTTGGGTCTGTCTCCGACGCCAGCACGCCAGGAATTACTGTCCACAGGTTGTTCGAGCGAACACGCAACACGTTTGTTGTAGGGTGGTACCAAACAGCACCGTCGACCGCTGCGGGTGCTATGGTGGCAATGGTGGGTGTGACGTACGACACAACGCCCAGCGCCAGTGGTACGGGTAGCTTAGTGACCCAACCGCCATTTTTCCAAGCCTTCAGCACACTGGTGGTTGGGTTGAACCAGTACTCTACGGTAACCGGGCCTTGGCGGTATCCGTAGATTTGGCCGTCATCATCCTCAACCAAGTACTGTTCAAATTCAAACTCCTTCCCGTCTGTAGATACAGAAATGCGGCGGTCAACTGACGTGTTGACGTAGAAGGATGCATCCTCGTGGAAAGCAAACAGGGGGTTTGCGTCAACAACTTCACCCGTCACAACATCATATGCGTTGAACAGTGGGTATTGGTTGGTGATGCTCTTCACCTGTTCGATCTTACGGATCGAGACCATTGAACGATATTCTGGTTGAGTGCCATTGTTAACGGCAACAGCAAACTGAGTTTCATCCTCAATTGTGCGAACAGGGACGTGCGACCAACCCATCTCCGACAAAGCAGCAGGGCCAACTTCAATACGAACTTGATCCAAAGGTTGTAGCGGGTGAGTGAACTCAACAGCTTGCACATATTCAACAACGGTGCCTGTGGTGTTTGCAACGTTACCAATGACCGTTACGTCACGAGTGCTAACGCCCACAACTTCCGTGTAAGTGTTGAACTGACGTACGTCATTGACGTAGACTCGCAGGTTGTTTGTGTTGGGAGCAGCGTATACGGCAGCTAGAGAGGGTTGGTAACGGAACTTATCCAGCAAGTCGATGCGTGAAATTGGGGAGGTGCCGACGAACACAGTTTGATGCAGTGAACCAATTTCAATAGGCAAGTTGGCTGGTTGAAATGCTTGACCTGTATCAAAGTGAGCTGATAGCGTTGATGTAGACACCGGTGTGATTTCACTATCCAGCGATGTTTGCAACCGAGGATTCACCGACGCATTGCTCGTAGCTGTTGTCGTTGTAGCTGTGTCGTTTAGCACCCAGTGAACATGATAACCGCGCCAGCCGTCGCCACGCGATGTGCGCATCGGTTCGATACGGGCGTGGGCGGAACCGCCGCCAGTTACGGAGCTGGTGAACGTGGTTTCAACCAGCTTAATCACTGTGGCAAACGTGTCTTGGATCACTGCGTGTGCTGCTTCGGATGGTGATACTTGACGGTACTCGCTAGATTCGACGGTGTATACCTGCGACACAAGCGAGTCGTCGGTTACACGGAAGCGATACCCCGAAGTAAAGGTGCTGGTGTAGTCAATGTCCACGTCCATCTGGCTGACGTTGTTGCTTAGGTAGATGTACCAAGCTCCACCAATACTAACGGCAAAATATCCCTTGATAGGTTCCAGCTCCAGTCGGCTTGGACGGTAGTCGGATGTTGCGAATGCATCGTCCGTCGAGCTGCGGTATTTCCACACGTAGTTGAAATGTGACCATTGATTCAACTCAATGCGGCTAGAGTATTCCAAGATTGGTAGCTGAGCTCGGCGCACGTCCGCATATGACTGCACTTGAGATTTGTGAATCCAGCGATTGTTGTCAGACCATTGAGTATGGCGTTGACTCTCACATCCCTGAGTCATGTCCCACAGAGCTTTACCGTTAAGGCGGTCGATCAATTGCGACAGACCAAGCTGCGCAGGTTCCCAACCATTGGATGCAGTGCTGTATGTCAACAACTCATCGGTTGTTGTGTTATACCACTGTGATCCGTTTACCGGTTGACCGTTGGTAGCGACCCACTGTAAAGCGGTGTTGAACGAGATACCTTGCAGCCAAGCAACAGTCCATGAGGTACCGGTGGAACTATTGTCATCCCATGCTGCTGTGTCCCAACCAGAAGTCTGGTTACAAATGCAATTAGCTTCGGCTTGGTATACAGTGAGCTGCTCTTCAAGTGAGATTGAGATAGTGTATGATTGAGCAGCGGCAACCCACGCAGATCCTGTCCACGTGAACATTTGTGCTGTCGACGGCACGTACCACAGCTGGTCAACCCGAGGCTGTAGAGGAGCAGTTTCACTGCTTGTTGCCATTGGCTCCAGTACAACAATCGCTGTTGTGTTAGTGCTGATATCATACGACGATGATTCAACCGTCCAGAACTTGTTGCGGAAATTGACGTTGTTGGAATCCTTGGTGTAGAAATCAAAACCTGTGCTGAACACGTCATCGTAACGACCCGCAATGTTCAGGGTGTTAGTGGCGAAGCTCATGCTGGTAACAACGAAGGCATCTCCACGGATGTTCAGAACTTGTTGATATGATTGGACGCGGCTTTGTGCCTTGTTACACCGGTTTTCTACCGTGAAGTATTGTGGGGCATCGTTAGCGCTAGCAGGTTTCCAGAAGTAGTCTTGATAGTTGACCAACATGTCAACGTTGACGGGAGGTACCCAGTTGAACTGTTCTGTTGCAGCCCAATCATCCATGCGGTCAATATCAATACCCATCAAGGATAGTTGACGGAGGAATGCCTTAAATGACAATGTGGATGTTTGAGTTCCCACCGTTGAAATCATAGTGGGAGCTAGTTGGAATGCTTGACGGTGCGCGTCCGCCTCCTTGATCTGACGATCAACAAGGGCGCTCGGGTTTGCAGTACCCACAAAACCAGCAACACGCGACGTGTCGTCCTTTGTTAGGTGACGATTGAAGGCGTTCTTGAATACGCCGTCTCCTACCTCTGACTGGTATACTTCAGGCAGTAGTGTAGTAATGTCAAGCGATGGCTTCTTGTGGTCAGACTGATTGGACACGGGATTACCCTCTCATATGCTATGTTCATGGATATTTATGAGAGGGTATTGGACGTTTTTTACCGGGTGTTAGCCATTCAGTCGCAGGTTCGTTGAGTTGTATCCTGACACAATCTCAACATTGCTGACAGATATGTCTGGATACAGGACCTCATCCTCACGCGCCAGCACCTGGAACATGTCGCCGAATTGGTTAGATTCATACTTTGGAACCAACACAACTGACGAGATTTCTGTAGGTAGCGCTGCGTGGATTGCGGCAGCCAACTCTGTGAAGTAGAACGTCTCACCGAACTCCCAGCGCGTGATATCAAAGTAGTTACGAATGGTGGTTACGATGATTGTCTTGATCTGGTTGTCGGTTAGTGTCTTGTCAGCTGACCGGATAACCTTGAACGTAGCCTGCATCGCCGCAGTGGCTTTTGACCCAAACATCAACTTAATATTGCCTGGGCGCAAGACAACTGTGTCGGAGATCATCTTGTTATCAAGCAAGTATCCGTATGATGTGCGCAGCTCAAGTGGCGTTACTGCTGACGGAGCTGTTGCCAGAGGATCCTCCAACCAACGCTTCATTGCCATGTAGTACCCCTTGGTGATAACATACGTGTCGATGATGTTCGACGGCGATGGGTCTACCAAGTGGTAACGTGGGGAGTAGTGTAGCCACGCAAAGTTCAAGTTCGACCGGCCCTCAAGACGCTTCCACAACGAGGTTCCTGTGAGAGCATCATTTGCATATTGTGCCATTGAGTCAACGGTCGTGTCAGCAGGCACCCACTCACTTGTCTGAGATGCGCGGCTAAAGTACACGTAGTCGTTGACCTTAATCATCAACTCAGAGCCAACACCTCCCGCCAAAGCTACAATTGGGTAGTACAGACGAATCTTGTTCCATACAAATTGAGTTTGTGACTTTGGAACCCCCCAGTATGTGTCAATTGAGATCATGCCGGCATCGGGGCGATTTGGAATCTCTACCCAACTACCGGATACCTTACGGTACAGGCGAACGTCGGGCGTGTAGTCAATTGATGCGGGGTTCTGGATATTGTTGTCTTGACGACGAACCAAGTTGTCAACACTATACAAGTACGGGATTGGTAACACTAGGTCAACGCTGCCGTTAACTGGGATGCTCGGCACAGTAGTGGTGTACTTAGGCATCATAATATCAGCAACACCGTAGTGATACACCGCTTCATCCACTGTTAGGTAGTCAGGAATACCGTCTTGGTTCTCATCCGACGGAATGACTGACAGGCGCTGCGGGTCAGGCAATCCAGCATTGGTGCCGCTATCAATCAGCTCTTGGCTTAGAACGTCAAACTTCCAGTTCTGTTGAAGAACACCGGTTCGGTTGTAGTTGACGTTGGCTTGCATGACAACCACCTGATCGTAGCTAGATCGAAGGGTGTCATAATCGATCACACGCTCTGATTGATTTGTGTTCCAAAATTGTGTTGTTTGACTCTGGAACACCATACGACGAGCGTTGCGAGTAACGTTGTAGCTAGTCTCGTAGATTGACGATTGGTTGACGATGATCAGAGGCGTGGTGTGGAATTGTCCAGAGCTCCATCCATAGCTAGCCAGGGCAACAGCTGGATCTTCCGATTCCTTGATTGCGTACCATTCAAACGTCGTCAGGTTGTAATACAACTCGGCCTTAGCAGGGACTGGGGGTGGTGTTAGCGCTGCTTGGATACGAACGCGTTCGTTTGCATTAAACACTCGACGGTACGAAGCAACGGGCACACCCAAGCTGACAAGCTGTAGGAAGATGTCAGTTGACGATAGCAGCGGCTCAATATATGTCGTGATCAGAGATGTGAGGTCAACAATTGGCGTTGTTGTGGTGTTTCCTATGTTTTGGAAGTACAAAATACCATCATCACCGAAAATCTTCACATTTTCATATGTGGTTGAGGCGTCATGCCACGGAATGAACTTTGAATCACCAGCAAACGTGCGGTTCAGCGAACGCAATTTCAGAATTGATGGATCCTGAAGCATATACACGTTGTAATCTTCGCCGTTAACCATGCGGTCTTGGGAGTAGTACACAGCAGGAGCTGTGACCCGAACGTGTTCGATCGTTTCCGACGCAGAAGCATTCTGCAGAGAGTTGATCAAAGAGAATGTGAACGTGAATGTCTGGATGCGGCCAAACGAGTCAGTATATGTGAACGTTGCAGGTGTGTTGACAACAGAGGCTTGCGGAACAACAATGTCTGCATCAAGCGACGTACGAACCCAAATATCGAAGGTTCCGTTAGGAACGTCTGCAAACTCACCGTCACCAAACAGGATGCGTACACTGTTATCAGAACGTGTTTCGATTTCGTACTTGTTGCGGCGTGGGTTTGTGTTGAATATGACGTTCTGCGCGTGAGCTAAGTCAACCTGTACCCACTCACCTGACTTACCTTGTAGGGTTTCACGGCGATATGGTAGCAAGGACGGTTCGTCTTTAGTTGCACCGGTTGATGCGTCTACCGCGTTAACCCAGATGTCGGTGTCATTTACGTTTGATACAGTGACGTCATATGTTTGGTTTGGCGTCACTCCGTCGAATGTGGTGCGGAAACGTTGCAGCTGACCTTGTTTTGTGAAACAAAAGAAGCCAGTTGTGTCAGAACCATCACCAAGGCCATCTTGGCCGTACACAAATGAGAAGTTTGTGTTGTTTTGAGGACGACGTTCGATGATTCCAAGCTTGGAATCATACGCAACAGGGATCAGCTCCAACGGAGCTGCCGTGCCGTTGATCGTTGCAGTGTATGTGAATACACCGTTTGACAGCGGAGTTAGATTCCACGTATACGTTTCAAACAACACGTCCTGAATTTGGAAACGATCAGTTGGGCTTACAGTGCCAAACTCTTGCTCCAACACGCGGTTCATCACCAGGATGAACTGATCCTTCCAATTCGAGTTGCTTGTATCATTCCAACGGATTGTGCGATTCGCAAGGTTGATACCATTTGCGTCAATTACAGTTTCAGTGGTTGATACAGATGTGATCTTAACCAGACCACGTGCAGGTAATGCCCGTGATGCTGAGTAGGATACGAGCTTTGCCAAACGCAGGATCGAGTCCTTGCGTTGAGCAGTGCTAATGAAGTTTTCATGCGCGGTTACATCAATGCGATACGCCATCAATTCAGCGATATACGCAAAGGCTTCTACGATTGCAACGAACTCACTTGATTCAATGAAGTCATTGAATGTCTCAGGAAAGTGTAGCTTGACGTAGTCAAGGATGCTACGTTTGACTGTATCATAGTCAAACGCTGCAAAGTTGATGTCTTGGAATGCTTCGTACGCGCGCTCCCATGATTCGGCTCTTGCGACTAGTCGGCTCATTGTGTAGTACCTTCAAAAACGAGGTTGATATCTAGATTGTCCACCATATTCAGCTCAATGTATTGCAGGCGAGCGCTGGCAATTACAGCATTTTGATCATACAGTGGAATGATGTTTAGTTTTAGTAGCTCAACCCTTGGATCGAAGGTGAATACTGCGCGCAGGTCTTCCTCTAGTACGTCCAAGGTCAGTTGATCTAGAGGTTCAAAAGGCAGGTCGGGGATCCGGGTACCAAACGTAGGCATCATCACCCGTTCACCCCGACGAGTGAAGATGTGATTGAGCAGATCCAACTTCACCAACTCTACGTCAGTGAGGTTGAATCGTTTGTTGTTTTGGTACTCGTGGGATGAGTAGCCGCGGTAAAGACCTTTAATCATAATGCCTCAATGGTTTTCAGTATTTATCTACGGAGACATCCCACCATCAACGCCTCCAGAACATTCCTCGAGTTGTTTCAACGCCACGTTCTACTCGGTTAACGCTGGAGTCAGCATATCCAAACTCAGGAGAATGTGTTTGGTCAGACTTAGTCATTGTGCGAGCCCATGGTTCATGAGCTGGAACACGATTTGTCCACAACGCTGATTTGCTTCCAGCAGCGGATGCGGAGCCTGCTCCAGGTCCGTTCAAATGAATTGCAGAGCCAGTTTGAACAATAGCACCACCCGCCAGAATGTTTGTTGCACCGCCTGATTGTAGGTTCAGAGCACTACCAGATTTCACATTCAAGTTGCTGCCTGATTGTAGGTATAACGTAGATCCAGCCTGTGTACGAACATTTGCTCCAGCTTTCAGGTGCAAATCTTCTGTTGCTTCTACACGCACTTCCGTATCCGACTTGATGTGGACGCCCTTTTTGCCGTAGATTCGCACGGTTTCATCAGACGTAAAGTTAATCTCCTTTTCCGCATGTACATTTAGCTTGTTTGCAGAGTAGATATCGACGTTACCGTTCTGGTCCAATTCGATCCAATTATTACCTCGAGCGGTTGATATGTAGATTCGCTCGTTTGTGTCATCCAATAGAATCTGATGACCTGAAGTAGTACGGATGCGGATACGGCAGTTTTCCTGACGGTCATCCATTGAGATTGCATGGAATCCAGCAGATACCACAGATGTTACCATGGAATCATAGTTCTTGTCGGTTAGGGATGACTGTGCATGCGGGTCAGTGCGGCTTGCTTGGTAACCTTGTGTGTTTGTCCAACCGTCGTGGGTGACATCTTTGTCGTCCTGCACCTTGCTATACGTTTGATCAATTTGGGCAATGTCAACTCGCGACACAGAGAAGTCAGCAGCACGAGTACGGAACTCATAATTCGGCTCCTCTTGGTGACCGAACGCTTGCTTTTGATTGTCAGCAAGTGGTTGAATGTACTTTTCCGCAGACGTGTACGGACCGTACGGAGCGGGAGCCCCAGATGTTTTTTCCAACTCGGGGTGGTCATCGTACATGAAGCGGCCGTGCGGCATTGTGTGTGGAGTGAACTGATCGTAAATGCAACCAATATACATCCGCGTCTGTGGGTTACCGTCAACACAAACCACAGCTACTTGTGAGCCAACTTTAGGAATTGCCCACATGCCGTAAGCGATACCGCCCCCAGACTCCTGAATGCCGGGGCCGCGCGTTCCTACCTGTACCTGTCCACCAAACGGTGACATATAGATTGCCCACGGCAAATCTTCCACCACGTTATTCCAACTATCTCCCCAAACAGGACAGACTACACGAACACGACCCATTTGTTGCGGGTCGTTGGTGTCTACAACCATGCCAATGGTGATAGTCTGAAGCGTATCAGACGAGTTTGCTCCAGCTTGAAAAATATCGTGTTGTTGTGTTGAGCGGGCCATCTTGTTCTCTTATTTCTTGTCTTCTGCACGTGGACCACAACCCGACGGGCTGTTGTCTTGTTTGGCTGCTTGAGTGTTGCAGTCTTGCACCGCAGACACTGGCTGACCAGCTGTGCGGCGTTGTTCAACCTGCGGGGTAGCGCTTGTTGAAGCTTGCGGAGCGCCAGCCGCAGATGCTGGAGGGGTAGCTGTTTGTTGTGAGGCTACCGCTACGCCTTGCTTGAGAGTCTTTGCCATCGTCCGAGCAGCCCAGTTACGCAGTTCGGTTGAATTGGTCAGTGGAACCGTTGGGTTTGCACGACGAACGCCTGCAGCCCACTCAGCACCCGTCTTGTTCCTAAACAACCCGTCCATGATTATTGCAAGATCAACACTACCACGACCGCCGCGGTCAGCGTCAACCACTCGACGAGCTGCACCCGGACCTAAAAAGTGTGCAAGGTACAGGTCACCAACCTCATTTGAGTTAACTGCTGCTGTGTTGTCACGTAAGAACGCAGCTCCAGCATACGCATTATATGTATGGTTCATGCGAAGTGCAGGATTTGGGTCTGATAGTCCGATCACCTTTCCTTGGTTTACCATGGACTTCCACGTACTCTCGATGAATTGGAACAAGCCAACAGCAGAAGACGAAGGAGCGCGGAGATTCCGACCCATGCTGGATTCTTGCGCGGCAAACTGTGCCAGTGTTACTACATTCACACCGTACCGGTTTGCAGCATCCACGATAGCAGAACGAACCGACGGATCAGCACTGTCCCACCCACGCACATCCGACGGTGATTTAGCGCCAGAATTGACGGTCTGAGAGTCTTGGCGGTTAGTTGGTTGGGTTGATCCTGACGGAGGTGTCGTAGGAACAGCAACAGTTGGTTGATTGGACGAAACAGAGCCAGCCGTACCTGTAGCACCGCAGCCAACTGCATTGTTGAAGCACGAGTCAACTGAGGCAGGGGCGCTCACGCTCCTAGTGGCGTTGGTCTTCGAAGCCTCGAAAGCGCTACGCTTCGGAATTCCAAGCATCTGCAACTTTTGCGTAAACACACCATTGTCAAAAATGTGGTCCATCCCGTACACATAGTAATACCCGTCAAACCAAAAATCAACCGCATAATCAGTCGACCCGACCGAGTCATCACGTGCTCCAGCTGTGTTTGATCCCGTGAACAGGTCGACATCATTGTTATTGCGAGGCATCTTGATGCGAACTTTGGCAAACGCAGGGACATATGACCAATCCGCAAAGTTAGCTTCCGTTGGAGTATTTGTTTCAGTAGTATTTCGTGCTGCAGCACGCCGGATAGCAGCAGGAGAAGTCGTCTCATTTGCGGACCCAAGCAACAGATCATTGCCCACAATCGTCATGCTAGCTTCTGTGACTTCCAAGGACGCATGTTTTGACATCGTATACGCTGATTGAATGGCATTGCTTGCGTTCTGTTGGTTCGCAAACATAGGCGCCTTCATGTGCGATCCGAAGAACACTGGTGTCTGCACCAATTGACCTAACTTGGTGCCAACGTTCTGCAAATCCTGGTTAGCAGGCTGTGTCATCACATTTGCGGTGCGTTCACGTTGGCCCTTAAATGTGTTTGATAGCGTAGCGGTCTGCAGATAAGCCATGCCAAGGTTGACCTTCATGTCAAACTCCAGAACGTCGATGTTCCGGCCGGTGTACATGTAGTCAAACTCAATAATGTTGCGACGCAACATGTTGTACTTGGGGTCTGACTTTAGCTGGTCGTCATTTGTAGTGGCTAGAACTTCAAACTCCGGTTGGACAGCAATGGTCTTAGGAGTAATGAAGCGTTCAACACGGTAGTAGATGGTGTAGTCCATCAACCCGTCGTTGCCTGGCTGTGATTCAAGCGCCGAGTGGATCTTGTATTCGTATTTGATCTTATCCGACGCATCTCCTGTAGCGGCTTCTTCTTGAACTCGTGGACACATCTGCATGATTGTGCTAATTGCACCCTCAATGCTTGTCTGTGTTGGGAATGAGATTTGGGCTTTGTCGTTACAGCCCGCACCGTTCTTATAGATGTTTGTTTGGTTGGATACTGTGTACTTGATCTGACCCGTCTCATCTTTGTAATCTGGGCCTACTTCAATCTCATACTTCACCTTGCGGAGCGTCTTGGCTAGCTCTGCTCCACCCTCCATCTGAGACACAGTTTGATACACACAATCAAAGTACTTGTCGTATCCTTCATTGATGTTGTCCTGCAGTTTCTTGAGCGTCTGCTCAAGACTATCTCCAGCAGTTAAGTTCATCGAATTTACTGCTTTGCTGTACTGTGGCAACCGGGCGGCGCCGTGACCAGCTCCAACAAACATCATCTCATATTCGCCACCACGTTCTGTGAAGGATCCTGTCGCGTCATACGCAATGAAAGTCAGGCCCGGAACGTCCGAGATTACGGCTGCGGATTGATCCTCACCACCATTATCCAGGTGACCAACAAAGATCGTCTTCAATACGTATACAACTTGTGAACTGTCAACTCCGAGTGCAATACTGCACTTAACCACCTGATCGAGGAACGCAACCCCCTTTGGTTCAGCTACAGAAATTGAGCCTTCAACGGCAATTGACGTGCCGCGGTCGCGCGGCACGGCACCCGACGCTGTTAGTGTTGACCAAGTAGCGCGTTGGATTACATATGACGCGTCGGTTGATCCATTGATCAAGATCGCATAACGGCCACTCGTCTCCACCTTGGGGTCGATCAGTTTTGGGGCGTACATTCCCAAATCTTCAACACCAACATATGAAGTATTGGCTGGCGGTGGTGCTTTTGTGGCGTCCGTTGCATGCATCCAAGCATTGACGTCAGCTTTTGTTGATAAAAGGTCTGCAGTTTGGCTACAATCGCACATCGCTAGGACGTGGTAGTAGCTATATGAACGGAATTTCGCTAAGCGACTTGCGGGTGTTGACATTATCTGTCCCGATTATGTTATTTTGAGGACGAAAGGATTTCGCCGTATAGACGAGCGGTTGTGGGGAGATAGATTTCAGCCCCCTCTACAAATTCGTCCATGATATCAATGATTGTGTTATACTGCAGAATGAACCACTGCATTGACGCTTTACCGTACAAATCATACGCTAGTAGGTCCGGCCGGTGTTGGTACCTACGAGGGATTGTGTACTTGATGTCTGTAGGTGACTTCTTATAAATGCGGCGCTCCCACCACCGAATTCCACCATTGACAACTTCTGAGGTGCCACCTTTTTGATAGCGTCCGCCGTTTTGTTGGTCTGACCGTGTTGCCATATTAGAATCCTGTTAGGTTGCCCATCTTGTAACTCAAGAGGTCAAATTCTTCGTACTCGCGCGGAGAGTGTGTCTCAATCAGCGAGATTGTGACATCCATCTTACGTGGGAATGGTTGTGCTTTGTCCATGTTGATCAGTTGACCATCCGCGTCAACCTCTGCAACTGGAATATAATCAACATCTTCAGGGTAGGTGATTTCTAAGTTGGTCATCACCACAGGAACACGGGCAATGTTAATGATTGGCGTGCTCATAGAGCGTTGACCGTCTTGGTTAGCGGAATACGCATACAAGAACAGAACGTCAGGCGGAGCGCCCCGCAGCTGTACACCTTCGCTGGTGATACGTTCTTCCTGGGTCTGGCCGCTGGAATTACCGGATTGGCGACGTGAGTCGCGATTGGCTTGCTGGTTTGCATGCAGTGTGTCAGTCTTACCGAAGTACGGCAGCATCCAACTACGAAGCAGTTGAAGGTAGCGCATATTTGTTCGCGCATCGTCAACGTTGCGCGAGAGTAAGTGTGCACCAATTGAGAATGTCCGCGAGTTTGTTCGTTTGTACACCTGAATTGATCCAGGCATGTGAATAGGAGCAAGCGCTTCATATTCAGCAGACCGAGATTCTGTGAAGTTTGGCGTTGCCTCGAACACAACACCGGATTGTCGGATTGTGGTGATGTCGCCCGACTTCCACTTGGATACAGGAACTAGACGCACTTTGTAGTTGTTTATTGAATCATAAGCCATACGGATACCAACTCTCTTTAGGTTTTGTATTTATCCCGTTGCCCTTGCCAATTTTTTGGCGTACTATCAACTCAAAACCTCACCAAGAAGGTTAAAAACCACATGGCAACCAAAAACTACCCCACATCAATTACACAAAACGGTCGTACGATCTATCTCAACAATAAGGAACTGCTAGCTGAGTACAAGGCGTCGCAGGAGAAGGGCGAAATGTCCAACACATTCGCCAAGATGCTGCAATTGCTGTGTTCGCGGTATGCTATGAAGGGCAGTTACAGCGGCTATTCATACAATCAAGACATGCAAGCGTACGCTATGATGATGATTGTGCGAACCTGGAAGAGTTTCAATCCTGAAGTCAGTAGCAATCCATTCGCATTCTACACCCAGTGCATTAAGAACTCGTTCTCACAATATCTGAAGCACGAAAAGAAACATCGTGTGTTGCGCGACAAGATGATGATTGCACAGGGGCTAAATCCTTCGTTTGGTTTCAACGAAGATGGTAGTGATCGACACTACATTGAAGATGAGCAAGACTTCGACACTCTTTCGTCTGGCATTGAGCGCCAACAAAAGGTTCAATTCATTGATGCTCCAATCGAACGCGATGAGAATGGTCGCGAAATCATTGACCAAGAGGTTGCGGAAATGGCTGACGAATTGGCAGCCGTTGAGCTGGATGATGCTGATAGCAGCGAGGACAGCTTGGCATGACACAACTGAAGAAAGGTGCGTTTCTTACCGACATCCACTTCGGCAAGAAGTCCAACTCACCAATACACAATCAAGACTGTCTAAACCACCTGCGGTGGTTTTGTGAGCAAGTGCGGGCCGATCCAACGATCGATTACGTTGGGTTCTTGGGTGATTGGAATGAAAACCGTAGCGCCATCAACCTAGCAACTCTGACGTATTCGTATACTGGCGCAAAAATGCTAAACGACTTAGGTCTACCAGTTTACTTTGTTGTTGGGAATCACGACCTGTATCATCGACATACGCGAGAAATCTACTCCGTCCTACCATTCCAGGAGTTTTCGAATTTTCGTGTGATCGATACCCCAACGATTATTCCAGAAATAGGGGATGGGGCCTTTTTCAGTCCGTATCTATTTCACGAAGAGTACGACAAGCTGGACGAGTATCTGAGTCTACCGTTTTGGGCAGGACACTTCGAATTTCAAGGTTTCCGCGTTACCGGTTACAGCATGGTAATGCAACACGGACCTGACCACAAAAAGTTCGCGGGCCCAGAACACATTCTGTCAGGCCATTTCCATCAACGACAGCAGAAGGACAACATTGTATACATCGGCAACACATTTCCAATGGACTTTGGTGACGTTGGTGATTACAGTCGAGGTATGGCCGTATACGACCATACCATCCGCGATGTAACATTCCAAGATTGGCCGGACGCTCCCCTTTACCTCCGGTTCAAGGTGTCAAAGATCCTGGATGGAGGTATTATTATACGTCCTCAGTCACGGGTGAAATGTGTCTTAGATGAGGAATTGTCACTTGAAGAGACAAACAATCTACGGGAACTAATGATGAAGCAATTTGAATTGCGTGAATTCACATACGAAGAGCCCAAAGATGCTGTCGAAGCCATCAGCGGAACGGAAACGGACGTTGATGTTCCTGAAGCATCGGGTGATACAGACGGAACGACGATTGATGACTTGATTGTTCAGATGCTCTCAGACATCAAATCAGACCAAATTGATAACGCCCTACTAATACAACAATACCGGCGCCTCTAAATGATTGAGTTCATTTCCATCTCCCTACGCAATTTCCTGTCGTACGGGAACAACTTAACCACAGTACCCCTCAACATCAGCGGAACCACTCTGATTGTTGGGGAGAACCTAGACCACATCGACGGCGGTAGTAACGGCGTTGGTAAATCAACAGCCGTGCTCACCGCTTTGGTGTATGTCTTGTTTGATAAATCACCCCGCAAAGTCCCTGTTGACAGCCTCGTCAACAACGTCAACAAAAAGCAGATGGAAGTGATCTTGGAGTTTGCTGTCAATGGCAAGCATTACAAGATCCACCGGATGCGCAAGATGAAGGCTGGTGCAGAGGGTAACAAGGTATTCTTCTACGAAGACGGCAAGGACATCACTGTTGTACCTAATGGTGATACCAACAAGATTATTGCCCAAACAATCGGTATTCCTGCTGATATGTTTGAGCAGATCGTTGCATTCAAGGCCAGCACAGAAGGCTTTCTGGATTTGCCCAGCCCGAAGCAAAAAGAGTTCATTGAAGAGATTTTTGGTATTACTGTCATTTCCGACAAGGCTGACAAGCTGCGTACATTGATCAAGGATACCAAGAAGGAACTCGTGCACAAAAAGAGCACGATTGATCAACTAATTCGTGAACATGAGCGGCATTCTACTCTTATCGAAACAGCCAAGCGTCGCGTTTCGGATTGGGTGATTCAAAACGCCAAAACCGTTGCAGATTTGAAAACCAAGCTGGCGAAGATTGACAACATTGACTTCGACGCTGAGCGTGAACTTCACGCCAAAGTTGCTGAAGTACAATCTGCGATTCGTGAACTGCGATCAGAGCTCAAGCTTGAGGACCGCACAATTGCTGATCTGAATACCGCACTGCGTAAGATTGCTGAGGAGTTGATCCATCTGCGGGATAACAAGTGTCCGTACTGCATGCAGGGACACCCCGACGCCGCAACAAACATCACTCGTCTGTCAACCCAACAAATTGCACTGAACGAGGAGTTAGCAGAGGCCACAGAGGTGCGTCAGATGATCAGCCGTAAGATCACACAACTCGAGCGGGAGGCAGAAACGGTGTCTGCGAAGATTACTGTGCCTAATTTGACTGAGTTGTTGGCCATCCGCGATCAAGCATCTTCGTTCCGACAGCGTATCGCTGAAGGTGAAGTGGCGCAGAATCCGTATGAGGAACCTCTGCAAGAGCTGCTAGACGTCAAGCTTGATGAGGTTGATTATGAGCAGGCTAACGCTCTAGACAAGGAATTGAAACATCAAGACTTCTTGCTCAAGCTCCTGACGAAGAATGATAGTTTCGTTCGTAAGGCATTGCTGAATAAGAACCTGCCGTATCTGAATAAGCAGTTGAAGAACTACCTAGCGGATCTCGGATTGCCACATTCTATTGAGTTCACCCATGAGCTTGACGTTATGATCACCAAACTTGGTAGTGAGTTCGACGTCGGCCTGATGTCTACGGGGCAACGCGCTCGCATTCACTTTGCGCTATCTTTGGCGTTTCGTGATGTGCGGTCTCGTCTGTACGGTCGAACAAACCTTACTGTATTCGATGAAGTGCTAGATTATGGCCTGGATGCTGGCGGAGTTACTGCTTGCGCATACTTGATCAAGCATCTAGCTCGCACACATAAGACCTCTACTTTTGTGATCTCTCACCGTGCTGAAATTGACGGTATGTTCGACCGCAAAATGACGGTTCAACTCAGCAAGGGGTTCAGCGGAATTCTCCAGGAACCGCTACCAGCATAAGAATCACTGCCATTTTACCCTCTTAAATAGGTTTAGAGAGGGTAAAATGGCACTTGTACTGGGAATTGACCAATCGTATACTAGCTGTGGATACGTATTGTGGAACACTGAATCACAGCAGATGGAAGAATTCGGACGGTTTACAACCGAAAAAACGGACACTACATACGCCCGTGCGTTGTCAACCGCAAAGAAAATCTGTGAACTGATCAAGAAACATAATCCAACGATGCTTAAAGCAGAAGGATTGGCTTTCGGAATCAGAGGGGATGCAACTCGAGACTTGGCTGGATTGTTGTTTACGATCGTCAATCTTGTTGCTTACGAGCACCCCACTATCGTATTCAAGGAATACGCACCTACTTCGGTGAAAAAGAAGGCCACAGGAAGTGGCAAGGCTGATAAAAAGGCAATGATAGAAGCACTCTCAGACGACGTTCGACAGAAGTTTTTAGACGCAGGCTTTAAGAAGACTACCGGTCTCACGGATTTGACCGACGCGTATTGGATTGCGCGCATGCCGGACTGAAACAATACAGTATAACTAGAAACGTCAGGTGGTGATACCCTTCTCCCACCGGTGTAGGAACAGAGTGCGTGGAGCCGCACTAACGAGCCTGTGGTATAGAGCCCACCAAAGTTGACCACCTTGGGAGTTATGGCCACTTTTCATACAATTGTTCACTTCTGTGAACCGTGAGGTACTTCCAATCAGCTACGAAAACGCGGGGCAGGGATTGATAATTCCCTTTAACCGCGTTACTTCACCGCTAGAGATTGTTGAGTGAAGGGTACCGAACTCAACAATCTCTCCGGCTGCCAAGCCGGTCTCTCTATGATGCCTGCGTGGAGCTGGCTTAGTATTGCGGATACATCTTCTTCGATTCCACCTCGAGCCGATCCTCCACGAACTCACTTACCATACTTCGCTCAAATGACGACATGGACATCATGGTTTCGTATTGAACCGCTCCGCGCATGAAATACACCAGTTGAATGATCGATTTGATAATACGCCTCCGGTCATTGACCATTGAGGAGAACATTTGCTGCTTCTCCTCAATCGTTCCAGATCGGAGGGTCATGAAAAAAAACTTACTGGATTTGCAGATACCTGGACGTGGGCCTCCTCACCGCAATCAGGACACTTTTGGCGTGATGTGAAATCCACACCCCACTGACTGACCATTTGTGCCGCACCTTCAATCTTGCGCTTCCACCCAAGCGGGATGGACTTAACCCACTCACGGATTTGCTGCTTATCCGTCACGTCATCGACGCGTCGAATCACGTTGGACAGCGTGTCCAACACCAGCTGCTCCGCCTCATTAATGCTGAGCTCGTCCTCTTTCATTAGAGCAGTTGTTTGATACAACTCAATCACATTGTCGTACGTCAGTGGCTTCAGGGTAACAATCTGACCATTTGGTACCGTACACGTGTATTCTTGGTTAATTGACGTTGGGTCAACTACCTTGGTTTCACGGATCATTTGTTGAATGTCGACGCTAAATGTGTGGGTCTTTGCGTTAGCGCAATCGTGGGTATATGTGACTTCCATCGCATCGCCAAACGACACAGAGCGCAAACACACCATCAGAAAGTCCACATCACGCGTCAACAGCTTCTCAGGCTTGATCACTTGTGGAATGCACCGAGCGAAAATCTCCATGATTGCACGGCCAGACAGCAGCTTGTCTGGTGTCGCCAGCACAATTTCATCCACAGCGGTCATCGGATACACCTCAACTTCACCCTTCGTCACGCCTTCGGCAAGTTCTCCGTCCTCGTAGAATAGACCTTGGGATGGCAGACGGAATGTAGCACCGGGGATGCGGATTTTGGCTAGTAGTGGATTGGTGTTGGACATAGTTTCTCCTTATGTGTGTGGTATTTAATACAGGGATCAATAACGTAAATACCACAATCTCAAGGGTAAACATATGGCTGATCAAGCAACTCAACAACTCAACTCTATCATTCAGCAGTTTGCACAATCACTGCAAGGGTTAGTTAACGCCCAATCACGAACGCAAGCCGCAACGCTAGCTTCTATGAAAGCACATGCTGACATGCAAGATCATGTCAACCATGAGTTAGCTCTGTTCAATGATGCCTTGGCTAAGAACGAAACTCTGACGAAGCGTGAACAACACGCTCTAGATGAGCTGTTGAAGGCAAAAAAGCGTGAAATTGAGCTTAGCATTCAACACAACAATTATCGAGACAAACTCAACAAGCTAACCGCACAAGGTACTGCAAGCGAACGCGACCTGGAAGAGTTGCGTATCTTGATACGCAACTCTAGCAACAAACTTGCTGATGCTACGTTGCGCTCGACCAAAGCACAAAAGGATTTTACTGACGCTACTGCTGCGGCAAACACGTCATTGGTTAACCTCGCACGTAGCGGCACACTAACATCTGCTGCATTGGTTTGGTTTGGTAAGACTGTTGCAGCTAACGCACGTCAACAATTGGCTCAGGTGAAAGCATCTGACGGTGTCATTGAGGCATCTGGCAACATCGAGAAGGCTCTGCTGGACCAACAAACATTGGCCCTGAAGTACGGGGTATCAGCTGACGCTTTCATCAATGCTACCAAACAAGGCCGCCAAATGTTCAACGCTATGGGTGGCACTACCCAGGGCATGGCAACACTCGACTCTACGGTTAAACGCCTTGTAGTATCCACTGGGGGAGACTTTCAGAAGGCGTTGGAATTGGCAACCCAGGGTGCAAAATCCCTAGCTACCGCTGGTGTAAAGCCAACGCGAGCAGCCCTAGAGCGCTATACCGACGACGTCAATCGCCTGATTGCTCAAACAGGCATGTCGCGCGAATCAGCAATGTCATTGTACGACTCCATGTCGCAAGATGTTGACATGATTGACATTCTACGTTCCGCCCGCGGAAGTGAGCGAGAAGCAATCCTGCAGAGTCAGCGCGCAATGATCCAGAACGCCATCGCCGCAGGCATGAGTGCAGAACAAGCACAGCGGGCCGCCAAGATGCTAAACCAAATGGTTGCTGCAAAACCCATTGACCGCATTAAACAAGCTGCAAAAATGCGGGCGATGGCAGGAGCTATGGGAATCGCAGGTGGTGATGAGGCTGCCCAAGCAGTCATTGCTGGTAAGCGTGCTACACCCGAACAAAAAGAAGCTCTGATGCGATTCAACGAGAACGCAGCCAACAAGATGGATCAAATGGGTCAAGGCAGTCTGGGTGGTGAAATTTTTGCAACCACTCTGGCTGATAAACTGAATATGGATCAGTATTTCGGCAAAGACAGTCCCTTCTCTACCTCGATTGACACTCTGAAGGCCCCAATTGCTCAGATTGATGCCACAATGAAGGACGTATCAGAGGATCAGATTGCTCAAACCATAGCAAGCACTGCTGAGATGGTGAAACAACTTGACCTAATTGCATCAGGACAGCACTGGCTGGGCCCAATTGCAGCTGGCGTATCCTCCATCATTATGTTGATGGGTGGTGGCAAGTTCATCGGCAAAATCGGTGAAAAAATCGCTGGTAATGTTGCGGGCCGAGTTGCCGGTACTGTAGCTGGCGAAGCGGTCGGCGCAGGAGCTGCTGGTGCGGTAGGAGCTGCTGCAACTGGCGGCAAGCTGGCACAAGCTGGCAAGTTTGCCAGGGGAGTTGCGCTCCCCGCTGCTGCAATGATGGCAACAGGCGCTGGTGTTGACTGGGCGGCAGGCAAGATGGGCGTTGGCACAGCTAGGGTTGACACTGATCAGGATGACAAGAATTGGGACCGTGCAAGTCCGTGGGAAAAGATGCAATCTTCCATCCCTCGGGGCATTGAGAAACTGGGGAGCCTGTTCTTCCTCGATAATCTTGTCAACCAAGCAAAGTCTGAACGGATTGCTAGCGAAACAAAATACCTTGACGATAACACAAAACCTGGTGTGGTTGGTGCTCCAGTACAAGGGCCTGGCCCCAATAAGGTGGATGATCGTGTTGCGAAAACTGCTCAGACAGAGACAAGCAAAAATGTTGAAAAGGCAACACTAACAGCAGCTGATAAGCTATCAGCCCAAGTAGCCCAAATGGATGTATCCAATGATTTGTTGAAGAAGTTGGCAGATAACGCCGACCGACAGACCGACCTGCTTGAGAAACAACTAATCGCACTAACGCTAACAGATCGGGAAAAGCAGAATACTAGCACAAAAACAGCACTCCGTGGTGGCAACAAATTTGGGGCTCAATATAACTACGTTTAACGCCAGCGTTTTCAAGCTCATAAATACACGAACCTATAACTTCAGGATCCCAGATGGCAAAATTTGCTGACTTCTTCAAAGTAGTTGCCCCGAAACCGGGTGTGACGACCATGTCAGACAGCCAGAATATTGGCGACCAGGGTGCATACGCCAATTATACTTGGTATCAGCGCTTGGTACAAGGTTCGGCGTCTCGCTTGACACGTTACCGCGAATATGACCTAATGGACAACGATATTGAAATCGCTCGTTCGTTGGACACTATTGCGGAAGAGATGGTTGGAACAGACGAAGGTACCGACCTACCGTTTGAACTAATCATTAAGAGTGAAAAAGATGCAAACCTCGACAGTAGTGTTGTGATGACGCTCCGTGCCGCTCTGCGGTACTGGACTGATCTACACGACTGGCAAACTCGCCTATTCAAGGTTGCACGCGTAACAATCAAATACGGTGACTGTTTCTTCATCCGCCACCGCGACACATCAAAATGGGAATACGTTCACCCAAAGAGTGTTATCGCTGCAGTTGTTGATGAAAATGACGTGACCCGTGTTGTTGGTTGGCAGATTAAGCGCGACACAAAGGTCCCGCGCTCTCCGTACAACCAGCAATCTCCTCACGCAACCCAAGCTAGCAGCAACAATGAGATCATGGACGTTTTTGCAGCTGAAAACGTGGTCTGGTTCTCGTTAAATGACGACCTCGGTGAGCAAGCACCGTTCGGTGAGTCTGTTCTACGCGCAATTTACCGCGCTCAGAAGCAGAAGGAGTTGCTGGAAGACGCCATCATCATCTACCGCATTCAACGCGCACCTGAACGTCGTGTGTTTTACATTGACGTGGGCAAGATGCCGCCGCAACGCGTCAAAATGCACTTGGAGCAGATCAAGAACGAAATTCGTCAGCGCAAGATCCCAACTTACGGTGGTGGTGTTGAGCAAGTAGACTCCGTCTATAACCCTCAGCAAATGAGTGAAGACTTCTTCCTTGCGCAGCGCCCCGACGGTAAAGGTTCTCGCATTGAAACCCTTCCAGGTGGGCAAGGTCTTGGTGAACTGGCTGACTTGGAATACTTCCAATGGAAGGTATTCCGTGGTCTACGCATCCCCCTATCCTACATGAAAGAGGGGCAGGACGGCTCTGTGATCTCAGACGGTAAGACTGGTGTTGCATACATTCAAGAACTGCGATTCGCCCAATACATTGAGCGTTTGCAAGGTTACATCTCACACGTCATCGATAAGGAATTCAAACGCTACCTCAGGGCTGCTGGAATTCACATCGATACAGCAATCTTCAGCCTTCGCCTTAACAAGCCTGAGAACTACGGTAAGTACCGTAAGCAGCAGCTGGATAACGATCTACTGACAACCTACAACAGTGCTGCATCAATCGAACACTTGTCAAAGCGTTTTGCGATGTCTAACTACCTGCAGATGAGCGATGAACAGATTCTTCTGAACTTCCGTCTGCGGTGTGAAGAATTGGGCATCAACCCTGACAGTGGCGATCGTCTAGCAAATATGCGAGCAGTCTACGGACCCCCACCTGAAGAAGCCGGACTTGGCGCGGGTGGTGGAATGCTAGCCGGATCACTTGGTGGTGGTTTCGGCGGCCCGCCAGGAGACTTGATGGGTGGAGGGGACGCTATGGCTGTGGGTGGTGACATGAATTCACAAATGGGCAGCGCGCCAATTCCCCCCGAAAATGGCGGAGTTACGCCGCCGCCACAGTGAACCAGGGCAAGTTAAAAGCGACCCCCAATAAATAAATCAGAAGGTGTACTTATACACCGCACAACTTCCGTCACTAGGAGCAACACATGAACAAGCAAATGAAGCAACACCTCGAAGCCGTTGTTGACGCAATCGTTGAATCGGATTCAGCAGCAGCAAAGGAAGCCTTTCACCAATATCTGCGTCTAAAGACCCAGTCGATCCTGCTCGGCGAATCCGTTGAGTCGGAGGAAACCTGCGACGAAGAAGACTGCACCGATGATGAAAAAGACGAGGACGACAAGAAGTCCAAGAAGCCTAAAAAGTCTAAGAAGGCAGATGACGAGTCTGGCGACGAAGACGACAAGATGTAATTTGATAGGTGGCTGCTATGACAACACCTATTCTGCTCGTTGAAGAATTGGCGCCCGTAGAGGCGCGAATCATCAGCGAATCATCAACCGACGGCAAGTCTATGTGGTTGAACGGTATTTGCATGCAAAGTTCTATCAAGAACCGCAACGGTCGCAATTACCCAATCACCGAGATTTCCGAGGCAGTCCGAAATGCAGCACAGCGCATCAAGGAATGTAACGGCATTTTTGGTGAACTTGACCATCCCCAGACACTCACTATCAACAGTGATCGCATTTCGCATGTGATTACAGAGATGTGGATGAATGGTAACGACGCTTACGGTAAGGCTAAGCTGTTGAACACTCCAATGGGTTTGATTGCCCAAGAGCTGCTGAAGAGTGGTGTGAAGATTGGTGTGTCAAGCCGTGGCGCTGGCAACGTAAACGAGAGCGGTGATGTTCAAGGGTTCCAGTTCATCACATACGACATTGTTATCACCCCAAGTGCACCTCAGGCTTATCCTGGAATGATGTACGAATCCCTGCAATCAAAACAGGGGGCCAAGGTGATGACACTGGCTGAACAAGTTCGCCAAGACCCTGCTGCACAAAAGTACTTCAAGAAGGAAATCATGCAGTTTATCACAAACGATCTGTTCAAAAAACATTAAAACCGAAAAAGTCCGGTACCAGTTAAAACCGCGTGAATACGCGGTTTTTTCGTATGTGCGCATAGAAAAGTTCAACCCCACGGGGACCGCCGTATAAATAAAACACACGAATTTGCATAGTGCAAATTCCTAAGGAGACTCCAACATGGATGAACTGCTGAAGAAACTACTTGCTGCGGAAGTACTGACCGAGGAAACAAAGCAAGAGCTAGAAGCAGCTTTCTCGAATAAGCTAGATGAAGCTATTCAGAAGGCCCGCGACGAAGCTCAAGCGAACGTCACGGCTGAACTGAACGAGCAATGGATCACTGAGCGTGAAATCGTTATCGAAGCCTTGGATGCCAAGGTTACCGAAGCGATGAAGGAAGAACTGAGCGAACTACACGAAGACATCAACCGTTTCCGTGACCTAGAAGCTGAATTTGCTGAAAAGCTGGTTGAAGCTAAGGCCGACATGAAGGTTACTCTTCAAAAGGACATCGCACAACTGATTGAAAAGCTGGACCGCTTCTTGGAAGTCCGTCTGACCGCTGAACTCGATGAGCTTCGCGAAGACGTTGACACCGTTAAGAAGCAAGAGTTCGGTAAGAAGGTATTTGAAGCATTTGTGACTGAGTTCAAGAAGCACTACGCTGACGATGACTCAACACAGGCTAAACTGACTGAAGCTGAGCAGCGTCTGGAAGACACCCTGCACACTCTGGAAGAAGCTGAAAAGAAGCTGGGCAAGATGGAACGTTCCATCAAGCTGGAAAAAGTTCTCGCACCTCTCTCTGGCCGCACGAGGGAAGTGATGGAAGCTATCCTCAAGAATGTGGACACACCTCTTCTTGAAGAAGCGTACAAGACCTACGTAGGTCGTGTGCTGAAAGAAACGTCTGCTAAGGACGTAAAGACCTCAGAGAAGGAAGATGAAGTACTGGCTGAAGGTAAACAAGTGAAGACAGTAAGCGGCGTTGTGAAGTCTGGCGACAACGAAGAGCAAATGATTGAGGAATCGGTCCACAGTCAAGAGCCTAAGCAACAGCCAACAATTTCTGACGCTACCCGCGCTTGGGCTCGTCGTCTCGGCGGCGTCTAATCGCTAACCAAAGCTAAGTAACTCTTAAACAACTCACAAAGGAAAAGTCATGAATGAACTTTTTGAAAACTGGTCGGAAGTGAAGGAAACTCTCCTTGAAGGTCTCGATACTTCTAAGAAGCAAATCGTTGGCACACTTCTGGAAAACCAAAAGCAACACATCCTGGCTGAAACTGCAGCTCAAGGCTCTGTGGCAGCAAACGACATCGCAGGTTTCCGCAAGATCCTGATCCCGATGATTCGTCGTATCATCCCTGGCACCATCGCTACGGAACTGGTTGGCGTTCAGCCAATGCAAGGTCCCGTCGGTCTGGTGTACTCGATGCGTTACAAGTACGGTGAAGCCGTCGCCGTTCCTGCAGCAGGTGCTGACGGTAACCCATGGACCGCTAACGGTTCAGACGGTACCATCGCTGCTGACGCTGAAATGTTCGGTAACAACCCAGTTCTGCGTCAGTTCTATTCTGGTGCTGCTGGTACCGTTGTTGGTACGCCTCTGGCACAAACCGCTGGTGCATCCGGCATGACAAACCCTGAAGGTGAACCAGTTGAAATCGCTGGTGCAGCTTCACGTGGCGGCTGGCCTTCAAGCCTGCCTTCGCACAACACTTCTAAGTTCGGTCCTTACTCGAACGGTCTGGGTCAGCAAGTTTCTGGCTCGCTGTACGGTGGTTCGGGTTCGTTCATCGAAGGTTCTGGTGGCCGTAAGGTTAAGCTGGAAGTTGTGTCGCAAGCTGTTGAATCCACGACTCGTAAGCTGCAAGCCGGCTGGACGATCGAAGCTATGCAAGACCTGAAGTCGCAGCACGGCATGGATCTGGAAAGCGAACTGACGCAAGTCATCTCCGCTGAAATCGTTCAGGAAATCGACAGCGAAATTCTGTCGGACCTGACAGCTCTGGCTGGTACAGTTGCTGCATACGACTACTCGACCGTTGGTGTGACCGGCTATCAGCCTGCATACCTGGGTGACCGTTTCGCAAACCTCGGCGTTGTGATCAACGCAGTTGCTAACGAAATCGCTCGTAAGACCCGTCGTGGTGCTGGTAACTTCATTGTGGTTAGCCCAATGGTTGTTTCGATCCTGCAATCTGCTGCTAAGTCGGTGTTCGCACCTGCTGTTGCTGGCTCGTTCAAGGGTCCTAACAACTCAATGCTGGTCGGTACGCTGAACGGCACAATCAAAGTCTACAGCTACCTGTGGAACCAAGTGCAAGGCCTGGGAGCAGCAGCTGCTGACACCATCCTTGTTGGTTACAAGGGCGGCAATGGTGAAACCGACACTGGCTACTTCTACTGCCCATACATCCCTCTGATGTCAAGCGGTGTTGTGATCAACCCGGTCACCTTCCAACCAGTTGTCTCGATGATGACTCGCTACGGCAAGACAGCGTTCACCGCTTCTCAGTCGTCGCTTGGCAACAGCGCGGACTACTACGGCAAGATCAACGTAAGCAACTTCCAGTTCGCTTAATCACATCAAGCACTCAAAAAGCCCGCTTCGGCGGGCTTTTTTATTGCCGGTTACACACCCCACATAAATATCCCTCATCATTTACCTAAGTTTGTGAGTATATGGGCGTACTAACATTTAAGCAATACCTCGCTAGCAAGGAACAACTGCTGAAAGCTATCGAGAACACTCCTGTGGCAATCGTAGAATACAGTGTCAAGAAATACTGCTCCCTCACAATCGGTGAGACGGAAGAAGAGAAACAATTAGTTGGTCTCAAGCCCAAGAACAAGATAATTGTTGAATGGCAGTATGATAATGTTGACGATCCCACACCAAAATCAATCACATTTGACGGGGTTAAAGGGATTGACGAAGGTGAAGTGTGTTCTACGTTCTGGTCAGGCAGTAAGCTAACAAAATGGCTGGCAAGACACGCAGGACCTGGAGAAAATCATGGACACAAAACTTGCTGACGTTGTAAAACAACGTCGTGACGCACCAAAGCTCAAGCTAATCCCAGCAACAGCGCTGGCAATCAAGCGCGAAGCTGAAGAACAAGAAGCAATACAAGCAGGGCTGGCTCGTTTAGCAGAAGATGCCCACCAGCTATCGGAAGCTGCGACGCACGTTCTCGCAAACATTGCGACTACAGCCGAAAAAGGCGAACCAATTAAATTGATGCATTTGAACTCTGTAGCGTCTTTTCTTGCTGGAATCCACGCTCTGTCGTTCCAACTGCCCAACTCAAACGACCCAATCAAAAAATCCAACACTCTCAACGTGCTACTAAAAGCTAGTGTAGCACCAGACGGACTTGTCACGGACGCTGTGCGCATCATTGCTCAACACGGCTCTCGGTATCCAAACATTCAACAAATGTACGCGGATATGATCCAAAAGTACACCAAGTCAGTTGACATGCGATCTCCTCAAGGTGAACAACTCGCAAAACGAGCTCGAACACTACAACAAAAGGTGGATTCCGCGATGAGACAATCACGAATGTAACCCAAATACCCGAATATCAAAAGGAGGCTGTTGCCTCCTTTTCCTTTTGACGAATACAATTCGCTCATTCTATTTTTGAAGTGTGTGACGATTCATGCGGATGAGCGACTCACTAACTTCTAGCGACTTGGTTTTAGGAGACCACATGGCAGTACTTTCGTTGATGTTTACCGAACAAGAACTCGCTCCGATTCGGAGTGGCATCAGTACCTATATTCGACTACTGGGAATGTTCTATTCTCCTGACCCGCTTCAGCTAAGGTGGATCACCGATGAGGGTGATTTGAAGGCAGCTCTGCGTAGTGTAGCGGATGCCTTCAAATCAACATCAGAGATGGTTGGTAAGCAGAAATACCAAGACACTCCATACAATGCCCCGAAAGAAGTCCTGAAACTGATGGCCACATATCTGCTGTCAGGACTTGACGACCGTGACCAAGCTCTCCAGCGGCGTCGCAATCTTCCAATGTACCATCTGGTAATTGAGCCAGTGACTCAATTGTTTTACAAGTTTGATCACCGCATGATGATTGACATCGCCGACGCTATGGTGACGGAACTGTGCGAAATGGTGGATCAGTGTACTGATTATGGGACACTGGAACAAGCCCTGGAAGCACACCAGCGCGTGCGTGGTTTGATCGCTGCAAAAGACCAAGCCATCCTCAATGAACGATCGTCCAAGCGCAAGCGTCGCAAACCACACGAGCTGCTGCTCGCAATCTTGGCTGAAGAGCCTATCGACGAAAACGAATACACGTAATACGCTCAAGAAAGCCGGCATATGCCGGCTTTCTTTTTATTCTCAGCCCATAAATAACGCTCATAACGAGGAAATCTCAGTATGAGCACTTACGACATCCAACTATCCGCGCCAGGAATCTTGCGTTCAGAGGCGTTAAATGTTACAATCAAGTTTGACCGAACGGGTCCAAATACTGGACGTATTAGTTGGAACATTCCAGCCCCTGCTGCGGGCTGCGATGCTGAAACTCAAGCATATTGTGGTATTGTTCTCACGCTGAACACTACTCCTGCGTCCGCCTCAACGTCCCCAAAGAACGGCACGGTATACAGCTCCGACCCCACTGGAGACTCCAACCTGTTCGCAGGTGATAAAATCGGTGATGCTTATGTTGTTGGCGCATTCTATGGTGACCGCGTCACCACTATGCTGGACATTACTGGGTTGCTGCCAAATACAGCGTACTTTGTGGCTGGATACCCCGCTGACTGCCAACACCGGTACTTTGTGGAGGGCGTTCACGCTTATTCAACTGAGTTTGTTAACCGCGGCACGGACGGTACACGCGGTACTCAAATCGCATTCCTAAAGCCCACGACAATTCCCACGGGCGTGCAGCCTACAGATTCCACAGGACTACCGCTACTAACGTCACCTCTGCCTCCTGCACAGCCACAGCCAGCGATATACAATTTCACGATTCAGCTTGGAGTAGATCCCAAGCCACTTCGTCCTCTCTACGTTGGCGAATGTAATCTCGTTGCGCCAACGTATACCATTAATGTCGCAAGCGCAAATGCTCAAGATTACCAATCGCTGGTTGCAGAAATCAACAAACAGCTAGCGTTGATCGGTAATGCTCCACAAGGTCCTACATCGCCTGGCACAAATCATTATTACTGGAACTCCCAACAATCAAAACTGTTCCAGTGGAATGGCACATCGTACACTGAGATTGCGTGTTTGGTCGGCATATCCCAACCAAATATTGTTGCCGACGGCACGTATTGGTTTAATCCGACCACAAACGTGCTGCAAGTATGGCAAACGAACGCTTGGGTAATAGTTACGGTATACAACAATCCACTCGACCCTGCCGCACCTGCTGCGGACAAGTCGTATTGGTATGACGGTACGGTAGTTCATCTATGGAATGGTTACGCGTGGTGCTCAATTAGCACCACAGTCCAAGCTACAGACCCTTCGCTTGCTGTTGCTCCTGTTGGTGGGTCGTTTTGGTATAACACAGTACTGAACCGGTTGTACCGTTGGAATTCCGCGCTTGAGATGTGGAATGCAGCCGAATTCATGGAATCGGACGTCAACCCAACACAACTACAGCCAGGAGCATTCTGGTTTGATTCGTCCACGAATACCCTGAAGCAGTTAGGCATTCCTAATGCTGGATGGAATGTTGTTTCTGGGGTTTCCATTCGTGAGGTTGAGCCGTCTACGCCTGCACCGGGCAAGATTTGGTACAATCCGATCACGGAAAACCTCTACATCCGCGATGCAAGCAACACATCCTGGAATGAGAACGACGTTATTACGTTCCCAAATGATCCTACCGTGCGAGGTTCGTGCGATGCGTGGTGGAATACCGTAGCCGGCATCCTATTTGTGTGGGATCAACTACAAAATTCGTGGGTTGCTGTAACAAACTTTGTAGACCAACCAAACGATCCCGCATTGGCACCAACGTTCGCGGATGGTTCCGCTTGGATTGACACGGATACAGGCAAGCTGTACATTTACGGTAACAACTGCTTTGCGGAGCAGGCTGTAATCACCTCGCCGACTGATCCACGAACTGCGGTAACAGTTGGTTCCGTTTGGTACAACGGCAATGTGTGGCACGTACGTACGGTATCTGGATGGTCTCCAATTACGCCAGTCGCATTTACAACAGACCCAGCTTTGATGCCTATTGGCACATTCTGGTACAACACTCCATTCAACGCCCTTCAGCAATGGAACGGGGCGGCGTGGCAAGCCGTAGTATACAACGCTACCCCACAACCACCAGTCAAGGGCGCGATGTGGTATGACACCACTACGAATATTCTGAAGCAATGGAACGGAACAGCGTGGGTAGCTGCGACACCGCCAGCTACAGTTGAACTGGATTGCAACGGCAATCTTCTGTTCACCGACAACACGGTTGGCAGCACCTCCATGGTTCGCATTAAGGACGGCGACCTATTCAGCTCAATGACAACTCCACCAACGCTTGGAGACTTGTCTCCAGGTACGGACGGGGCATCCAGTACACCAACGTACATGGAAATGGGCATTGGTACTGACGGCTCAGTGGCAATGCGTGAGCAGATTGGCATGGATATTCGGTACGAATTAGGCTATCCAAATGTTGACGTTGAAATCACAAAGGAGCAGATGGATTACGCAATCTCACGAGCCCTTCGTGAGCTGCGCATGCGTTCCGGCGTTGCGTACAAGCGCGGATTTTTCTTCATGAGCATCAAGGCGAATGAGCAGAAGTTCTTCCTGACCAACAAAATATCAGACATGAACAAGATTGTTGATGTGCTGGGCGTGTACCGCTTAACGTCTTCATTCTTGTCGTCAGCACACGGCGCCGGCGTTTACGGCCAGATTGTGATGCAACATATGTACAACATGGGCACTTTTGACCTATTGAGCTACCACTTGATGGGCGAATACACCAAGTTGATGGAAATTCTATTTGCTGGACGCGTAACCTACACATGGAATGAGCAAACACGTGAATTGTTCCTGCACCACCGCTTCAGCATGGCTGAGCAGATGGTTGCAATTGAAGCAACGATTGAGCGGACGGAGCAAGACATTATGTCGGATCGTTACGCCAATCCGTGGATTCGTCGCTATGCGGCTGCTATGTGCCGTTTGATGCTTGCAGAAACGCGCGGCAAGTTCTCTACACTCCCTGGAGCGGGTGGCTCAATTACACTCAACGCAGGTGAATTGCGTCAAGCTGCTCAGCAAGAAATTGAAGCTTGTCTGCAGGAAATTGATGACTACATCGCCGATAAGCCGGATGAGTACGGCATGGGTGCACACTTCGTATTTGGATAATCTACAATGGCAACAAACCCAACCCTAAAATGCAAGACGCCTAACGTATGTCAGCCCTGGGACTTCTCTGCCCAGGGCCGTACTGATACGTATGCAAGTTTGTTGCAACAAGAATCGCTAAACATTGCTGGTGCAACGATTAATGTCCATAAATTACTCGGCATTCACGAACAACAGCGCTTGGTCGACTTGGCAGGAAACGGCAAGGCACTGTCGGGTGGGGATGCCCCCAACTACCCAGCAGCAAACGCATTCACCACCACTGCAAATGAATGGCGGTCACGTCAAACTGGCACACAGGCAATCAGCGCATCAGCATACATTGGATACGACTTCGGTGAGGTGAAGATTGCTAACGGTCGTCGTCGATATGGTGTTGACGCCAATGTTCGTGTGCATATCGCATCTATGAAGATCAAACAGAGTGCAAACCCTCTACTCCGCGTTGCCAAAGTCCGCATAGAGCGATCTGACGACAACGTCCAATGGTACGGCGTTGCCGTGGTTGACCTGCCGAATGATGATGTGTTAAACACAGTTACATTCAAAAGCTCCGCGCCCAATCGGTACTGGAGGCTTCGTCCGATTGGATTCGTTGGAGGTCAATGTGATGCGTGGGGCGTTCAAGCCCTGGAGCTCATGGAATATGAGGCCACAAAGTTTGACAACATCCAAGACAAAATCCTGATGGAGAATCGGGATCGTGACTATTCACAGCCCGCAATTGCCTGCCGTGGGTTTTACGACATTGTCGCTCCGATGATGGATCTTGGTCAGTTTGGTGCAGCGTGGCAAGACACATACACAATCAAACTGAACTTTGGACATTGTATCGAGAAGCTAGGTCGACCTGTTATCATTGGTGACATCATTGAGCTGCCGAGCGAAGCGCAATATACTCCAGACTTGCGTGAAGTAAAACGCTTCCTTGAAGTGACGGACGTGACGTGGGATTCTTCGTCATATACCCCGGGGTGGACACCAACTATTCTAGCAATTACAGCAAAACAAGCTCTCGCATCGCAAGAAACACAGGACATCTTCGGTGATCTGCGCACCATGGTAGACAATTCCGACCTGTTTGCCACTTCCAACAAGAAGGGTGCGGAGTATCAAGACTTCTCCGTCATCACGCACAATATTGCAGCTGATGCAAAGACGGCAGTGCCTGAATACGGCAGCGAGGGATCGAACACCATACGTGAGTTCACTGATGAGGAATTAAATACCGCTAAGGCGTCAGGATTCCCTCACATCCGCAAGATGAACTTTAACAAGACGGGACTGTTTGTCGAGGACGGCATTCCTCAAAACGGCGCTCCGTTCACGGAAGGACCTGTGCTGCCTGATGTGGCTAACGCAAACGATGGTGATCACCACCGGTTGACGTACGAAGGTACTGCCAAGGACGTACCAACCCGCCTGTACCGTTATTCAGCGACTAAGAATCGTTGGATCTATCTGGAGACAGACCGCCGCGAACAGTACAACACAATGAAGAACAATCTGGAAGAGTACACAACTAATCCAGCTAAGATACCAGCAAGGAATATTCGATAATGGCATACCAAGCAGACGGCTACTACTATGATGCGCAGCTACGCAGCTACATCCTTCAATTCATGGCAATCTTCACCGGCTTGCAGGTGCAGATTGGTAAGTGGGGTACTGTGGATGAGCGGTTGATTGAAGTACCAATTCACTACGGAGCCCAGGACCGTGTAGTTGCAGCAATCATGACTGACAATACAGCAAACAAGCCGTTACGGCTCCCTGTCATGAGTGCGTACCTACGTGGGATCAATATGGATCCAGCACGAATGGTTGGCATTGGGGTAGAACGCCGGCAAGCATACGTTCCAGTTGGTGGATTGGCACCAGATGACATCAGGGTAGTGTATCAGCGCAAACCAATGCCGTACACGATTGATGTTGACCTGTCAATCTACTCAAGCAATTCTGAGCAACACTTTCAAATCCTGGAACAAATCTTACCAATCTTCGATCCACAGCTGGTAATTCAAACATCTGACGGTGTGTTTGATATGACTCGGCTAACTCATGTACTGCTAAAAGGCATCAACAATGATACTCCGTATCCTGTGGGACAAGACCGTCGAATCATCCAGAGTACGTTGAATTTTGAAATTCCAATTTGGATTGACACTCCTGCTGATGTCCGTCGTAACTTCGTTGAGAAGGTGTTTCTACGTATTGGTGCTGTTGGTACCAGTGCATCAACAAACTACGAAATGTTGGATGAACTTGATGCTCAAGGTATCCCGTACGAAAAGATCGCAGACATCGGCGACCTTCCGCCCATGTAAATTTGGAAAATTGAGGGACACCACGATAAATAATGCCATAATTTGATTTCCCTAGGAGTCACACATGGCAAACCTCGTAAGTGCTGGCGTAAGCGTAACCGTTACAGATGAATCGTTTTTCATCCCTGCGGCTGCGGCCACAGTACCTCTAATCTTCATCGCTACAGCAGATGAGAAGAAGCGTGCAGACGGCGTCACCGACGCTGCCGGCACATTTGAAAGCAACGTCATTCGTACGGTCACGTCGTTGAAGCAAAGCACAGAACTGTACGGCGTTCCGAAGTTCCGTAAAGACTCCACAGGCAGTCAGTTCCACGGCGATGCTCGTAACGAATACGGTCTATTCGCATTGAACCAGTTCCTTGGTGTTGGTAGCTACGCATACGTAGTCCGCGCCAACGTGAACCTAGACGATGACCTAGCAAGTATCCGCACGATGTGGGATACGAAGATGCAGGAATCCAGCTACGTTCTGGAAAACCTAATCAACTCGTATTTGAACGAATACAACCTATCTAACGGCTTCGTCGTCAGTAGCGTTGGTCTCGTCAACACTGTCACGGTTACGGCTGGTACGGGTTACACACCTGGCACATACACCAACGTCGTGTTGTCTGGTGGTACAGGTACTGGCGCAACGGCAACGATTGTTGTTGGCGCAGGCGGAACTGTTACAAGCGCTTCGATCACACCTACGATGCGTGGCACCGGCTATCAAGTTGGCAACATCCTGACCGCTGCAGCTCTGACTGGCGGTACGGGCTTCCAACTAACTGTTGCAACTATCACAGGATACAAGTCAACCGTTGCTAAAGCCACAGTTGAATCACTGGCAGCAACCGCTACTACGGCTGTTTGGCAGAAGTTCTCGTTCCGCAACTCACAAGCTAGCTTCACTGACGATGTGACAGCTGTCCCTCAACCAATGTATCCTAACGGCTACACTCAACCAGCTGTTGGCGCTTTCAAAGGCTTTAAGGGTGACACTGCAGCATTCGTGAACGGTGGACAAGGTAGTGTTGTAGCTACGGAGTTTACTGCCCAAGAAGCAGCAAACCTGCTACTTGGATCGGGAGACCAGTTTAAGTACACGATTACCTTCCGTGACCAAACAAGTCTTGGTGCTAACGATGCGGCGCGTCGTGTTGCAATTGTCAATGCTCTTCAAGCAGCAGTCAACAGCAATACTGACATCCGTTCTGAATCGTATGAGTACAACTTGATCCTGTGCCCAGGCTACCACGAAGTTGCTGACGAAATGCTGGCCCTGCGCACGGACATCCAAGACGAAGCATTTGTGATTGCTGATACACCAATGAACCTGTCGCCTGAAGATGTGGTCACGTGGGCAGCTACTACCGCACGTCGTACTGGCGTTGGCATCGCTTACTACTACCCACACGGCTTTGCGTCCAACCTCGACGGCACCAACGTATTCGTTGCAGCTTCGGGCATTGCTCTGCGCACATTGACATACAGCGACGATGTGTCGGAACTGTGGTTTGCGCCAGCAGGTACTCGCCGTGGCTTGGTATCTGGTCTGTCAGACGTTGGCTACGTCACCGGTACATTGGGTGCTGCTACAACATTTGTACCAGTTGCTCTGAACCAAGGTCAGCGTGACAACATGTACAAATACTTCACAAACATTAACCCGATCGTGTTCTTCCCAGGTCGTGGCATCATTGTGTGGGGTCAAAAGACCTCGGCGCCTGCTGCTTCGGCTCGTGACCGCATCAACGTTGAACGTCTGCTTGGCTACGTTCGTCGTCAACTGCGCAAGAACACCATGCCGTTTGTGTTTGAACCAAACGATCAACTGACTCGCGACAACCTGAAGGCTGCCGTAGACGGATTCCTTGGTGACCTGATCACCAAGCGCGGCCTCTACGACTTTGCGACGATTTGTGATGAATCAAACAACACTGCTGACCGCATCGACCGCAACGAGATGTACATCGACATTGCACTGAAGCCAGTACGCGCAGCTGAATTCATCTACATCCCAATCCGCGTTGTTGCAACAGGCACGGAAATCTAAATAGAGAGACAAAAGGAGAACAACCGTGAGTACAATTAATGATTTTGGTATCCCTGGCGTCGGCTCTGGTATTGCGCATCCTAAGCACAAGAACCGCTGGCGTGTAACATTTGCAGGCATGGGAGGCGGCGAAAACAGCATCCCTGTGTCAATGCAAGCCATCACTGTTACCCGCCCGAAGCTGTCTAAGAGCGAAATTGAATTGCATCGCTACAACTCAACCGCATGGGTTGCTGGTAAGCATACGTGGGATCCAATGTCCCTAACGATTCAAGATGACATTACGTCAGCAGCATCGCGCGTCATTCAAGCTCAACTGCAAAAGCAGCAGTGGTTGATTGGTGCAGAAGGCCAATGGTTGGGCGCAGCTGGCGAAGGTTCGCTGTACAAGTTCGTTACCTACATCGACATGCTCGACGGCCGTGATCAGGTTGTTGAAAAGTGGACGATGGAAGGTTGCTGGCTGAAGGAAGTTGACTGGACGGATCTGGACTACGCTTCCACATCTGATGCTGTGAACATCAACCTAACGATTCGTTTCGACCACGCTCGTCAGAGTCTTGGAGGTTACGATCAAGGTCTGGGCATTGCCACAGGCGGCGCAGGTAAGATTTAATCATTACGGTGATTGAAAAAAGGGTGCTTCGGCACCCTTTTTTGTTGACTTGTTGAATGAGCGGGGTTACGCTAACCGGATGACTAATGCAGCAATAACAATAACAACAGCGGCCCACAAAATGGCCGTTGGTGATGGCGTCGTTGAATCGGCAACAATAACCAATCCCATAAACAGTCAGCATACCGTTGGGTTGGTGTGGGCTCCAGTGACTATCAATATCCCTCTAACTGCTGATAATCAGCACTTGGCGTCACTGATCAACGAACAACTGGACGCACAGCTCAGGTCTGGACTCTCAGCAAAATGCAGTCTTGAGCTTCTGGGCCTGGATACGGATTACTCAGGTACTCTCGAAGGGTGCTGGATTCAGTCCGCTAACTGGTTGCACGAAGAGCTGCTGACAGTTGAAATTCGAGCTGATCACTGGAGGCAGAGGAAGTTTACGCACCCATAAATACTCCAAATCTGGAGATTTTCATGGGTGATCCACGTACTTTTACCGTTAAACAATGTGAGCCATCTTATGCTGACCGTAGTGGCGCAAGCATTGGCAGTGCGACGAGTGCTCGCCGCGACTTTTTCAATGCTATAGGCAAAGTCGGTGACCTAGCCGTATTGAATAGTGTGGGCGCCGGCAAAGTCGGTGCAGGACTACGCACTCTTGCCAGCATCTCAAACACCATTCGTGTGGGGAACGGAGCACTCCCGTCTTCGATTGGATCATCCATTGACAACGGTGCAAACTGGGTGCTTGAAACAACGGGCATTGCCCCCTCCGTAGTCGACACCCTACGCGGCTTCCATCCCGAAATTGCAAACCAGGCATACGGACAGGCAAAGGTAGTGTTTGACTCCGTTAAACGTGGCAAATTCAAAGCTCGTGACATCCCCAATGTACTACAAGACTTCCAGAACTTGGAACGTCTCGGCCGCAGCATCTTTACGCCTGGTGGGGACGACGTGCAATCATCGCTAGGAGAACACTGCCAGTATTCCCCATACGCCGTTGACCTGATTGCTCGAGCACCAAAATACAAATTCTTGTTTGTAATTGAATTCGTGGTAAACGGAGCGTACGCTGAGCTGAATACGGCCACCGGGCCATTGAACATGGCCTTTGCTGTAAAGAAGTCTACGCGGCCAAATCCTAAGTTCATATACGAAGACGCAAACTATTACGGCCATCGTACCAAAATTCTTACTAAAACAGAGTACGAAGACATGACCATGTCGTTCCACGACGACAATATGAACTACGCCACCACGTTCTATCACTCCTACTTGCGTGCCATGATTCCGTCATCTGGCATGAACCCAAGCAACGGCGGGACAACACCAAGCATCCTAGAGCAGGATAGCATGTCGTACAGTGACACTAGTGTGCTCGCAGCAGATCAAATTTTGCAGCACATTCCCGCAAACGTGTACTCTGCATCTACCGGTCCTCTAAACAAAGATGTAAAAAGTATCTTCTCTGAGATCCGCATGTACCACATCTTCGACAACGGCAACCGGATGAATGTATGGCACTTCTCCAACCCACGTATCACTACGCTCGCCCTCGATGATGTTGATATGTCAGCAGGAAGCGAAGGGAACGAACTGTCCCTGACATTTGGATATGACAGTTTGTACCTCGAGCCTGATGTTGATATGTCAACGGCTTCGTTTGCCGATCTTCAACGTGGTGCGTACTATCCGCTACGGTATGTCGGAGCACCAAACAAGTCATCTACACTCGCATCGGTTGTTAGCAACCCGCTGTCAAGCTTGAGCACGTCTGCACAGAACCTGATGAATACGGCAACAGCTCAAGCTCAAACGCTGTACAGTTCGGCTGTAACCGCAGCAAGCGATCTATCATCCAAATTCAGTAATCCAATGAGTGGATTTGACATTCTTGGATAAACCATGGCTAAAGCGTTCATGCAGGGGTACTACGTACCCAAAAACCCTGATAAATACGTTGGTGATTTGTCGAAGATCCGTTATATGTCTTCTTATGAATATGAGACACATTCATTCTTTGACAACAATCAACGCGTATTAAAATGGTCAAGTGAGCCATTCTCAATCCCGTACCTAAAGCCAACCGATGGGCGGTTGCACAAATACTATCCGGATTATTGGGTGCAGTATGTGACCAGCGACGGAGAGATCAAGGAAGAATTGATCGAAGTGAAGCCTAGATCGCAAACATCGTCGCCTCGAGGTAACTCAAAGTACCGAGCGTATGAGCAGTTAACATTTGCTGTCAACCAAGCCAAGTGGGCAGCAGCTCGTCAGCTATGTGATCAAAAAGGCTGGGGATTCAGAATCATTACAGAGAAGTCGATTTTCAAATGACAAACACCGTTACAAAAGAGAAACTGATCGAGCATCCGCTCGAACAGGTATTCGATATTGAGCCAGGCACAACAATAACTGAGTTTGTTGAAGCTGTGCCGTCCATGGTTGTAACGCCTCTAACTTACGACGACAAAGATACCGAAGTTGACACACAATATCAAGAGATTTACGACGTTGCAATGTCGCAGGTATCCGCGATCAGTGATGAAATGGCTCGAGTCGAAGGCCGCCACAAAGCTCGGATCGGTGAGGTAACAGCTACAATGCTAAACGTAGCACTGAGCGCTGCCCGTGAGAAGGCGCAATTGAAAATGCATAAAGACAAACTGTCATCCCGTGCTCCTGATGCTACTGGAATGCCTCAAGGATCCGGTAAAGCTGACGTGATTATTGCGGACAGAAACGAGATCCTCCGCGCATTATTCAACAAAAAGTAAGGTAACTCCGCATTTTTGTTTGATATATAGTGGGCATGGCAGCCCCAAAAAACCCTTATCTAAAGCGTGCTAACGAACAGCACGAATACACCACCGATCAGATTCTTGAGCTGCAGCGTTGCGCTGCAGACGCTGAATACTTCATCGACACCTATTGTCAAATTCAACACGCTGTTGAAGGTTCTATTCGATTCGCGCTGCGTCCGTATCAGCGCCGAATTATTAGCACATTTGCAAACAACCGATTGTCCATCGCACTAGCACCTCGCCAGATTGGTAAATCTTGGATCGCAGGTGCTTTTCTTTTATGGTTTGCAATGTTCCACTTTGAAAAGACTGTCGTAATTGCATCTAACAAGAACGACAACGCTATGGAAATGATTCACCGTGTTCGGTTTATCTACGAACGCGTTCCGCATTGGTTGAAGCCAGGACTGTCAGCTGACGGATGGAACAAGCACAGCTGTGGTTTCGACAACGGTAGCCGTATCATATCCCAAGCAACGTCTGAAAATACCGGTCGCGGTCTATCTATTTCACTACTGTTCCTTGACGAATTTGCATTCGTGCGTGACAGTATTGCTGAAGAATTTTGGACATCTGTATCACCTACCCTAGCAACCGGTGGTTCGTGTATTATCTGTTCAACGCCTAACGGCGACATCAACCGCTTCGCTCAGTTGTGGCGAGGTGCAAATATTCCGTCGCCTGACGATAAGACGGTTGGTATTAACGGCTTCGCACCAATCGAGGTCAAGTGGGATGAACCACCCGGCCGTGACAAGAAATTCAAAGACGAAGAAACAGCCAAGATTGGCGAAACGCGGTGGAAACAGGAATATGAGTGTGAATTTATTTCTAGCGATCCCCTGCTGATCGACTCTGTCACACTAAAGAACCTTGCGGCTGTCACCGAAAAAATCAAACCAATTGGTATTGCTGGCGAGATTGTGTTCTACAAGGAGCCGATGCAGCACAACACCTATCTCATTGGCATGGACGCTGCAACAGGATCCGGAGAAGATTACACAGCAATTGTGGCGTATGAATTCCCGTCAATGGATCAAGTCGCTGAGTTTCGTACAAACACGATGTCGTCCGTTGCAGGGTATCACATGCTTAAAAAGATGCTGCGTATCTTTGAGCGGGCAGGATCAACCGTATATTTCTCCGTAGAGAACAACGGTGTCGGTGAAGCTATTATTGCCCTCTATGAAGCTGATGAAGATCCTCCGATTACAGCGGAATTTGTGTCAGAAACCGGCCAAAAACGTCGTGGAATGACAACGTCGGGTAAGACCAAGATTCAAGGCTGCCTTGCCTTGAAGGAAATGATTGAACGCAATAGCATGCACGTGAAATCGCTCGTTACTGTGCGCGAGCTGCAGAACTTCATCCGTGCTCGTGGATCATATGCTGCAAAGATCGGGGCAACCGACGACTTGGTGATGGCTACTGTGCTGGTTGTTCGACTACTGAGCGAAATCTCAACGTTTGACCAGGACGCATATGATAAGCTGTACTCACACGCTTATCTCAGCGACTCTGGATCGTCAAGCAACTGGTTAACATCGGATCGCCGCAGTGATGACGATGATGACGGAATGGCGGATATGGTATTGGGTTGACTGTTAAGGGGAAAGTCGTTATAGTCACCGAAACTTTCGGAGAACGTAATGACTGACACCTACCGCACCCAATTCGTGAAGCTGTTTGCTGATCTGCAAACCACCCCCATGTTCCAGCGCATGGAACGCACCGTGGAAGGCAGCCCCTGGCACCGCGAAGCGAATGTGTTGGTTCACACCCAAATGGTTGTGCAAGAATATCTCGACCGTACTGATGCTGAATGCGAATTTTTTGCTGAGCCGTGGGGTTGGTACGACTACCTTGGTGCGCTTGTGTGTGCTTTCCACGACGTCGGTAAGCCTGCGGCTGAAAAGACTGTGTGGAGTCAGGAGCGTGGGGAATACCGGAGGTACGGTGGTCACGAACTGATCTCTGCTCGCATGTTCGAAGACTACGCCACGTCGAACAAGCTGCTGTCGGCTAAGGACATCCGCGCCGTCAGCTGGATGATCGAACACCACATGCCCTGGTCTATCACCGACGAAACGAAGCTGGACTTCTTGGCTGCTACCGTCAATTCGATGGGGGAGAACATGCCCCAGGTTTGGTTCCGTGCTCTGCTGTCGGATCAGTACGGCCGTATCAGTGACGACAGCAACACCAAGCGTCGCAACTCTGATGAGTGGGTTGAGCAGATGCGTGCCCGAGCGAAGAACGCGGTTGTTGCGTGCGACCGTACCGAACACGTTCCCTCCCTGTGGATGCCGATCGCTCCGTCTGGCGCTGGCAAGAGCACGTTCCTGCGGCAGGCGCAGGCGAACGCTGCCAACGACGGTGAGCAGATCGATGTGTTTTCCCTGGATCTGCTGCGCCATGAGTTCTACGATGCTGACGACTACGCTAAGGCGTATGAGGGCTCTGTGAAGGACAAGTCGTTTGAGTTGCGAGCGAATGCTCGTTTTCACCAGATGGCTAAGGAGGCGTGGGCTGCTGGCCGCCACCTGTATGTTGACAACACGAACCTGTCGGCCAAGCGTCGTGGTTGGTATTTGCGAGTCGCCAAGAAGCATGGTTTCCACACTGTTGCTGTGCTGATGCCGGTGTCGTTGGACACGGTGTTGGCTCGCCAGCAGACTCGTGGTGATAAGAGCGTGCCTGAATCCGCTGTTCGTCAGCAGTACATGTCGCTTCAGCAGCCCTTGGTTGGTGAGTTCGACAACGTCTTGACGAGCGATCACAATCTCACTTCGTGAGATTCAGTAAATAGGTAGGTGGAGACACCTACCTATGACTGAACAATTGTGGACAATTCGGGGCGAACGGATCGTGAATCAGCTGAACGAAGTTTCAACTGTGTCCGATCTGGAAGATAACATTGAGCGTGAATTCCCCACGACCAAAAAACGGCAACACGCCACAGGCGAGGTAACGGTTCAGGCCATCGAGTACATCCCGTATCTCGGCATGAAGATGTTGCACATTCGGTCAAACACAGTCAGCAACGGTAATCCATATAAGCAAGCAATTCAGTTGACCAAGGTTCCATTTAGCTCTCAGAGTGGTTCCGGCGTCATTACGTTGCAAGCTGCGGATGGAACAGAGTTCCACGCTGCTCCAATCAATCTTGCGATGCACAACGCAAAAGTTCGGTGCAACTGCATGGACTTCCACTACCGGTTCGCAAACTACAATGCGCAAGACAAGTCTTTGGTTGGAAAGCCGCCGCCCCCGTACGTGAAAAAGACCAATCGCCCGCCAGTTAACCCCAACCAAGTGCCGGGTTTGTGCAAGCACCTACTCAAAGTGGTTCAACAAGTGCAAGCAACTGGGCTAATTCTGCCCAGTTAATTAGATCCCAAGATTTCCTTGACACGCGCCTCTTTGGCGCGTTTTGCCGCTTTATCCGCTGGTGATTCAATGCCAGCAACAACAGCCTTGCCATCTTGGCTGCGCTTGAAGAGTTGACCGCGTGTCGCTGGTCGCTCAATAGACTTACCGATTGTGGATCGGACGATGTTCTGCGCAATTGTAGATGGGTTGAATGCTTCCTCTACGGCAGGTGGCACAATCTCAATTGGTTGTTCCATAACAATCTCTTCAACTGGCGCTGGGGTTTCAATGACCGGGTCAACGATTTCAGGAAGCGTTACAGCTTCCTCAACAGCTTCCTTAACCTTGGCTGGTTTCTTCGGTTCGGCAGGCTTATCATCGTCTTGCTTCACCGTAAACGACGTCGTTACCTTTGGTTTAGATACGGATGGTTGGAACTTGACGGAAGGATCAGTAACCAACATTACAGTTCCAGCTGCTGGTTCAAAATAATACCCGTCAACGATCACTTCAACGCGGAAAGGCACGTTGCTTTCTTGCACTTGTGTGAGAGCTGGGAGCTTAGCTACCCACTTGTACTCTTCCCCGTCAATGCGTGAGCATTTGAAGGAATAGTCACACTGCTGCGCTTCGCTGGTAATGACAAAGCGAACGGTTGGAGGAGCAGTGTCATCCACGCCCTGAATCATAACATCGAATTCAAGGTCACTCTTCTTGGCTGGATTGATTTTAATAGTGGATGCGTCGCTCATGGGTTTGTCCTTTGGACTATTATTTATCGCGGGAGAAGATTGCTACCACCCGTTTTGATGCATGCTTGATCTGGTCAACGCCAACAGCAATGCGGGCGGTGGTGGCATTGACGAAGTTGATCACACGCACAAACTTGTCAGCTTGTCGATCAGACACCTTATAGGCCTTGCGCCACACCTTATCATTTGACATTTTGACGGTGATTTGTACCAGCTTAGGCGCCTTCGGTTTCGGCTTCCATGGCACATAAATGCCTGGTTGTGTAACAACCATACCTCCACCACCACCACCTCCCCCTGGAACTACCGGTGGTTCCAACACCTCAATCTTGCATCGAAATAGATGGAACCCCACTGTAAGCATGCCACAACACGCAGGCATGCCTAGTCCATTGGTAATCAATCCGCTATAGGTGTGTTTGAAGAGGGCCATTAGCAAGTCGTCGGAACACGTTCGCAAACCTCTTGGACGCTAGGCATTCCACTGAAGTCTCGTAGGTTGAACGTTGTAAGAGGTGTAACACAGTCGTCATCGTAGATGATCAGCTGAGCATTGTTGACATCAATTTTGGTGCGGTTACGTTGGTATTTCAACATAGTCTCTAACAGGGTGGTCATCGCAGCATCATTCAAACGAACCTCAGCAACGTCTGCTTGAACCTGTGACAAAGCCAATCCTGAAGATCCGGTTGTTTGGTGATCGGTCAAAGTTTGATCCCACACTGAAGACGCAATCTCTTCAACGTAACTTTCATTACCGCCAATTTGGTATCGATCACAGTCAGCCAATGTGTTCCCACCATCAAACGTGAATACGTAACTCTTTGCTGGACTATACGTGGTAAAGTCATACCGATACCACCCCAATCCAATCTCAACCGCAGGTTCACCAACAACCACATGAGTGTTGCTTGCGGGATTGGTTGGGTTTAGCTCAAAGATATCAATCGTTGGCGTTAGTCCGATTTGGGGAACGCCAGCAGACGTAAAGTGAACGGTTAGTAATTTGCGGGCCATGTGACTTCCTTTAGTGATATTTATGACCGCCGATTGCCCCACAAGCGTCTCATAAATACGGTCTAACTGGTTGGATTTATGAGTGTAATCGTAGCTAAATCAAATTCACGGTGTGCAACAGGCTCCTCTACCGTGTGTGACTTTTATCCTGTTGTGTCCGTTCAAAAAACTATGGCGGCCAGCAGCAGTGCCTCTATAGATTCAATCGCGGTAGCCATCGCACGAACAGCAAAGTGGATCGTAACTGTGACAAATGCTGACCGTAGCCGCATGCGCACGTTTGAGGTACATGCTACCCACCGTGCTGGCACAAACCCCACATTTGTTACATACGGATTTGAAGGTAGTGTGTTCGCAATTACCCCGACTGTAACACTCGTTGGTAGCAATCTCGTGTTGTCAATCACCAACAGCGAACTAGTTGGGCTGGTGGTATACGCTACGCGCAAGATTGTCCCGGTTGATGATCAGCCTCAAGCAGCAACATCTTATCTCCCAATCTCCCAAAACACCGTAGTGATCCGAGCTCTACAACAGGGCTTAATCGATTTCATTCCGGACACAGACCTAGGTATGATGGCTGTCAAGCTGGCAATTACATTAACATCAGATACCACCAGCGTATCATCGCAAGTGTTGGTTCAGCTGAGTTCAACCCCGAGAGGGGTTGAATACGCAGTTGTTGGATCACGTTCGCTGAATCATGATATCGTGCTCATTGAGGTTGCCAATCAAGGATTGGAAATCCTACTAACAAACCAAAGTTCCGAGGATATTGCAGTTGACGTCACCCGAGTCCCAGTACATTCAACGTCAGCAAACAACTGTGCGCCGTCCCAATCCGATATGAAGATTTGGCATCCGCAAATAGTATACATCGGTGCTGGTGTAACAAGGACTGTCGATACTGTTAACGGCAGATATGTGTCTGGTGGTAAATGGCTACTTGGGGCCATTGACGTCCAAGATAATCGCACAATGGCATGTGAAGTGGGGTATAACACATTGCAGGGCGTCGCTGACCACTCCGTATACGGCACGATCGCCGACAAACTGAATCTAGCCTTCACCACTACGGTAGTTGCAGGCCGCCTGACTCTAGAGGTTAAGAACAATGATGCAAACACAGTGCATATTAGCCTACTACGGGTTCCCACTACCTCATAAATAGACTATTGTAACTGCGCAAAAGGCAAGCGATGAGCGAATTTTTCCGAATTGTACGAGGACTGGAGATTGATGACAGCATCCGTATCCTTCAAGGAGCGGGGGCTCCCGGCTCCTCAACCGATACGAACAACGCTCAGCGTGGCTCCGTCTACCTAGACACCAATAACGGTAACATGTACACCAAAATTGACGTTGGTGTAGGTGTTTCAAAGTGGTCACAAGCAGGAACCGGCAGCGGTGGTGGCGGTGGAACCAATCTAGTCCTATATTCAGAAGCCCCAAGCGCAAACCCCACCACTCCAGCAACACAAGGCATTGATTCGATCGCGCTTGGTGTTGGTGCACAAACAACGACCACTGCTCCTAGCTCAATCGCAATGGGGGAGCAATCAGTCGCTCGGCACCGTGGTGCCAATGTTTGGGCAAGCGGTCGCTTTACAACGAGTGGTGACTGCCAAGCAGGTCGGTACATGCTACGTGCAATCACCGTCAACGGAATTCAGACTGAAGCATTTCTGGATGGTACAAATGGTGTTGAGCGTCTGGTATTACCGGATGATAGCACATGGACATTCACAGCTACTGTCACTGCACACCGGACGGATGTGGGTGACGGTCACGCCGGATACAAGATTCAAGGGGTTGTGTATCGCAAGGCTGGAGCAAACACAATCACATTCCAGGGCGCTCCAACAAAAACAGTTTTGGCAGAGAGTAACATCCCCTGGGACATAAATATCACCACCGACACCACGAATGGTAGTATCAATGCGTTCGTCACTGGACAAACCGGAAAAACAATTCGATGGGCCATACTTTTTGAAACACTTGAGGTTACAAACTAATCATGAACTTTAACCACGACACTGGCTTAATTGATAGCCTCTTGACAATCGACACAACCGTTGCTCCTCCGCTCGGGGGCACGACGCAGTCGCTGCAGATCACTGGTACTGGCGCCATTTATCTACCTCTTGGTACGACCGCTCAACGCCCAGCAAACTCTGCAGGTATGCTCCGCTACAACACCGAAAGTAGTGTTCTAGAATACAACACCGGCACGGTTTGGTCAAGTCTTGCAACCGGTGGCGGTACTGTAACGTCGGTTGCAGTTTCAGGTGGTACGGGTCTGTCCGTATCGGGCTCACCAATCACCAGCTCCGGCACAATTACGCTGTCTCTGGACGCAGGTCTGCAAACCCTAGCCTCGTTGGCAACGGTTGGTATGATCTCTCAGTCCGCTGCAGATACTTTCGTAGCTCGTACAATTACTGGGACAGCAAGCAACATCACCGTATCGAATGGCGACGGCGCTTCCGGCAACCCAACTATCGACTTGGCCACGGTTACGCAGGGCTCAACCGGCACCTCATTTGTTAAGGTTCAGTTGGATTCGAAGGGTCGTGTTATCAACAACACCGCAGTTGTGGCATCCGATATTACCACTCTCGTTGACGCAACATACGTAAACGTGTCCGGCGACTCCATGTCGTCTGGTGCAAACTTGACGTTCTCCGGAGGCGGTGAAGTTCTGGGCCTACCAGCAACTCCAACCACGTCTGGTTCGGCTGTCTCCAAAGCCTACGTGGACTCGTTGCTGCAAGGTTTGGATCCTAAGCAGTCTGTTCGTGTAACCACTACTACCTCTGGTACTCTTGCTTCTTCGTTTGTTAACGGCGCTACCGTTGACGGTGTGACCCTGGTTACCGGCGATCGTATCCTAATCAAGAACCAAGCTACAGCTTCTGAAAACGGCATCTACATTGTAACGGCTGGTACACCAACACGTGCAACTGACTTTGATGCGTGGTCGGAAATTCCTGGCGCCTTTGTCTTTGTTGAAGAAGGTACAACTAACAAAGACACTGGTTGGGTCTCTACGTCCGACCAAGGTGGTACGCTCGGTTCTACTAACATCACATTCGTGCAGTTTGGTGGTGCTGGCACGTACACCGCAGGCACAGGTTTGACGCTGTCCGGCACAACATTCTCGATCACCGCTCCAATCGCTGTTTCTTTGGGTGGTACTGGTCTAACTTCTGCGCCCGCCAATGGTCAACTGTTGATCGGTAACGCTACAGGCTACACACTAGCTACTCTAACAGCAGGCACGGGTATTGGTGTCGCAAACGCCGCCGGTTCAATCACGATTTCTAACAGTGGTGTTACCGCTCTTGCTGGTACCGCTAACCAGATCACAGCATCAGCATCTACTGGTTCAGTGACTTTGTCACTGCCTTCAGCAATTACCGCCCCAGGCTCCCTGACGGTTACTACTAACCTGACTGTGTCGGGCTTGACAGCAAACTCCATGGTGTACTCCGGTACGGCTGGGTTGTTGACGGCTACTGCTGCTCCCACCAACGGTCAGATTCTGATTGGTTCAACCGGTGCTGCTCCAACACTAGCTACCCTAACAGCAGGCACAGGCATCGGTGTTGCAAACGCTGCTGGCTCGATTACGATTTCTAACAGTGGTGTTACATCGTTCACACAGACAGTACCATCGATCATGTCGATTACTGGTGCTTCGGCGGCCACAGGTGCGGTAAGTGCTGCAATCACACTGGCTAACCAAACCACAAACACCGTCTTCGCAGCTCCTAACGGTTCAACCGGAACGCCAACGTTCCGTGCTCTGGTCGCCGCTGACATTGGTGGTGCTCTGCAATTGTGGCGCGAAAACGTGTCCTCCCCAACTACGCCGATTGCAACTGGCACCAACTCAGTTGCAATCGGTTCTAGCTCCAGTGCTGGTGCGCAACATGCAATAGCATTTGGTCCAGGTACTTCTGCTACCTTGTACGGTCAGCGCGCTTACGCTAACGGAACATTCGCAACTGCTGGTGACGCGCAAGCATCCACATATGTGATGCGCAATATCACATCTACCGCAACCGTGACTGAACTGTTCTTGGATGGATCAGCAACTCGCCTGGTTATGCCAAACAACAGCGTTTGGACATTCTCAATCTTGATCTCTGGTCGTCGTACTGATGCGACGGGTGGTGGTGCAGGGTATCGTGTGGATGGTGTTATCAGGAAAGATACAACTGCTGCGTCCGCTGCGCTTGTTGGTGCGGTCACCAAATCGATCTTAGGTGAAACCAATGCAGCGTGGGACGTAACCGTCTCCGCTGATACAACTAACGGTGCTCTACGTGTTCAGGTAACAGGTGAAGCTGCAAAAACAATTCGCTGGGTTGCAGTGGTACAAACAGCTGAAGTTACAAACTAATCCTTTAAGGTGATTGTGAATGGAATTTGACCACAGCACCGACTCGATCAATCCTGACGACCAGCCATACGTCACACTTGGTGGCATTACGGGTGTCAGGATTCCGGTTGGCACATCTGCTCAGCGACCTACCGTTGCTGACGGCGTACTACGCTTTAATACTGATATCAACGCCTTGGAAGTGGGGTTGGGATCGTCCTTTAAGACGATCGAATCTTCGGGCGAAAATGGCTCATTTCAGTTAGTCACAGCTGCTGGCACCTCCCAAGCCAACGCAACTGCAGTTACAGCTCGCACTGTAGCTATTTCGTCAGCTACCGCGGGGTCGGGTGTCGTACTGCCAGCAATTACGGCCCAGACAGTTGGCCGAACGATTGTTGTTGGAAATGCGTCCGGAACTGACGTGCTGATCTACCCTGCCACAGGACAGCAGATCAGCAATCTTGGAGCTAACACACCAGTCACAATCCCCGCTGCACAAGGCGGGGGTAGTTACACGCTAGTAGCAGCAACAACCACAGTCTGGTCTATTTTAAGTATTTTCTCTGTTGGTGGGTCATTGGCTGCCAATGGTGTTATTGCGGTTGACACAGCTGGCGATCGCTTACGCTATCGCCAGCTTGTTCAGGGCTCTGGTATCACCATCACTCACGCGACAGATTCCATTACAATCGCTGCGTCTGGAGGATCAGGCACGGTTACGTCGGTAGCTGCAACAGGCCCAACAAGCGGGTTTTCCGTATCAGGATCGCCAATTACAACGAGTGGGACGCTAACATTTTCCCTCACCAACGACCTTGCGGCTGTCGAAGGATTGACGACCACGGGTATTGTCCGCCGGACTGCAGCTGATACGTGGTCGGCTGGAACCGCAGTAAGTTTGACCTCGGAAGTCACCGGAATTCTCGGTGCAACGAATGGAGGTACGGGGTTAGGATCGTATGCGATTGGTGACATCTTATACGCCTCTGCCACTAATGCACTAAGCAGTTTAGCAGACGTAGCCACAGGCAATGCCTTAATTTCGGGTGGTGTAGGTGCTGCCCCGGCTTGGGGTAAGATCGGGCTAACAACACACGTCACTGGCAATTTACCCGTAACAAATCTGAACAGCGGAACGGGGGCGTCATCCTCTACGTTCTGGCGTGGAGACGGCACGTGGGCAACCCCTTCGGGTGGCTCATCAGGAAATGTTGGATACAACACGGTTCTATTCGGCACTTCATACTACGTACGACAATTTGGCGTAAACACAGCAGCCGCATCTGCTGGGGTGACGTCAAATGGAACGGTAATTACCTTCAATTCAACAAATCCACATTATTGCATCCCTGGCCAACGAGTGTTCCTAAGCTCACCAGCTGGTACAACGGCTTTCGATCTTCAGCGCGTGTTGGGAACGATTACCGCCGTGTCTGGTAATACGCTCACAATCACCCCTGACCCAACCACGCCGATTTTACAATCAGCAGGATCGTCAGTTACCGCCTGGGAAATGCAAGTGTTTGATCGATACATGCCGGGGTCATCATTCCGATACGCAAATAACCTACTAAATGGAGCATTGTCTCTATCGGCGTCGTGGGCTACTTCTGGTATTACCACTTCAAATCTGTACACTAATTTGAGCAGGATGCTCGCCCTGAACCCTGATATCATCATCGGCGACTTTGGCATCTGGAATGACGTTGAGAACGGCTCAATTACAACTCCAGCTGGTGGAGCAGGATCTCCAATCAGTTCGCTCCTGTCAATGCTTACAACAACACTACAGACGGGTGCGTGGGTTGTGTTTGAAGGATTCGCAGCAGCAACTTTCACAACAGCAACTATTGCATCACTCGCGTTCGAAGTAATGCAACGCGTCAAGACGTTATCCATCCAATACCCCAAACTACTGATACTAGACAAGTGGGCTCTAACAGTCAACCCAATGACGGGTATTGGTGATGCTGATCTGTTCCAGACAGACGGTGAACACCCAGCACAGAAAATGTCTTATGTTGCCGGCTATTGGCTCGCACGACTTTTACGAGACTCGGGAGCCGTACCCATCATCCCCGCATCACCCCTAGCATCATCGATTAATGATCGGTATGCTGCCTCGTCCTTATCAACGAATTTGTACAATGGTGGTTGGTCTGCGACGGGCGTAGCTGCTAGCGTGTATGATACACACGCTACTGGCGTGTTTGAATCAAACATGTCATACGGCATTGAAAACAACACTGGAGGTGGGACCACGTCTGCTTGTAGTCTAGTTGCTCGAGCCGACGGGTATGGGCATGATCAAGTAATCGTTGCCACCCGCACAACGGGTGTTGGTGATAGTTATCACCAACACATAATTGGATTTGAAGGTTCGGGCGCTGGATTTATCGTCAACATGAGTGGCGGTCATTCATACCAGGCGGCAGTTGACATGAGCATCTCTGGATCTATGTCGACAATCTCTTCCATATCGGTGTATTTTAACGTTGGGTATACCCTGTCATCCGTGTCGTATACGACACGGGCGTCAGCTCTAACCGACGCAACCGATTACCCTCTTGGTGCTGTAACTACACCCTTCCAAGAAAACCTCATATGTCCCACGGTGACAATACCAGCAGGCGCCACACTAACATCCGCAGTGTTGGTGGTAATGCTGTACACCACTGATGCGGGCGTAGTTAACATCAAACTTGGCCGTTGTGCTATAAGGCAAGTAGCATGAGCAATTCTCTCACCCGAATTTATTACACCGATCCACTAACCCTTCCGCCTGCTAAGTATATGACGGGTGAGACGGCGTGGATGCTGGTACAGAGCACAGGACAGGCATATTCCGTTTTGTCAAACGGAACGGTTTGGATTGCCACCAGCCCCGCCCACATTGGCACATTTGCTACGTTACCTGCACCATCTTCGGTAGTAACGGGGTCATATGCGTATGCTACAGACCGACAGTACGCAATGTACACAAATACCGGAAGTGTTTGGATCCCCGAAGGATTGGCCTCAGGGACGGCAATTCTAGACTTTGGAACAGGTCTCGGCACACAAGAAGCTAGTGTGGTTGTGACCGGTCAAGCAAACATTACCTCTGCGTCAACACCATTCGCAGTCATTGGTCCTAACGCATCAACGTCAACTCACAGCGTCTCTGATCATAGATACTTCGGTCTGTTTGCGTCACTAGTCTGTGATACGATCGTAGCAGGTACAGGTTTTACAATATACGGATATGCTCGAGAACAGCTCACTGGGCAATTCCAAGTTACATGGCAATGGAGCTAAGGAGTTAATATATGGCAATGGATGTAGATATCGTTGGTGGCGTAAGCGGCAATAAAGCTGAAGTGGACTCCAACAACAACGTAAAGGTCAACCTTCCGACCACCCCGACCCAAGCGGGCTTCACACAATTGACTGACGTGTGGACCACGTCAGTCCCATCAACCGCTCGCAAGGCTCGTATTACGGTTGATGGTGATTTGTACACTGGACAGCGTCAAATTGTGTACCGAACTGACTTCAATAACGCGGTTGCAACAACTCCAATGTCTAGCCAGTGGCTAGCAGAAGCAACGACGATGGCAATGGCTGTTAACGGTGGCTTCTTGCGTCTCAACAGTGGTTCGATCACCACTGTTACCACTGGTGTTCAGATGCACTCATGCCGCACGTTTAATATTGAAGACGGGGCAGCTATCGCTGGTAGATTTACCGTTAAAACAAACAACGGAGCTGTAACAAACAAGCAGTTTGATCTTGGTTTCGGTATGTCTGTACCTGTTGCCGGGCAAGGTAACAATCCGATTGAATTTACGGGCTTTCGGTGGACCACGGGTGGCGCGTTTATTGGGGTGTTGGAATACTCCGTTGGTGGTGCTTCAACAGCAATCACAGTGAACTTGAACGGGGGCGTCCCACTCGCTGACAGCGTAACGCACGCCTATGAAGTAATCATTACCAACGACCACGTTGAATTCTGGATTGATAACGTATATGCAAACACGATTTCAATGGCGTCAGCTGGTTCGGGATTGTTCAAAGCCAACGGCTACCCCCTATTCATGCGCGCGTTTAACTCTGCATCTGCCCCAGCGCTCGCACCCTCGTTGGACATCGCTGATGTTTCCGTTCTGCGGCTAGGCCCTGGTGTTGACATTCCACAACAATTTCGCCAGGTGTTGGCAGGTCGCCATAGCCTATACCAACAAACAGGTCTGACAGCGACCGACGGTTCGACCGCTCTGGTTCCTGCATCTGGTACGGCACCGACAGCCGGTGTTGGATCCAACACAGCTACCACATTCACGGGATTGGGTGGCGTATATCGATGCACATTAACAGGCGTGACTGGTGCTCACGTCAACGTGATTCTGTCAGACTACACAAATCCCAACGTCCCCGTCGCGGTCGGCGCCGCAAACGATGCTCGTAACTTAGTGATCACTGATATCATGATTAGCCCGACGGTGGTATCAACAGCACTAACAGGCGGTGGATTTATTGGAACCTACTTCGTTGCAGTTGGTGGATCAGCAGTATCCCTAGCGACCACAACGGCGAACGGTACAACCGCTGTTGCAACAAAAGCTCCACGTATCCTGATGCTAACAGCAACAGATAACTTCGCAGCAACAGCGGCTGCGGGTACTGTTGGTACTCGCACCGGCGACTCTTCTATCCGCCTATCTACGCCTATTGTCGTGCATCCTGGCGAACACTTGGTGTGTGGATTCCGTGTAATGTACGCTACCGCCGCAGTTACTGCGGGTGCTATAGACGGATCAATCAGCTTCAGCGGATACTGGGATTAACTTACCCGAACAAAAATGGCCTCCTAGGAGGCCATTTTTTTATGTTTTTGGTGTGCCAAATCACTTGGTGAGTTTGTCGAATAGGCGACGAGGACTAATGACACAATCGTCTAAGCCCTCGGTTCGTGCTACAAACTCCGAGCAAATCTCGTACTTGAAGTCCACAGCTGGGAGCTTCCAACCAACTGCATTCTCCAGCCCCTCGCGCAAACCAACGTAGAGCAACGTCCAATCGCTGTACTCTTCGCGTCCAACACGCGATAAGGCATCAGTCATGATTGACTCCCATGGTTTAATAGCGCGAACGAGCGTAAACGTGCGGTTGTGATAGTAACTCATGCTGACAATACGTCGTTTGGATTTGTGGGATGCTTCCACGCACATTAATCGCCTTTCGGGACCAATGTTAGCCCAGAACGCTAAATTGACATGCGTGAATGGCGAACCAGTCACCGCAGAAATCAAACGACTAAACCAGTGATTTGTACGATGAAGAAAAACAACATCACCGTCTTGCGCAATCGACCGCAATTCATCATATGTGAGATTGGATAAAACTTGTTCCATAGTAGCTCCTATAGTGGGAAACGCCTAAGTATTTACGTGATTTGTACCCCAAAACCAATCCCATATTGATAAATACTAAATCTCTCTTTGGAGTCAATCATCATGCGTATTCCGTTTCGCCAGGGACTTGTAACTGCACCTCCCAATTTCTTGCAAGCCAATGGCTCGGCTGTCAATCTAGTAATCGCACAGCCAGCTGTATTAGTGGCCACCATCGCGGACAAACAAGCCAACTACCTAATTTCAGAACGCAGTCCGATTACAAACGCCTGGACGGGCCCGTTTGTTGCCGGCACTACCTATTGGTTATACATTGAAATCAATCGTCTAACTGGCCAACGTACCTTCGGTCACACTCTTCTCGAACCAATTGAGGCTGCTGTTGCTCCAAGCAATCCCACAAACGGTCAAATGTGGTTCGATACCACACTAAATCAGATGAAGGAGTGGAACGCAACAGCCGTTCGTTGGATTGAGAAACTTCGTGTGTTAGCAGCTCGGTACTCGGCTGGAGCTACCTTCATCAGTGTTAGTTATAATTCTCCAAGCTTTACAGGAACACAGATTGGGTCACTGCAGAGTACCCCAATCGCTGCTGGCGCTCTGATGTACGATGAGAACGGTGACCCCATCAAACGTAATAATGGATACTTTTTTACCACCGAGGACGTAGTTACTGCTAGTATTGCCTCATCTACTCACGTAAAACTCGGATCGGTAGTGGTTGAAGCTGTTGCGGAAAGCAATATTCCTGCCTATCGTGTCGTACAGTTCGTCGATTTTAACAAGGTTGAAATGGCCATAAACGCATCTATGATAAACACAGGTGCATATGGTATGGTTGAAGTGGATGCTGTTACAGGTACGGTGGTGAACGTGGTGTTGGACGGCGTCATCACCAACACTAACTGGAATTGGCTAAACGTGAATGAGGCTATATACGTTGGTGTTGACGGAGAGCTCACAACATCAGTACCCGCAAACGCTATCGTGGTTGGATACGTTGTTGACCGCAACACGATTGTACTGCGACCATCCCTAGCCACGGTAAACATCACCGCAGGTGGGGGTGGGACAAACGTAGGCCCAGCCACTACCAGCACGCTTGGCATCGTTCGGTTATCTACCACTTCCGCTACTCCAAGTCAGCCTGTAGTGGTGGAGACATCCGACCCCAGACTCACTACGCAACGAGACGATGTGTACGTTGCGCCTAATCAAACCGCGGTACCTACAGTACTTAACACCGTAGCTCCGTCAGGACTAATTAGTCCTCTACAAGTGTATCGGAACGGAGTTCTCCAAAAATACGGCCCTGCTGCAACAAACACTACCACCACCCTCACTGCTAGTATTACCGCTGGGTCAAACGTGCTTCATTTTGCTAGTACTAACGGTGCGTTGGTTCCAGGCGCGCGCATCACTCACATTTCTCTACCTACCAACACTGTTATTACATCAGTTGACAATAGTCAATTGATTGCACAACTATCAGCTATCCTCCCATCTTCACAGGGAAACATCACAAACGGTACATTTAGCGTTGGTGGTATGTTGGGAGGTAGTTATGTTGTAACTGGAGCCCATGAAGTTCAATTTAATGAACCTCTGGACGGCGGCGACGTAATCACATTCGTGGTATAACTTTTTGATTGATTCTTAATATGACACAAAAGAAAATTACAAGCTCGCAGGTTGAGCTATCCCTCGACAATCTAACAGACGTGGATGCCATCTCTCCAACGGGTGGCGATGTGTTAACATATGAGTCGATGGCCGGTCGGTGGGTGCCAGCAGCACCAGCGGCTGGCGGCGGAGGAGGAAGTCCTACGTCACAGATCATTCAGCTGGAAGGCGTGTTTTCATTTGGTGGGTCGCAAACAACATGGACCGATCACGGCACTGGCGGAACGATGCCTCTCTCAATGCCAACATATCTCACATTGGATCCGTACGGAGCAGCCCTGTTACCAATAGTGCAAGGTCTATATGAGATTCAAGTAATTGCGTCGATGTATGTTACTAACCCAACCCCAGATTGGCCATTAGGCGTTGACACAACATATGGTAGTAGCATTACATTCAATGATTCATACAACTACGTAGTAGGCGCAGCATCTAGCCACCCATCAACAGTTGGTGTGTTAGCACACCAACGTCGTCACTTCCGGCCAACAGCAACAACCACAATAGGAATGGGTATTTTTTCATCAGCAGTTAGTTGGTCCGATCACTATTTGGTAAACATCGGATCTACAGACTTTGGCTCTGGTACTACCACAATGACCCTTAGCCTAGACACATCAGGATACGAAACCGGAGGAATAACGGGCGTGTCGCAAGTCGTGCTTAGGGTCACCAAGTTGGCTGATATTCGATTGTTGGGCTAAATGTCACTGACAGTAGCAACCCTTACTCAATTTACAAACGCAGATGGTCTGTCCCGGTGCAAAACTTCGATAGCTAATGCGTTACCGAGTGGGGGTAAGCATGTGATTATCCCATGCTATAACACCTTTGAACGTGACAGGTACGAGTCTCTATTCATTGACGAATACGTAGCTGTTGTTGATGATGACGATACGATTGATCCGCACTCACTTCGCTTGTGCGTTGAGGCTTTGCAAGAAAACCCAACCGTAGGCTTAGCGTTCACAAATGAAGTGATCGTCTCTCCGACAGGAGAACAGACTTATGGTAACACAAACCGTCGAACGTGGTTAGAAGTTGCCATACATCCACGGACAATTCATCACCTTGCGGTGTTTAGGAGCTCAATGGTTTGCCACGAAGCTAAGCAATTATCAGACCGCTTTGGGTTTGGAATTGATTGGTTTTTACGAGCCACCACTGCACTAACACATGGGGCTATCCATGTGAACTATCCTGGATACTTTTGGCACCAACATCACGCAATGATGACTCACCAGTTTCGTAACCGATATGCTGCACATCACCGCGACATGGGAATGGCTTTAACCAACATGTACGCCCCATCAAACGGGATCATTCCCACACACAATCATAAATAACCGCACCATAGGAAGATACTACCATGCGCCTAAACGAAATTCTAGATCCAAGCGACTACCGTTCCGGTGACGAATCTGACCCTCGCTCGCCGTACTATGACGGTCAGGAACCAGATCCCTCTGCCGACGAGTACAACACAACATTCACAACGTACGTATATGAAGAAGACGGAACCGAACGTACAGTACAAATCAGTGGTGTTGTTGCGGTTACGACCTATTACAGCGATTATATCCCCCGTGGCCGACATGGTGGGTCGGGTGGTGATTCTCAGGGTATTGAGGTCGAATCTGTTCGCATCAAGCAAGTGGCTGTAGACGGTAAGCCAATGCCTGTTGACCAGTTCCTCCAACAGTACGGTACATCTCTTAGTGAATTCAACAGCGAACATGCTGAGGAAGCCATCAAGGGTACAGGTGACCAATACCTGATGAAGAGTTCGTGGAATACGGACAACAAAGATCACAAAACAAATTTCGTACCGATGTGACGTATTAGCATAAATACTAAATCGGTAAGATAGGGTGAGAGGCACCCTCAAGCGGAACAGTTCCGTCCTCTTGTTGATTTTTTCTCAGAAGTGAATGAAGATTGTTAAGTGAACTAACGACATTAGGTTCACAGACGAGAAATTCCAAATAACTATTAGAAGAGAACAAGGAGTTCATTATGTCAAACGCTAAGCTCGCAGCCCTCCGTGCCCAATTCGGCGGTTCGGAAAAGGAATCCACTACCCGCGAATCCTTTACAAGCAACTACTACCCCTTCTGGAACATGAAAGCTGGTCAACGTGCCATCATTCGTTTCCTGCCTGACGCCAACTCCGGTAACCCTCGCGGTTTCCTGGTAGAAAAGGTGTTCCACAACCTCAACATCAACGGTCAAAAGCGGACCGTTCCTTGCCTGTCCATGTACGGTGAAGATTGCCCTGTGTGCAAGATTTCCCAAGACTACTACAAGGTCAAGGACGAGGTGAACGGCAAGAAGTACTGGCGCAAGAAGCAATACATTGCTCAAGCCCTGGTGGTTGAAGATCCGCTCGACGCCGACAAGGAAACTGGCGAAAACCATGCTGGTAAGGTGCGCTACATTGCGCTCGGCTACCAGCTGTACAACATCATCAAGGAAGCATTTGCTTCGGAAGATGATCCTCTGGACGATGTGCCGTACTCGTTCGAAGGCGGCTACGACTTCATCATCAAGAAGACGCAACAGGGTGAATACTCTACGTACACGATGGGAACCAAGTTCCAGTCGCGTCAACGCTCTCTGACGGAAGATGAACTGGTCGTGGTTACCGACGAAAACGGTGGCATGATCGACCTGGCAACTCTCCTGCCGAAGAACCCTGGGCTGGAAAAGGTTCAAGGGATGCTGAACGCCGACCTGAACGGCGAAGACTACCAGGAATCTGGCCGCGGCGGACAACGCTCGTCTGATGACGACGAAGCTCCCGCACCGCGCTCTAAGCCTGCTCCGAAGGCTAAGGCCGATGACGATGACGCACCGTGGAATGAGGCCCCTAAGGCCGCTGCCCCGAAGCCTGCTGCAAAGCCGGTTGCTGAATCGGACGAAGGCTCAAGCGACGTAGACGACATGCTCGCGGCAATCCGCGCTCGTCGTAAGGCTGGTTAAGCAAAAACGAAAAGAAGGGAGGGCAACCTCCCTTCTTTTCTTGGAGAAATCATATGGCAAAAAAGAATAACGATAACATCTTTGCCTTTGTTGACGAGTTCAATAAGGACTTGGAAAAAATGGACGGTGTCGGTACTTCGTCACTACCCCCTCGATACTGGTATTCTACCGGAAACTACGTGCTAAACCGCATCATTTCCGGCAGTTACTTCAATGGTATCCCCCAGGGGCGAGTGACAGACTTGGCAGGCCCGTCTGGCGCTGGTAAGAGCTTCATCTCCGCTAACCTCACGCGTGCAGCTCAAGAAGCTGGCGCATATTGCCTTGTTATTGACACAGAGAACGCTCTGGATGACGAATTCATGGGCAAGATTGGTGTCAACACCGAAGAAGGCTACAAGTACGTTAGCGTCACAACGATTCCTGAAGTAACCAAAGTGGTGTCTTCTTTCTTAAAGAAGTACAAGGAACAAGTTGGTGAAGCTGAAGATGCGCCTCAAGTGTTCATCCTGATCGACTCTCTTGACATGTTGATGACAGAGACTGAACTCGATCATTACGACAAGGGCGTTACCAAGGGTGACCAAGGTCAGAAGAACAAGCAGTTGAAGGCAATGCTGCGCACGTTTGTTCAAGCAATCAAGAACTTGAACGTTGCGATGGTTGTTACATCGCAAGTGTACAAGAACCAAGACGTGCTGAACGGTGAAGGCGTATGGATTGTTTCCGACGCTGTCAAGTACGCTTGCTCACAAATCATCCTCATCCAAAAGCGCAAGCTGAAGGACGACTCAAAGGGTGCTAAGGCGGGCGATGTTGCTGGCGTACGAATGATCTGTGAGGGGTATAAGACCCGCTTTACCAAGCCGTTCCAGAAGGTTGAGATTGAAGTGCCGTACGAATCCGGCATGGATCCTTACTCTGGTCTTCTGGAAGTAGCCAAGGCTGTTGGCGTTGTGATCCAGCATGGTAGTTGGTATACAATCAAGGGTAGTGAAGACAAGATGCGTGCAGACGACATTTTCCTGAACCACGCTGATGAAGTGCTAGCCCTGCTGGAAGCAGAAACGAGCGCGTTCCTGGAAGCAGATGCTGAAGTTGACACAAATGCGGGTGAGTCCGCTAAGTCGAAACGCATGCAAAAGCACGCCGGTATGCAAGAGCAGGCTGCTGAATAACCCGGTTGACATTAATCGGTAAATGGTGCACAATAGGGATATTGTGCACCATTTTCTTTTGGGAAATTATCATGGCCAAAATCAAGACAGCCGACGAATTAATCCGCGACAACCTGCTAGTCAAACACTACGCTGGGTCAATCGCTTACGGGACAAACCTACCAACATCCGATACGGATTTCCGTGGGATTTTCTGTGCTGACCCAATCAACGTGCGCACTCCGTTCTACACGATCAACCAAAAAGAAGATCAAGCTGAGGAAGATACAGTCATTTATGAACTAGCTCAGTTCATGAAGCTCGCTCTCGACTGCAACCCGAATGTGATCGAAACTCTGTGGGTGGATGAGCGGGACGTTGTATTTTCTACGCCCGCATATGAGCTGCTTCGCGCAGCGGCCCCAAAGCTGCTATCCAGCAAGATCGCTTTTACTACGTCTGGTTATGCGCTATCACAACTGAAGCGAATCAAAGGACATAACAAGTGGATCAATAACCCACAACCAGAAGCACGACCACAACAGGTTGATTACATGTCTTTGGTGCACAACTTCACTGGCGCTAAGACATTCAAGGTGCGGCTGCGTGATCTGTACGAGAATCATCGACTGGTTCCGTTTAGTGGCGATACGTTTGGCGTCTTCTCCGCGCCTGGGTACTCACCGTATAACCTCGAGACGGGTAGCTTGAACTCCGATTACGAAGGTGATAGCCATGAACTTGGCACACCTAAGTTCATTGTTAAGTTCAACCGCTCCGTATACGATGCCGACAAAGATATGTGGTCGAACTACTGGACGTGGAAGAAGAATCGCAACGAAAAGCGTAGCGAGCTGGAAGAAAAATACGGCTACGACACGAAGCACGCAATGCATCTGGTCCGCCTGCTGCGAATGGGTGCGGAGGCTTTGGAAACAGGAATCCTACACGTTCGCCGTCCCGACGCGGCTGAGTTGTTGGCCATCCGCAACGGCTCTTGGTCGTATGAGGACATCGTGGAGTATGCAGAGCGAATGGACAAACGCGTTCGTGAAGAACTGTATGTCGCTACAAAGCTTCCGAAGAAGCCGGACATTCATTATGCAGCTGAACTGGTGATGCGCGTTCAAGACTCGGTGTGGAATGGCTGATTCAAAGTTGTCCCGTATCGAACAGCTGGTTAACTTGTTTGACCAGCGTGAACAAGCACACCGTAGCTTCAACGAGCAAATAATGACGATGCTGGGGGAGACAACTCTCCCAGCGCTGATTGAGCTGCTAGAATCTACCCAAGACGACATTCAGTGGGAAGAGGTCAGGATAGTTGAACAGGTGTTGTTGGTGGTATTCACCATTGGATACAACCCACAAACAAACAAGTCACCGATTCTGAAGCAAATGTCAGAGACTCGTGGTGACACTGTTCCTGTATATGTTGAGCAAATGCTGCACTTGAGCCTTCCGCTGGCTCGAGCGTTTGATAGCAAGGACGACATTAAGCAGTTTCTGACCAAGGCGTTTGTTGAAACTACAGAACCGTCGCCGGTAACACAACCAGCTACCCAAGAATCCGCATCCTTGTCTAAAGAACAAATACAACAGATGCTGTTTTTCCAGCAGCAAACAAGGGATAAAATGCAATGAGCAGAATTCAAGATTTGGGGAAGTCATTCGCCAATCTACCACAAATCATCGCTGATTACGAGCAAGCATTCGCCAATATCACACAGGATCTTGCAGTCAAAGGCAAGATGTTGGAAGTTGCGCTCCGCGAACAAGCATCAAACTCGTACTACTACGAGTCGCGCAAAGCTGAACTGAAGGTCCTGCTGAAATACATGGACAGTCAAGTTGCTAAGGTTCGTGGGACACTGATTCGTAGGTACAAAGAGAACTACTCTCGTGACCTTGGTGAACGTCAGCTGAACAACTACGTTGATGCAGAAACCGACTACCTGACGGTGTACGAGCTGTATTTGGAGTGTGAAGAACTATACGAGAAGTATAGCGCGGCGTGTGACGCGTTCACAAAGCGCGGTTTTGCACTACGTGACATCACAAACGCACGATGCGACAGCGTGCATGACTCAGAACTATGACCCAAGCTACATGCAAAGTCCGTATCCTCGATGAGGTTACGGCTGTAATCGTTGGATTACACGGAGATCATCACGAATTCTTCTACAACAAATACGCTGTCCCAGCGGAGAACTATTTCTTTAACCCGAAATTCAAACTCGGTCAGTGGGACGGAAAGATTCGGTACTATCAGAAGACTGGTCGTACGTATGTGTACCTGTTGGAAGAGATCGTCCCTAAGATCATAAAGTTTGGCTATAAGATTGAGCTGGAAGACCTACGTCTGCCACTGCGCCACGCTGCCACAATCGATGCAAACGAGTTCGCTGCGGTATTGCACCCTGACGACGGCACTCCAATCATTCTGCGCGACTACCAGTACGACAACGTTAATCTGCTGATCGAACACGGCAACGGACTCATCATTGCATCAACCGGTGCTGGTAAGACACTGTTGTGTGCAGCTCTGTGCAATGCGTATGGCAAAATTGGTGTTAAGACGTTAACGATTGTTCCGAACCAGGATCTGATCACCAACACAAAGAAGGACTACGTCAATTGCGGTCTGGATACAGGCGAATACAGTGGTACATCCAAAGATTACGACCATCAACACGTCGTATCCACCTGGCAAGCACTGAAGAACAACCCGAAGTTGATTGAATTGTTCGGGATGGTACTGGTTGACGAGTGTCACGGAGCTAAGGGCAATGTGCTGCAGAAGATTCTAACCGACCATGCTGCCAAGATTCCGTTCAGGTTTGGTGTGACGGGAACGCTGCCCAAGAGTCCGTCTGACGTCCTAACAATCAAGACAGCCCTTGGCCCTGTTCGAGGCACTGTCACTGCCGAAGAACTGATGGCGCGCGGCATTCTGGCTCAGCTTCACATTGACGTTGTCCAGCTGGATGAGGACTTGACAAAGGAATACAAGCAATTCTGTGACGAAGACATGATTGGCAGTAAGCCACCGACATATACTCAATTCAAAGACGGCTATTTCCCTGACTTTGCTTCTGAAAAGTCGTATATGCAGCGGAAGACCGAACGGACTGAGTGGATTGCTGACTACTTGATTGCAAAACGCGACGCAAAGAAGGGGAATACCCTGTGTTTCGTGGACTCAATTTCGTACGGTCGTGAGTTGGCGAGTTTAATCCCGGGCGCGATCTTCGTTAACGGCCAAGACGTTAAGAAAGCCAAAGAACGTCAGTTGATCTACGATATGTTTAAGGATCACGATGACCTCATCGTGATCGCCACAGTGCACATTGCAGCCGTGGGTCTGAACATTCGTCGAATCTTCAACCTAGTAACAGTTGACATTGGTAAGTCATTCATCCGTGTAATTCAGGCAATTGGTCGTGGGCTGCGTACGGCTCACGACAAGAAAAACCTGCACATGACGGACATCTGTTCTGATTTGAAGCACGGAAAAAAGCATCTACGCCAACGGCTCAACTACTACGACGAAGCTCGGTACAAGTACAAGAAACGTAAACTTAGTTACCATAATCTTGAGATTCTTGACTTCCAAGACGATCAAGAGTAAAGTGTAGCACCTATAAGGATAACAACATGCTAATTTTCGACGGTGACTCTCAGCCAATCATCCTGGATAACATCCACGGTCCGACGGTATCGGAGCACCTCTGGGTTCTCGACCTAAACGCACTCGACTTCATGCTTGCTCCTCTAATGATGTTGGAGGAGGTGGTATGCCCGTCAATGACTCTGATGATCCGAGGCTTCCAGTTCACACTTCCAGCGAACTGGAACATTCTCGTATATGATCGCGACACCGCGCAGTTGGATGTTGTCCAACTTGCAGAGGCCGCTGGTCGTCAGTTCACAGCGTTCTCGTATGGACCATCCAAATCATACCCAACGCCCGAAATCATTACAGTTACGAATTACCACGTAGAGTATCGCAATGTTGGCCCTTCTTTGAACAAGCACCAAATGCTGTGCCACCCCGTGGGACCAGAGGAATGGGTGTGTGTTAGCCCGAGCGATACGT